ACATTGACATTATTACTTTCAGCTCACTTTGATTATTATTATATGCTTTTCATATTTACTAATTAAAGTATTTCAATTTTTTTTTATTTTACCCTTCAATCATGTTTACTGAAAAATTGTATTTATTAGGGAACCCAGGTTCCCCTATGACCCCTCCTAGTATACTATATATGATATATATTGTGCCTCATATATTTATATTGTATTTATATCAAAGGTGTATACAAAAATATTAATTAAATCCAAGTAGCTTAAATTAATGTTAAAATAGGTTGTCATGAATTTAATTAAATAAATAGTCACAAGGTTACTTCGTTAGAGCTTCATTTATAAATTTTCAGTTATTACCAGATATAATGTATAAATATAAAAATTGAAATACTTTTTAGACATATGTCTTACTGCATACTAACTTATCAATCTCAAGCAGTAAGCTAAAATGAATCCAATCACAAGCATCTATATTCACCGCATTGACAGCAATTTCACTGCTGAGTTTATAGCCCATGTCTTGGATAGAAATAACATCGCACAGCTAAGCAGAGTTTTAATAGAACCCTATAAATCTAATATTAAAAATGGTTTAAAATATAATCGCGCATACATCGGTATCAAGTCATGGTATGAGACAGAATCAGCCTACAATTTCATCAAATGCCTCCGCAATCCAACCCGCGAAGCCAGAATCGTTTACTGCGAAGACAATTGGTGGGCAGTAGATATTAATAAATATCATTCTAAATTAGCCTCTAATAAATGCGTATTAACTGTATTCGGAGAAAATGAAGCGGACTTCTCTGACGACGAACTCATCAGTACTGCTGTTGTGGTCAAGGACGAACTCGAGGAGTTTATTAAGGTCGATGTTGAAAAAACTAAACTTCTACGTAATATTATCGCAAATTTAAAAAACAAATCTAACGACAAAATCAGCACTACTGCTGTTGTGGGCAAGGACGAACTCGAGGAGTTTATTATTTTAGATGTTGAAAAAACTAAACTTCTACGTAATATTATCGCAAATTTAAAAAACAAATCTAACGACAAAGACGTGGCAACTTTTGACTCATACGTGCACGAATAGATGAAGAGAGAGATATGTGGTCTTCCGAATAATTATTTACTTAGATAATGTAGTTTGTTTACTCTTGGTAACTCTTTAATAAAAATATTAAAAGGTGAGGATTCCCCCTTCGGGAGCCAATATCTTTTTTTCATATAACGTTATTGTTAGTTCTTCATGTTGTTCTATTATCTGTGGTTCTTTAAATTGTTTTGAGTCCTTAAAGGGAAACTCCATAATTAAATCGCACGAATAATCTTTTTTTATTTGTGTTACCCAAACCTTTTCACATAATGGAATAAACTGTTCATAAACTTTTTTTCCTCCAATAAAGAATATTTTAAAATTGCTACTTAAAAAAGGATATTTCTGCATATATTTCTCTCTATATTTAAGAATCGAATTATGAATTTTATCATTATTTGTAAATATAACATTTCTTATTCCATCATCTAAGTCCAAAAATTGTGCTGGATTACTTGTCAATACAATATTTAATCTATTCTTTAAAGGTTTCACTTCATCAGGCAGAGAGAAATAGGTATTTTTACCCATTATTACAACATTATTTATAGTTTTTTTCTGAAAAAACTTCAAATCCTTCTTTGATTTCCAAGGTATAATTCCTTCTTTAGATAACCCATTATTTAAATCAATAGCATAAATAGATTCCATAGAAAATTTATAAATTTGATTTTAAATTTTAATTTAACCAATATTATATATGAGTCAAAATATAATTGCAGAATCAATTAATAAATTATTTAATACATCTACTAATAATTATATATTTGTTTATACGCCACCAAAAGTTGGTTCAACAACACTAGTTACTTCATTAAGAATATCTCTAAGTAAAAGTTATAATACAATTCATATTCATGATGAAATTATGTTGAGTGTATCAACTGGTATAAATGGTGTTAAAATAAGTGATATTATAAATTATCTCTCTAACCAAGGGAAAAATGTTTATGTTATAGATGTTTATAGAACACCGGTAGAGAGAAAAATGTCAGAATTCTTTGAAAAGATATCTCCATATCATTTTAATAATGCTAGCGATAATATTAGTAAGTATTCTATTAAAAGAATAAGCGACAGATTTAATAAACTATTTCCTCATATTGAAAAAGGTGACCATTATTTTGATAAATACAATATTACAGAACCAGTTTCTTTTGATTTTGAAAAAAAATATAGTTTGCAAAATATTAATAATGTAAAATATATTAAACTTCGGCTATGCGATTCTCATTTATGGGCATCAATTCTCTCCAACATTTTTCAGATAGATATTATTATTATACATGATTATAAAACTGAAGATAAAGATATAGGAAATTTATATAAACAATTTAAGATGGAATATGAATTACCAGTTAATTACCTAGAACTAATTAAAAACGACAAATATTTTAATTTTTATTATAATGAAGTCGAGAGAAATAATTATTTAAATACTTGGCAACATCGTTTAACTATATATTTCTCACCTTATACTGAAAATGAATATAATTTTTATATAAATTTATGTTTAGAAAATCAATATATAAATGATATCGATATAGACCATTATATTGATAATGGATGTTTTTGTAATTATTGCAGTGAGCGAAGAAAAGAAGTTTATTTTAGAGCCAAAGCTGGAGAGAAAACATTCGATAAAATAATTCATAGAGAAGTTATACAAGAAGTACAAACTAATAAAATCAATACAAAATTGAAGGAATTAATCAATAAAAAAAAAACAGTTAGAAAATTTAAAGCTAATCAATTTGCTATTAATGTTTCTAATAAATAAATTTATATTATTTATTCTGAGATTATTGTTATTCCACCGAGCTTAAAATCACATCCATCTTCGTCTTTATATTCGTATCTATAAAATATATGTGGTGGTAATTTATCATATTGTACTCCTACTCCTCTTGACAAATCTATTAATGTCCATTTATGATATTTTTTTTTCATGGCAATAACCTCTCTACAAATTCTCTCCAAATCATAAAATCTATTTTGGATACCGTGTTTTCTATAATCTGTTCTGTCCATATTTTTAGTAATAATCGAAAGCTCATCTTCGCTTAATAGTTCAAAGTCTTCAATGCTCTTAATATCTTCACCAATAATATTTTTAGATTCTTCGTTATATTCGCGACGTTTAATTTCCTTCAAAATTAAATTTATATTTTTATCAATGTCTTCAAATTTTTTCGTAACAATAAGTATCTCATTCTGTAAATTTTGTTTTTTAACTCTTAAATCACTTAATTGTGCGTTTAGTTCAGTTTTTAAATAGACTAATTCTTCACTATTTTTTTCAGATAAATCTACTTTGGTTTTAATGCAGAAAAACGACATTCTATTATTTATACTCTTAAATTTAACATATTTAATTAAATCAATTTTTTAATTAACTCACTCATTTGTTCTCTGAAAATTTTACACTCTTCTTCCCTCAAAATAACATAAGTAGAGTCATCTGCTGCTTTCTTCGGAAATTTAAGGTCTAGTTTTTTATAGTTTGGTATATTTCCATGTGTAATAAATTCGCTACGCTGCATATAAGCCCATCCACCCTTTTGAAAGCTGATTTCTCCAGTTGAGTATAGGTGGTAAATTTGGTTTCCATTTGGAGATTCTTTTGGATTAATTAGACCAGTTGGAGAGATTGTATAATGATTATCATATGCAGCAATAATATCTGTGTTTAATTGTTCGATTTCAGACTTGTTGTCGCACATTGTCAATAAGTATTATAATTTTCATTTATAATAATTATTTAATTTCAATTTTTAATTTAATGTATTATAATCATTTTTTTCCAGTAATTCGAATTCATTTCTCTCATTTTTTTCTTCTTTAGCGACAAATCCGCGCGCTGCACTTAATCCATTGCGCGTTATATGGGTTTGTTTTCTTAAAATATCATCATCAGCTAACCATCTATCTTAACCATATTCTTCATTATTACCATCAAATATAACATATTTTGCGCATATATATGCTGACAACTTCTGATAACGATTTAAAACTCTTAAACTTGGTCAATATGTTTGTAATGTATATAATAATTGTTCTTCATCATATGCATATGGATTTGGATTTTTTTTCAAATCATCATCTGTTAAATCTAAAAAAAATCTTACCATAATAAATAATATTATTTTAAGCTGCAACATTCTTAACAAAATGCTTATTCATATATTTTTGAATATTAAAATAGGTCAATTCTTGGCTATCATCTAATCCTAATAAATCCTTAAGTTTATTATCAGGCAATATAATCTTTGAATTGCTTGTATTCTCCAATTTATTTTGTTTGATATAAGAAACTAATGCGCGAGTTACTTCTGTTCTAGCTATTTCTGTTCCTTCAGATTGATTCATAAATTCACACAACTCTTTTGTTACCTTAGTAGGCTTTGCAAATCCAGAAGGTTGTCTATTTCCTTTATTCTTATTCTTAACTACCTCTTTCTTTAGACCTTTCATTTGTTTTTTAACATTTTTTTCAATTTGTTTAATATTTTGTTGAATACTAGTAATTTGAGTTTTCATTAATGTAAGCTGTGAAATTAATTGTTCAAATTGTTGAAAAAAATCATTATCTATTTGCGAATCAGTAGTTGGTTGTTTCTTTGACATTTATATTTACATTTGCCAAGTAATATTTAAATTGATTTTTATTAAATATTATTTATTTAATGTCGTCTATGAGTTTTACCACCATATTTTTTACCACCATATTTTTTACCACCGTATTTTTTACCACCTCTACGTCTCTTGCGTGTACCACCAACATTAGAATTAGGTCCAGCTCTGCCTTCTTCAGCAGCAAGTAATTCATCATATTCATAATTTGATGCAGGTTGTTCCATTAAAGTATTTGAGGATGCCTTAATACCAGCTTCTTCAATATCACCCATTTGATTTTCTTCATCTGGTTCCTGACCACCTCTCTTTGATTTACGCATATTTTTCTTATGACCATTACCTCTCTTTCTTTTACCTCCATTCATAGATTCATCTGTATTTTCCTGGTCATCTTCATTCTCTTCTTCCATTTCTTCTTCTTCCATTTCTTCTTCTTCATCAGATGTATCAGTATCTTCATCATCATCATCACCTCCTCTTCTTCGTCTAGTTCTTCTGCTAGATTTAGAACCGCCTCTTTTCTTTGAATTTTTCATATTTTTACAAATAGGACACATGCATGCTTTTCTATGTCCATTTTTTTTCTTAGAACCACCCATCATATTTTCTTTTTGTTTTTCAACTTCTTCTTCATAACCTCCGCGTCTGGCTTTATTTTTCATATTTTCGCAAATGTGACATATACAGCTAGATTTATGTCCATTCTTTCGTTTTCCACCCATAAGTTTAGACTGATTAATACTACTAGTCATTATATATTATAACTATAGATTAATTTTTAAAAATTTTAAATTTTTACGCTTAATATTTACTTGGATTGGATAGTAACAATGGTTGAACCTTGAGCTCCTCTAACTACCTTTGGTTTTTGAGTATTTCTTTGCTTTTCCTTATCACCAACCAAAGTCCATTCTTTCTTTTCTCCATCTCTTGGGCCTTCACCGCGAACTCTTGGATTAGAAGTCTTTCTTTCTCTATATTGAGTTCTATCCTTTTGCTCTGTTACTTCATTTCTTTGTCTAGGCATCTTAGGTTCAGATGAAATAACTTTATCAGTGGTAGTAGTAGTGGGTGTAGTAGTGGGTGTGGTTGCCTTATATTCAGTTCTTGCAAGCTTCAACTCATGTCTAGTTTCACACATTAGTTTACCGCTCTTAATTCCACAAACCTTAGAAGCTTGCCATTCATGTTTTTCAGATTCAGTCTTAATAAGGTCGAACTCAACATACTCTCCTTGAACCAAATATTTATATTGTTGATTTTCTACATTAACTGCACTATGATGAACAAAAACATCAGTTCCTGATTGACTTCCATCAGTAACTGTAATAAATCCATAACCTGTCTTATTGTTGAACCACTTTACCCGACCAAGTAAGTGTTGTGAAGGTGTAACAACGTCTTTAAAAGATGACATTCTATTATATTTGTAAACATAAAATTATCTTTATATCTTTTTACGTATTAAATATTATTTGCCTTGTGTGATATAATAAACATGTGTTAATACAAATCTCTCTAAATCCTCTTTTTTAGTTATATTGATATCAGTTATATTTATATTAGAAAAATCTAATAATTCTATATTATTAGCTGATACATATTCAAAAACTGGAATTAAATTAATACTTTCAGGTTCATTGATATTTTTTAACTCAACTTCATGTTCTTTTGACATATATCTTACATAATTATATATTGTTAATGCAATAAGCTTGAGACGTTTATCTTGTTGTTGTTCTGCTTTTCGATTTACCATCTGAAATACGTTAAAAATCGATTTAATGTAGTCTTCCATTTTATCATATCTATTAGACATTTTATTTATAATACGATTTCTTTTTAATTATTTTTACTTAAAAATTCTATTTCTTTTTTAAAATTATCAATAATTAAATAATAATTTGGTTTTTCATGATATTCCATTGCTTTTACATATCTTAATAAATCTAAAATGTAAGTTGGATTATTTTTTTCATTTAAAAAAAATTTTTTTGAATTAACAATTAATTTTTCATCTATCATATTTCTCCAAGGTAAATTTCCATTATAAAAATACAATAACATATAACAAAGAGATTCTAAATCATCTCTTCTACTTAATTCATTATATTCATGTGCATTTATACTTGCATAATTTTTACTTCCAATTAAACTAAATGTTTTTTTAGATTTATTATGAATGTCATTTTTATCTAAATATGATTTACATAAACCAAAATCAATTAAATATAATTTATCTAGTTTATTTACTCCAAAAAGAAAATTATCTGGTTTTATATCTCTATGAATAAAACCTTTTTCATGAATAAAATTAAGTATATTTATAATTTTTATTCCAAGTTTCAATATAAGAGTTAGAGAGAATTTTTTCATTGAATACATAAGGTCTTGAAGTGAATCGCCTAATAAATTTATAACCATATAATAATTTTTATTATCTTTTCCATACCATTTAACAATAGGTATATAATCGCTACCATTTAAATGATTATATATTTTTGATTCATTTTTTAAAAGTTTAAGTTCGTCTTTAATAGGTTCAACTTTTATTGCAACATATTCTTTTGTTCTTATATTTTGTGCTTTATATATTGAACCAAAACAACCAGACCCTATCTTATTTATTAAAATATATTTGTTATTTATTATATCCATTTATTAGTTTATTAATATTAATTTTTAAGCATTTATAATGTAAAAAAGTAAAGTGTTATTAGATGAGTAAGTATTACTAAAATTTGTTGAATCATTATAACTACTTTTGTAATAAAAGTATGTGGTATTATATATGTCATTCCAACACTAGATTGAATTGTTAAACTTAAATTTAAAAAATCTATAAAATTATTATATTTTTCACCTTTATCTACAGGTATAAAATCTTCTTTGTATGAAAAATAAATAAATGAAAATAATAATATACAAGTTATATGAAATAAAGCCGTTTTTAAAACTAATTTCATAAATATATTATAATTGGATATTTTATAATATATGGGCATTTTAAAATGAGAAAAGGTGTAATAAACTTTATTTCATTTTTTTTAAATTTCCTTACCATTATAAATTTGATTTAATTGTCTATTAACACGTATAAATGTAGTGCATTTAGGTATATCTTTTATTTTTTTTGCTCCTATATAAGTCATTGTTGAACGAATACCGCCACAAATATCTAAAATTGTGCTCTTAACATCACCTCTATATTCAATTTTAACAGTTTTACCCTCACTACTTCTATAATGAGCTAAACCTCCGCTATATTTATTCATTGCTGTATATGAACTCATACCATAAAATACTTTGTATTTTTTACCATCATCTTCAATTAATTCCCCATCTGATTCAGTATGACCGGCAAACATCGAACCGCTCATTACAAAATCAGCACCAGCACCATAAGCTTTAGGAAAATCACCTACAGCTTGAAGACCGCCATCACTAATAATGTGTGCATCCAAACCGTGAGCTGTATCAGCACATTCAATAACTGCGCTAAATTGTGGCATACCAATTCCAGTCTGTTTTCTAGTTGTGCAACAACTTCCGCTACCAATTCCAACCTTAACAATATCAACTTTTCCTTCCATTACTAATTCTAATACTCCTTCAGAAGTGCAAACATTTCCTGCAATTAATATTTTTTGAGGATATTTCTCTCTAATTTTTTTACATGTTTCAATAAATTTACACATATATCCATTTGCTACATCAATACAAATAAATTTTGGGTTTATTTCCAACATTATTTTATCTAAATTTTCCAAATCTTTCTCTCCAATTCCTGTTGAAACAGCAAAATATTCTATATCTAAATATTTATGAATTAAATCCTTATATGTATAATATTTATGTAAACATGTTAAGACTTTATGTTTTTGCATTTCAAGTGCCATTTCAATAGTTCCGGTTGTATCCATATTACTCACCATAATAGGAAGACCAGTCCAAGTATAAGGAGAATATTTAAATTTAAAAGTTCTCTCGAGAGAAACTTCAGAACGAGACGAATATTCACTTCTTTTAGGTAAAATTAATACATCAGTGAAATCAAGTTTAACATTATCTAAAATCTTCATAATATTATTAAATAAGTTTTTTAATTGATTAGAACTAATTTAATGAATTTTATTTTGTAATGTTTTTTACGATAGCTAGAAATATTATGCAATTTTTGTGTTTTTTTTTCAATTTCTTCTTGTTTTTTGAATTGTCTCTTTCTTTCTAATACACTTTCCGGTAATTTTTTTGCGTTATAATACATATATTTTGCGGTATAAATACTATTTAATCCAGGATTCATTTCTATTGTTTGACGTTTTTCAAACTCTGTTATTTGTCCTGGTGTAAAAGTCCGCTTGAATATGTTAAAAATTTTCATTAAAATAAATTATTTTGCATTGTTCAAAAATTTATACATTTTAAACGTATAAAGATTGGTTTGTTACGACATATTTTAGTGTCATATGTTGTATCTCTTTTAATTTACTTAAAAAAGCTATATTACCAGTCATTTCTGCAATTTTTTCTAATTCACTCGATACATTATTTATCTTCAATAGAGCTTTAACAAATTCACCTAAAAAAATGCCTTTATTTGAGTTTAACTCTTGTAAAACTAACTTACAATCTTCTACATTTTTACTATCACACCATTTTTCTAGATAATTTAATAAATCATAATGTATTTTATAATCAAACCCTGTTTTAATATTTCTAGCTAATTCTTTATCATAATATTCAATATATAAATCTTCTACTTCTTTAACAATTTGATTAACTTTATCATCGTCTGATTTTGGTATATTGTCTTTAAATTCATCTGTAACTCTAATATTTGTGAAGCAACTAAATAATGCAATCAATTGTTTTGATGTTAAATGGTCTAGTTTCTTTGAATTATATAATTTTGTAAATGCTAAGCAATGTATTTCTCTAATTTGAGATGCAATTTTGCCATCTAACGTTAAACTTAACGAGTTTTCCTCTGATTTATCTCCATTAATAAAGCCTTCTTCACTCAAAAGTTCTAATACAGATGATACTCCAGAATGAAAATAAGATTGTAATGTGTCATAATTATCCTTCAAAGAATTCATTTCTTTTTCTTTTTCAGATATCTTTAAATAACTATTTAAATCTTGACTGATAAATTTATAGTTATCTGTTATCTGGCTAATTCTTCTTTCAATTTCCTTACGTTTTTTATTTACAGATGTTTGTAAATTTTTTCTCAGTTCAATTAATTCTTGAATAATTTCTAGAGGTGTCCTTAATTGTCCAATACAATTATTAGTATTATCTATTTCAGTCTGAAGTTTTGTCATTTTTGTGTATAATTGACCCATTTGATTATCTAAATCACCTGTAATCATACTTTTACTAGCAAATTGAACTAGATTTTTATCTCCAATATCGAGTAGATTTAGTAGCAAATTATAAGAAATCTTAAATTTAGATGTCAATGTTTGTGGTTTCCCATTCATCATGAGTTTACAATTAACTGAATCGATATTTCGAAATAAATTATTTAAGTGAATTACATGCCCAACAGTATCAAGTCCTAATCGTCCAGCTCTGCCTGAAGCCTGTGTGTATTCGTGACTATAAAGCATGCGTATAATTTCTCCATTAAACTTGTTTACGTCTGTAAATATGGTACTTTTAACTGGAAGATTAATACCCACACTCATCGTCTCAGTACAAAATAAAATCTTAATAAATCCACGTGCAAATAAGAGTTCAACCATTTCCCTCAATATTGACATAAGACCAGCATGATGAATACCTACACCTTTTCTGAGAAGTTTAACAGTGTTAATATATTCAGGCAAATGTAAATACTCTTCGTAATTTGGTAGCTTACGAATAATTTGTTCGCATTCCCTATCAATTGTATAAGGAACTTTACTATCAAATTCAAGAAGATTTGTAGTCATTTCTTCAGCGCAAATTTCTAGTTGTTTGCGTGAAAATACATAACAAAGTGCAGGCAGCATTTCTTTTTCAACTAAATGTTCTGCTAATTTATTTAAAACATGTTGTCGTTTGACTCTGATGTAATGTTTATCGAATATTTTCAATACTCGTGTCATATTTTGGTAATTAACATCATTAAATACATTTTTCTCATCTTGAATAACAAATGGCTTATTCGTAAGACGTTTAATCTCTTCTTGTGTAGCCTTGTCTTTTACATGTTTATTAATAGAATTTGGTGCAGTAATAAAACTATAATGTATAAGAGGAACAGCTCTTACTAATTTACGGGTAAGATATACTTCTTTTTCAATAGGTTTTGAAATATCACCTTTATTTTCGAGCCAAAATGCAAATTTTTCAGGATTATCAAGAGTTGCAGATAATCCAATCATTTGAATATGCGAAGGTAAAAGCATTATACTCTGTTCCCAAGCATACCCCCTATCCTCGTTTCCTATAAAATGAATTTCGTCGAAGACCACACATCCTAATTCATTTTCAATATCCATGTCAAATGATACAGAAGAGTTTAAGTTAGGAGTAGTGCTCTTGATTTGATATAATTTATTCATTAAAATTTCAGTGGTCATGATAAGGACCTCAGCATCAGGATTACATTTCAAATCACCAGTAAGAATTCCTATGCTTATATGAGGATATTTTTGAGTGAAACTATAAAATTTTTCGTTTGACAAAGCTTTAATAGGCGTAGTATAAATTACTTTTTTGCCTAATTGATGGAAGTATTGTATGGCGAACTCCCCACCGAAAGTTTTACCGTTTCCGGTTGGTGTAGAAATTAATACATGATTTCCAGTAACAATTCCCTCTACGCACCATTTCTGAAAATCGTGTAATTCATATGGATAATTTTCATAATACTTTTTATAATCTTCTTCATTTGATTTAGGATAATTATAAGAACATACTTTTACCATTTTAGATAATATAATTTACATTTATATCTTTATATTATTTTTCTATATTATGACTGAAATATTAATAGTTTAGGCAAATAATATAAAAGTATTTTCTCATTATAAATTATAAAATGCCTAAACTTTGTGATTTTGAGACTTGTCGCAATAGAGCAACTTATGGACTAAATTGTAATCCTCTGAGATGTTTTGAACATAAAGAAAGCAATATGAAATTAGCATCTTCTTTGTGTTTATGTGGCAAACAAGCGCATTATAACATTGATGGTCTAAAACCTAAATTCTGTGCTAATTGTAAATTAGATGGAATGATTGATGTTAAAAATACTAAATGTTTTTGTGGAAAATCACAACCTAGATTTAATTTTGAAGGACTTAAACCATGTTTTTGTAATGAATGTAAAGAAGAAAACATGGTTAATTTAGCATTTAAAAAATGTAAATGTGGTAAAAGAGCTCGTTATAATTTTCCTGAATTAAAATCTGAATATTGTAAATATTGTAAAACTGATGGAATGGTTGATTGTGAAAAAAAAACATGTAATTGTGGTATAATAGCAACTTTCAATTTTGAAGGTTTAAAAGCTGAATATTGTAAAACATGTAAAAAAGAGGGGATGAGCGATTTATGTCATGAAAAATGTAAATGTGGTAAGGCTAGACCAACATTTAATTTTGAAGGTTTAAAAGCAGAATATTGTGTTTCATGTAAAACTGAAAAAATGTTCAACGTTATTGACAATAAATGTAAATGTGGAAAATCTGTACCTTCTTTTAATTATGAATGTCTTAAACCAGAATATTGTGCTTATTGCAAAAAAGAAGGAATGAAAAATGTAAAATATAAAATGTGTAAATGTGGTAAAAATTATCCATCTTTTAATTTTGAAGGTTTAAAACAAGAATATTGTGCCTCTTGTAAAAAAGATGGAATGATAAATGTAAAAGATGATAGATGTAAGTCAGACAGTTGTATGACGAGAGGCAATAAAAACTACAAAGGATATTGCACAAATTGTTTCCAACACTTATTTCCAACTAACCCATTAACCTTTCAAATCCGTTCAAAAACAAAAGAAATAGCTGTTCGTGATTTTATTAACTCACGATTTGAAGGATTTCAACATGATAAATCATTATGGTATAATGAATCTGTTTGCGACTGCACTACTAAACGACGTATTGACCATCGCAAATTAATTAACGATACAATATTGTGTATTGAAACTGACGAAAATCAACACAAATCTTATTCCAAAGAAGATGAAATAGCTAGATATAATGATTTATTCATGGCGTTTGGAGGAAAATTCATATTTATACGATTTAATCCAGATAAGTATAAAGAAAACGAAAAATCATGTAATCCAATGTTGGTTAATCGTCTTCCAGTTTTAGAAAATGAAATAAATAAACAAATAAACAGAATTGTGTCAAATGAAAATACTGAATTATTAGAAGTTATTGAATTGTATTTTGATAAAAATTGAAATGAAAAATTATAATAATTGTAAAAGCATCTAATCATGTATCAACCTACAGCATTTAGCGACGGAAAAAATATTATTATCCAAAACGGTATCCCATATTTCCACGACACAGGTACAACATATAAAGATAAGTTAAAAAATGGGTTATCATTAGACTATGTATTTGAACAAGAAGATATGATTCCTATTGCATATGAAGAACTTGTGGAAGATGTTGAGTGGCCTAATACTAGAGTGAATTTGGAATTTATTGATTATGAAGAAAAATATGAGTTTTATGAAGAAAAAGAATTCCAAACACATAGTTTCATTAGAAAAGGAAACTGGAGACAATTAAAAAAGAGACAAGCTAGAAATACAAAGAAGAATTCCATAAAAATTAATGGATATACTGACAAATTGTTCACTATTGAACAAAATTTGCCTGAATTATTAGATGAATCTGGAAGCGAAATTAATTATCATGATGAATATGACGACTGTAGGGACGATTATTCTATTCCTTTTTATAATTATAACGATTGGTATGATTATTATTTCGGTTGAAATGTCAAAATAACATATATTTAAATATATTTAAATAAAAAATTGAATACTTTTTTTTATTTAAATTAAAATCATAATACATATATCAAGTTACATCAAAATGTCAGTTTGTTTTTATCAAACAAATCCAAAATTATTCTCTAAAAGAATTGGAGAGAAATATAGAATTATTGATATAAAAATGATATCATTTTACATTAATCACAATAAATTATCAGATATAATTAAAGTTATATTATCAGAGTTCTGTAATGCGGCTGTTATTGGTTTTGACAAAAGAATGAATAAATATTGGTGTAAAATGTATGATGATAAATATTGTACATTGCATATTGAACTAGAAATATTTAATAAAGATAATATAATATCAGTCGTAAAAATTATTCCTTTGATAGGAACAGATATTTTAATAGACAATTTTGTATCAAATTTTACAGAATCGATATAACTTTATACAAGTTCTTCATTTATTAAGGCATGTTTGGAAGGAAATGTTGGTCTTTAAGTAGGAATATTTTATTATATTTTTCTCTATTTAAAGAATGAGAACACTACATAATGAAGGGGCTTTCTTAGTTTTTTTGAAAAAATAGTTTAAAAAGTTCCCTACATGTGAAGAGAAAATAGTCAAAATAATTTTGGGAAAGTTTTTAATTTTTTGAAAAATGGACAAAAAAAATGTCCAAAATGGGAAAGCCAAAAACGTCCTTACTGACCGAAATTTTTTATTACGATAAAAAAAATTACCGTCACAAATTAAATTGTAAAATAATTTTTTGTTATTGTATTTTTTTAATTTTTTTAATAAAAAGTATTTAGAGATTTTTTATGTCACTATATTAAATAGTGACAATGATGACAAATAAATCGCTAAAAATCTCTTCAAAATTTTGTTGTGAAATATGTGAGTATAATACGTGTAAAAATTCCGATTATGAAAAGCATTTAATAACATCAAAACATCAAAATAGTGACAAAAATAGTGACAATTTCTCGCCAAAAATCGCCAAAAATCATATTTGTGACTGTGGAAAAAGTTATAAACATAGACAAGGTCTCTCTTATCATAAGAAAAAATGTTTTATATATAACGAAGAAATGTCCGAAGGTAAACTCACTACATCTTCTAGTGAAAGTGAAATTAAAATACTTACAAATTTAGTGCTTGATGTAGTAAAGCAAAATCAAGAACTAACAAATAAAATTGTCGATATATGCAAATCTGGTATTCAATCTAATAATATTTCTAACAGTAATATCAACTCAAATAATAAAACATTTAATCTTCAATTTTTCCTAAATGAAACATGTAAAAATGCAATGAATATAACTGATTTTGTTAATTCTCTCCAGCTTCAACTTTCAGATTTAGAAAATGTAGGCAAACTTGGTTATGTAGATGGAATTTCTAGTATTATTGTTAAGAACCTAAATGCTTTAGACGAAACAACTAGACCAATACATTGCACTGATAAAAAGAGAGAAACATATTATATTAAAGACGAAGATAAATGGGAAAAAAATGATGAAAAAAAAAAAAAAATTAAAAAAGTAATTAATAAAGTTGCGTTTAAAAACCAAAAATTACTCAACAAATTCAAAGAGCTACATCCAGGTTGCAATTTTAGTGAATCTAAATACTCCGACCAATATAGCAAATTAGTTATCGAAGCTATGGGTGGGTCAGGCAATAATGATAAGGAAAAAGAAGATAAAATAATAAGAAAGATTGCTAAAGAAGTTACAATTACTAAACAAAACGGTATGGAATGCATCGATTAAAAAATTATTTACAATTAATTAGATTAAACACTGAATTACATAATAAAGCTTTATCTCGTGGAAACATTTGTTTACCATCGTTTATATACCAACTCCAAAATAAACGTTTTTCATCGATAATTATTAATTTACCATATCCATATTCGGTTCCGTTTCTAAACGCACTCCATTTAGGTTCCTCATAATATTTATTATCAAGACCTTCTAAATTTCCAGCATTACCAATTGTTATGTAAACTGGACCATGAATATCAGTTTCGTTTCTATAAACAGGATAAGTACGTTCATAATCATGAACATGACCATTAAATACTATGTTTACATTATACTGATAGAAGAGCGATTCCATAGATTCACGCATCAATACAGTTTGAGTATCAGCATAATGATTAATATTTGAGCTATACCAAGGGCAATGCATAACTATTATAACCCATGGTGTAATACTTCTATCAATAGATGCTAAGTTATTTTCTAACCAATTATACTGCAAAGATGTCGGGCTTGAATTTGTATATGGATTAAGGAAAATCATGTGAGCTAAACCGCTGTCAAAAGAATAAAACGAATTTCCGAAATTATATTCGGTCTGGAAAACACTTGGTGTACAATAAGGATTGCCTGTATTAGGATTAATAGCACTATTAATAATTATATTACCAAATTCGGCAGGTTTAACATATGGCATTCGGTATCTTTTTTCAAACGCAGTAAACAAATTCATATAATCAGTTCCATTAAATTCTATTTCATGATTTCCGGGACAAACCATCCATGGTTTATAAGATGCAAGCGGTTCAATCATTTCTCCATAAGAATCCCATAAAGGTTGGTTGCAATCAGCATAACTTAAATCACCTGCATGTAAAATCATGTCAATATCGTGTTCTCTTATTAAATGATTCAGAGTTGATACTGAATTTTTTGTTTGTCCTATATCTCCAAGAATTCCAAAAGTTAGCTTGCTTTTATAACCGATTTTTGGTAACGTTTTAAAATTAAATATATTACTAACAATTTGGAGCATAAAATCACCGCATTTATAATAATATATTGTTAATGGTTGTAAATTAGTTAGTAATACATGATGCAAATAACCACTTTTATATTGATTATTATTATAATAAAATTCATATGAAGAAGATGAACCATGCACTATATTATCAAGCGATTCATTATTTGTTCCATATGCTACATGTGAAAAACAATTATCATTTGTTAACCACGATATAGTCATATCAGTAGAGTTAAATCCTTGAGCAATATGTATCTGTGAAACTCTACAATTAAAAGAAAAAATATTTTTAAAAAATAAAAATAATGATAATATAAAAATCATTTTATATTATCATAATAGTATTTTTTTACACCTTTGGACATTTAAGTTCGCACAAAAAGTGCTAACAAAAAGAGGTTCAAAGTTGGGTATTTTCATACCCGCATAAAGTTTGGTTATAAGCACTCGTTGAAGCACTTTGATTACTTTTTATTTCTCTACATAAATAACTTGGTCTTTCTATGTTATTTATCGCATTCTTTGCTATTTTGTAGATATTTGATGAACCATTACGGTCTCTATTCCACGACCCACAACCGCTCTTACAGCGTAATAGTCCGTGAATTAACCGCAATTCATCTTTGTTCTTCTTTTTATTTGGATGCGTCCGCACCATAAACTTTTCACATACTCCACCATCACATTTTGAACATTTACAACTACTTCTAAACTCATCTACCAAAAACACATTAAAGTTATTTTTTCTAAACAAGGTTCGTATTCCTTTTCCTAATGTTGGTTCTTTGTATTTCATTTGTTTTCTTTGTTCCCAATCGCCTATACAAATGACAACATTATCGGCATCACCATATGCTCGTTTAAAATTACTAATCATTTTTTGTTCGTTTCTTTTGATATTTATGTATTTACCAAACTTCAACTTACGGAATAATTCTTTACGATAAAAACAAAATAGTATATGGTTTATTCTATTCTTTTCTCGTAGATATTCCTTATATTTTGTAATTTGTAGCGATTTACGATTGAAATGTGATAATTCTGTTTCATATTCTATAATGGTTTTATCTTCAATCTTATTGGTTTTCATAGCGAGAATAATATTATTGTATTTTTTCATTTTAGTTTCTTTTCTTCGTTGATTTTGTGAATACCGAAATACATTCGCATCTTTGGAAGCATCATCTACGCAATAAATTAAATCTTCTTTTCCCGGATCGATGCCTACAATTTTTTTATCACGCAAAGTAGAATAATCGTCCAACTCATCAATATACAACTCTTTTGATATTCCTTTTTTCATCATAGGTAATTTCTTACCAACCAAATCTTCTCGTAAAAATAAAATACTTAATCCAATCCCATCAGTAGAAACCATATGATGAAATGAAAACCCCTTTTTATGAAACGCTTTACGCTCCGTCCTAAAAAAGAACTTCCAAATCTTATCTTCGTTCTTTTTCAGTTCTCCATTTGTCTTGAAAAATCCCTTTGTTCCGTGTTCTTTTCTCAATAATAAATTTACTAATGTAGTTGTGTCTAATCGTATGTATTTCGGTGCGATTTCACTTCGTAATGGAAAAACATTATTAACAGTTTCGCCGTCATTTTCAACTTGTTTCATCATAAAAATCATACAAGGAAAATATTCCATCGTTTTACATTTCAAGTCATACATTACGCTATTTTTCTCAAACTTGTTTCTGTGCGGTAAAATGTGTTGTTTTTGTTCGGCAATCCATTTATGGTAATAGTTATTTGATTGGTGTGGTTTCCCATCCACATTCAATAAATCATTTTTGATTTTTCGTAATTCGGCACAAAGATTTCTTACTCGTGCTTCACGCTCTTTTTGAGTTTTGCCTAATTTACTTATCTTATTTACAATCATTTTCTTTTTCCAAACAACATTTACATATCGTTCTACATATTCTACATAATGTAATTGAATATTATTCTCATACATCGTAATAACATCTTCCTTCAAATAATCCAATACAGTATTTAACCCAGCATAATCAATTGGGTCATTCTGTGTAAGTGGTAAATAATGATGATTGTAAAAAGTAGTAAGTATATCCTTCATTTCTATCGTTTCATTTTTTGCGGGTTTTCCTCTTTTTTCAGTTTTTTCACCACAAACAACTTTCATAGAATTATTGATAAGTTCCTTACTTACTACTGGTAATGTTTGATTATTGTTTTCATAATAATCCAATAAATACAATTTGAGAAATTGTAAAGTATGAATAACAATTTTATTAGATTTCACAACAGCGTCGTTTAGTATTTTGGTATTTATTTCGGGATGTTTCAATACATTTTTCAGCGAAGTTTTAATAGATTTGAAAAACTCTGGCGGTTTCTCTTTTGCCTTTTCCATTCTATATACTATACAAAGATATTATTTTAAGTAAGTTTCCCTAAATATAATATATTAAGTAAAAATCCCTAAACTTTCGTAAAAATATATATTGGTGATTTTATCCATTTTTCGTTGATTTTGAATTGTTGTTCTTTATTTTCAATAGTGTATTTGGATTTAAGAAGATTTTTAACAATTGATAACCAAGGGCGTTTTATTCGCTCTGGTTCTCCTACTGCTTTCATATTGTTAAAAGCAAACCATTTTCGTATTTCTGGTATAAGTTCCATAATTTGTTTTTGGATTTCTTCATTTTTGTCCAATTCGTATAGTGTATATGTGTTTTTATTTTCCAAATCTAATATGCTAATAATCTTGTCTATAATACCATCTTGTTCTTTTTTATACAATTCACTTTTTAATCGCATTAGTTGTTATATAGTTTACATAAATAATTTTTATATTTTTTATGTAATTAATGATTATGACCGGCATACAGGACACAATCTAATATTAGTTTCGTTTTCATATTTTTCATTTTTGTTATCTTCCCAATTATCATAATATCTTTGATATATCTCAATTAATGGATAATCATTTTTCCACTTTGGATTTTCTGGATTTTCATCATACTCATTTTCTATATCAGGATATGGGAATATTGGTTGTCCTGTCTCTTCGTCATACATACATCTTTTGAAACATTCAATACATACCATATGATTACATCTTGGATATGATATTCCTTTTTTATGTTCAAGACATATAGGACATTCAATATTATCAATTGTGTTTAATATTCCTTTGCCTGTTTGGGTTCCCCATGTTCCAAACTGTATATCACAATTAGTACATAAATATTTTCCTTTACAGTCAAACCACCATTTTGGTAAAACTTCTTCACATATTTCATAATTTTTACATTTTATTCCCCCACCGTCTTCTTCTGTATATTGACAATCATATGCTATATTATTATTTTCATAATCAAAATCTCGTTCCATATTTGTTGCTATATAATTTACATAAATATTTTTTAAGTAAATTATAACTTATAATTTTTTAATGTACACTTACGTGTTGATGATTTTCGCTTATAAGTCATATCCTCTTTTATTCCGTAAGCATATTGAAAATAATTCTTATAATTTTCTGGTTTCACTTTATCTATCGCGTTATCAATATTCTTTTCCAGCACTTCAAATGTATATACATCTCGATTTTTCTTAATATATGTTTTTATCTGGTTAAAATACATTTCAACTGCGTTTGTAACTGGACTATACGGTATGGTAAATAAATATTGATTACCACTTTTTAGTATTGCTTCTTTTACCATATCGTTATTATGACTTTTCGCATTATCTAATATGATGAGATGGTCTTTATATTTAGGTGCTATTTGTGTTTCTATAAACTCTACCATTCTTTCTTTGGTTGTTCCACCTTTTTCATAAAATATTTTTCCTACGCATTTTGAATTATTGATAGCAACTAACAAAGTAAAACTACGAAATACAAAATTATTATTTGTTTTGATTACACAACGCTTACCAATATAACATCTACTATATGATGGTTTCAAATGAGAGCCAATACTTGTTTCGTCCAAACAAATAATCTTATCAAGTGGATATTTATGAACTTCATTATAGAACGCTTCCATTTCTTTATTTTTATCGGTTAGTTGCTTTCGTCGTTCTTTTGGATAATGTTGATGACGAGTTCGTTTTCGTGTCCTATTGTTTGCTCTAATAACTCTACCTAAATGGCGTCTGGTAATATCCAAGTCTTTGTATTTTTGTTTCATAGAAAATAATAATTCATCCATCGTAAGTTGTTCGTTCTTATCAATAATATTTACAGCAGTTCTAACTTGTTCCTTGTTTATCTTGTATGATATAGGTTTTCTATTCTTTCTTGTAATATTTTTAGTAGTTTTATACCTATCAATCCACCCTTTTAGTGTGCTTTTCTTACAATCAAATATTTCACAAACTTTATCCATACTATCATTATGTTTCAAATAATATTTAACCGCACCCAATTTATAATCATCGCTTTTGTATTTATTCATATAATAAAATAAGAATAAATACTCATATTTTGTGCGAACTTAAATGTCCAAAGGTGTATATTAATTTAATTTATAATAAATGTAGACGAATTTTCTTTTTAAATTTCTCTTCATCATTGAAAAGAAAAAGTTTAAATTTTTTACTAATAAAATTATCAACATCTTCTCTCCAAGTTATTCTTGATGAAAGTTTTAATTCTGGTAAAAATACTACATATTGATACAAACCATCATTTCTGTATATTTTATCAAATAAATATCCATCATATTCTTTTTGCATAACTTCTGGATTATTATGACATAAATCAAGTAAGGAACAATCGCATTGAACTTTTCTTATTGACCTCATAGTTGTATTAATATAATCAATTTCATTCAACCATTTTTCATAAAATTTATTTGCATTTTCTGATAAATTATTAATACCAAATACAGTTTGAAATTTAATCATGTTAAGTAAATCAACCAATCGTCTTATAGGACTTGTAATATGAATATATGCATCCATATCGAGAATTTCATGTCTTGTATCGAGAATTTCTGAACCATCAATGTATTGTCCGGATGTGCTGTTCCATATTTTAATAAATTTGCCAACATCTTCAGGTAGTGTATCTGGAACACTAAATTCCCTCTTGATGATTGTAGAACGGAAAATGCCAGTTTTATGCTTAATAAGTTGTCTAGCACAATGATAATTCATTAATATCATTAAATAACATACAAGCTCATGACTATTACGAACATTATTTATATATTTATATTTTTTAGATAATTCTTGTGCAATGTCTAAAATATTATGGTATTTCTGGTCACCTAATAAATTAGGTTCTTCGTAAACATAGTTATTAGATACTTTAATAATTGCATTGCAGAACTTAGTATCAATAATTTCATTATTTTTAATAAAAATATCCATAACAAATGCAACTCTTCTAACATTTTCTTGTAAACTACATAAACAATCCGACAAAATAGTTGGAAGCATAGGTCGCTTTTTATCTGGCAAATAAATAGTTGATATTCTCCTAGAAAATGAGTTCCATAAATTTAAAACATCCATCCAAATTGTAACATTTGATATATAAATACTTAATTGTTTCACATCATTATCTAACTCTATAATACTAAATCCATCGTCATAATCTACGCTATTAAGTGGGTCAATTGTTATTACATTCCAAAAAGATTGATTTGTTCTATCTTCAATATTTGGAATTTTAGTTTTTATTATATCGATAATACCTTCATGTGTTTTACTTTCAATCGATTTACTCGTGTCTTTCTGAAATTTTTGAATTGAAGCGTTTAAACTTTTGCAATATAACTGATATTCATAAAAATTATCAAGAACGTCAACTGGTCCGATAACATTGTCAAGTTTGGCTCTTGGATGTTTATCCTCCCATTCTTCAAAATTGATTGTTACATATAAATTTCTAAATACTTTTGAAAACCCCATTGACTTAATTTCATACGGAACTAGAAAAGAAGGTAATCTTGTATCGTCAGGTATGCATTTATACAAAAGTTTTCCACCAGCGATTTGACTTCGTTTTGCAGTATAACTTTGTCCGGCTTCTAATCTGTGTTGTCTTCCATAAGTTTTATTTCCATCGAGAATTAAAACTCCTGGTATTGCTGGACCTGACCTAATTGATGAGTGTAAAATATTAATTTTGTTATTTTTATCTATTTTAAATATATCATTTGTAAATAATTTATTCTCAAGAGGATTGATATCTAAATTAACCTTAATAAATTTATTTACATCAAATATTTCCCATGAGTTATAACTCCTGTCATTAACGTGAATCTTATAATCCATATATGCTACATATATGTAGAGGAGTATCTTTAAATAATATATATATATATATGTAGTATATATGTGATTAAAAGTAATTTAAATAATAAATATTAATAAACATATGGAAAATGATTTAGTTGTAATTATTATGGCTGGAGGTTTGGGTACAAGAATGGAATCAGATATTCCAAAAGTATTACATAAGATTGGTGGTATATCGATGATAAATTATATATTACGTAATCTTAAAAAGTTAGCAAATAAAATTAATATAAAACAAATATTAATTGTTGTTGGTAAATATAGGTCTCAAATACAAGAGTCAATAGAAGACACACGAAATTTAACATATATTAACCAATCAGAAGCATTAGGAACTGGACATGCAGTCCAATGTTGCTTAGGCGAGCTTATGAAATATCCAAATACTAATACATTAATTCTCTCTGGAGATGTTCCTATGTTTTCAGCAAATTCAATGTTAAGTCTACTAAATAAGTTAGATAAAGCAAGAATTATGATAACAACAAATAATAATCCAACAGATTATGGAAGAATAATTATACGAAATGAAAAATTTCAAAAAATTGTTGAACAAAATGATTGTACATATGAACAATTAAGTATTTTAAAAATAAATTGTGGAATTTATGCATTTAATACAGAAATATTATGCAAATGGTTACCATTTATTAAAAATAATAACAAAACACATGAATATTATTTAACTGATATTGTAGAAATTATAAAGAGAGAAGAAAATATTGATATAGAAATGTATGATTTACCAACCGAAAAAATGATTGAAGTAATTGGTGTTAATACAATAGAACAATTGAATGAATTAAATAGTCTAATAAAAAAAATTGATAAAAAAATAATCCAATAATTATAAGTATTCAAAGTAAACATAAGAAAATGAGTCTTGAATTAAATCCTGAAAATAGAAATATTGTTTCAACTAGATGCTGTTCGTTTTGTCGAAGAACAGGGCATAATATTACAAGATGTGATAGCCAACCTATTCGTATGTTTGAAAGAGAAACATTAATTTTTATACAATTATTAAACTTAAGGTCTGAGTTAAGAATCCAAGATATTTCAGATACTGAAAATTTACGTCGTTATTTATTGAATGAGTCACTAAATGATTCAGCTTTAGTAAGAGCATTTGCTATAAGACTATGTGGAGCAAGTACTAGAAGTAATTTATCTACTTGTATAGACTTAATTATTGAATATTTTATGCCTAGAATTCAATATGAGGAAACAAATAATCAAAATATTCAAGAAGCTCAACCGGTAGAAGAAGCTCAACCGGTAGAAGAAGCTCAACCAGTAGAAGAAGCTCAACCAGATGCTCGCCCTAATTCCAGAAGAGGAAGACGATTTGGATTTTCAGAATTAAGTATGCCATATTATGAAATGGATGAACGTACAACAATTGAAAATGAATCAATATTATACGCAATGATGTTTATTGAAATGATTAGGTTAATTAACAATTCATCAGAAAGAGAGATTGATAGAAAGTTTTGTATTAAAACAAAAATATCAGAAAATCAAGATGATTTGGAAGAAAAATGTGAGTGTAATATTTGTTATGATATGCATGAAAAACAAAAATTTATAAAATTAGACTGTGGTCATGAATTTTGTAAAGATTGTATAAAACAATCATTACAAAACGAGAGAAGAGAAACTCCTTGTTGTGCATTTTGTAGAGCAGATATAAAAATTTTGGAATTAAGACTAGAATCAATTAAAAATGAATTTGATAACTTAATTATAAGCGAACATCAAAGTTAATATCTATAATAAATTTATTATTTTTAAAAATTTCAATTATCGAAATATTATATTATATTAAATAATAATATTTGTCATTCCAGAAATAAAAAATAATTTTAGATATTATTTGTAGTGGGTATGGCCCCGCCTCATCCTCCTTTCATGAGATATTTATTATCAGGAAAAGAAATAGGTTCACCTCATCCACCACGCATTGTGCGACGTCTTGTATGTTTCTTAACCTTTTTTTGTCGCTTGGTTCTATGTCTTTTTCTACGAGTGGAAGAAAAAGGATTTAAAGAATAAAAAAACTTAGTAAAGCCCATTATAAAATAATACAATATTTTATTATAATTCTGCACCAATATTATCTGCAGAAGATAAAGGCTGAGGTAAATCGTTTATATTAGTGGTTTGATTAATAACTTCATAATGGTTAGAATCATTATTATTTTCATTATTATCATTATTATCATTATTATTATTATCATTATTATAATTAGGTAACTCTTCTTTATCAAGTGGAACAACAATTTCAGATTTATTTAATTCATTAATATTAATTTTTTTTGCAACATCACGCTTAACATTTTGAATTTGTAACGCATGTAAAGAAATATAAGGTAAAATAGCTAGATTATTCATATAAGTGCGGTAATTAAAACAAGAAATGCTAGTATTTTCATTAAACTTGATACTATACCACCAATAAGAAGGTATATACAATGTTTTACCCGGAAGAAGTGTAAATTCAAGACATTTAATTTTATCAAAATCGGCAATATATTTGGGCTGTGGTTTCCAAGGGTTAACTGGTGACCTAAATTCAAAATTTTCATAATCATAGATTGGATATAAATACTTAGTGCTATGAGGTGGTGCTAATTTAATTTGTGCACTTCCTTGAGTTAAAAGAAGATAATTTCGATAGTTAATTTCGTATCTAAATGGAGTGCAAGTATTGGTGCTTGCCATCATTACATCGTAATTGCAATTTGACACCATATATGGTCTGAGAAATTCATCATTATATCGCATATTTTTGCAGACACCTGTTTCTTCTAAAAAGTCGGCATTATTTTCTGAAAAATAAGAAGCAGTCTTGTCTTCATCAAAAAGTTTAACAGCAGAATGCATTGGTAAAGGCATATATAATTCTATATTAGTGTCATTATCTCTAATATTTCTTATTTTAATCTCAAATGCATGATAATTATTTGCAATATAACTAGAGTTGGAGGTCTGAATAATTTTTTCACAATCAAAATCAAATAAAACAGGTTGTCTTAAATCACAAATTTCCTCTAATTTGTCTTTTGATGGTTGGTCAACTTCATACATCTCCAAATCTTCTCCTGTTTTTAAATGAAATTGAATGTGTAAATATAAAAATAAAACTAAACAAAATATACAAAATCCTATTATTATTCTCATCTTAATTAAAAATGATAATAATATTTATTAACTAGAACGAAATTAATCATCATTCATTTTTGGGGCAATATAAAACATAAGGGAACTATCATCTCCTAAATTATAATTAATCTTCATTGGACATTCATTGCTTAAGCTAAATTCAATATCATTTGATAACTTATTTGTTATACACATTTTACTGATATAAATTAAGCTATACATTAAATTGATTTCTTCATCTTCTACAACTGCATAACTAGTCATGTCGTCAACTGGTATATTTACACGCATTTCAACAAAATTTCCAGATGCCTTAAAATCTACACATTGTTCTGAACATTTAATATTTAAGTCATCGCCAAAATTGCTTAATTGTGACAACATATCAGTTACTTTCTTGGATGGTAAAGAAAATTCAGCATCATAATCCGTAGTTGGTATGACCATTTCCTGATAATCATAATCGTGCAAAGGTAATTTAAAAAATTTATTATAATCGCCCTTTTTTACAGTTGCGTTATTTTTAAGCTCAATTAATAATGTCTCAGTGTTATCATCTTCCAAATAAAAAACAATTGATTGGTCTTCACTTTTAGTATTTATAATAGAATAAAATGTTGCTGTATCAAAACATAAATCGTATTTTTTATTAACTTCATAATAGTCAAACCATTCAAAATATAATTTTAAATCAAACAAACAAACATGTGATTTATCCATACCTTGAACGTGAAAAGTGTTTTTATTAATTGTTAAATTAATTTGTGTTGCCGAACTTTTAAAAAGATGAAAAATAGAGATAAATACGTCTTTTTTTTTCTTATCACTTATAACAAAACATACTTTTTTATCGTGGTCTGCAAATTCCATATTATAAATAATTATTAAGTTATTTTTAATATGTTTTATTAAATATTACCTAATTCTTGCTTAATCATATTTTTCAAATCAACAGACATAATTATATTATTATTCTCTCCATCAATATCATTAATATTTGTTCCAATATGTTCTTCTTCTTCTTGCTCTAATTGTTGAGGTAATTGTTGAAATTCAGATGGTAAACGTTTTTCTAAATCAGATAAAGCTAACTCATAATCAGAAAAATTCTGAGTAGTTTCTTGAGTAAACATATCATATTTAATCATAAATGATTTGAGTATATCCTTAGTTTCTGTTAGTTCTCTATTAAATCTAAACACTTGTTCAGTATTTTTTGCTATCTCGATAGTATGATTAGAAACATCATCACCCATTCTCTTAAATTGCTCAGTTAAAACTTTAATTTCGTCACTTAATTTTGAAAATTCTTCAGAAGAAGAAGATGATACACCATTCTTTTCGAGAGAATCAAGACGATTAATAATAGAAGTTAAAACAGAATTATCGATAACTCTATGGTTAACAGGAATACCGGATAAATCACTAGATGATTGTATTTTAGTTTCACCTTCATCATCAGTTTCAATAATCCATTGTTCAACTCTTCCTAATCTTAAAGTGATTAATCCAATAGCATCCGAAATACTTAATTTTGAAAAAGGTAATCCATTTTGAGGCTGAGGTTGTTGTTTATCATAAAATTGTTGATATTGTTGAGGAGGTTGTCTAAGAGGAGGTTGTTGTTGTTGTTGAATAGCTCTAGCAGTTCTCACATTATTAGGAGGAGGTGGCATATTATATCCTATATTTGGAGGCATTTGTTGTGCAAATGCAGCTTGTGAACCGATTGAAGTAACCGGTCTATTTCCACTAACTGGAGGAGCATTTTCTCCAGCCCTTCTAGATCTAGCAGCAGCAAGTGATCGTGAACTCATAATATAATAATTATGACAATATGTTTCTAAATAACTTACGCATAAATGATAATTTTCTAAAATAAAAAAATTGTAAAACAATATAATATGAAAGACTTAATTTTAGGTAATCGCGTTCCTTATGAATATTTTATTACTTCTGGTTCTGGACAATCAAATATTGGTTCTGAAGGTCTTCCTTATGAAACTGGTTCTTATGATGAAGCTTTAACAAAAGCAGGAATTGAAAATGCTAATATTATTGAATATACAAGTGTTATTCCAACTGGTGCTAAACAAATATCTAAAGAAGAAGGATTAAAAAGAATTCAGTGGGGAGAAGTTTTGGAATGTATTAAAGCTCAAGCAAATGGCGATAAAGGAAAGTTTATAAGCTGTGCAGTAATGACAACAGATGTTTATGATGCAAATGATAATTTTTTAGGTGGATTTGCATGCGAATATTCAGGTAGTGAAACAAAAGAACAAGCAGAAAAATCTCTAGAAGGTTCGATTGATGGTATAATTGAACGGAGAAATTTTGGAAAAACAAATGGTGGTGCAAAAATGTATCAAGATAATGTTACAGATAAAGGATATAAATATCATCCTGGTAAGTTATTTGTATATGAAGGATTAGATGTTAAAGATGACCACGGGACAGTTTTAACAGCTATATGTTTTGTATCTTATAGATATCCAGATTTAACAGAAGGTAGAGGTGGAAGAAGAAAGACCAGAAAAAATAGAAAATAAATTATGCAACCATCGCTACCTTAATTGCTTCATGACTTTTATAGTTGTGAATTTTGAAATCTTCTACTTGATAATCATTTATATTCTCTCTAACTTCTTTAATTGAAACTGTTGGAAACTTTCAGCAAAAAATAAATAAAACAATTTAAAGTTTAAATATAAGTTATATGTAATGAATAACCAAGAACTATTAATTGAAAATCAATTTTTGAGAGAACAAAATGAAAAATTAGTAAAAGAATTAGAGGAAACAAAGGAACATCTTAAAAAATATACTGCTCCTCAGTGTAAGAAAGCATATTATGAAAAAAATAAAGAAGAAATTAAACAAAAAACAAAAGAATATAGACAAACATATCAACCAACAGAAGAACAAAAAAAGAAATGGTCGAGAACAGCTTATTTAAATAAAAAAGCAAAAATGGAAAAGTAGAAAATTAAAATATTTAGAATATTTATATAATTTGCAATGAAAACTATATAAATATATTTTATTTGATATATATAAAATGGAAGATAAAGAAAGGATTATTGGAGTTTATAGAATATCTAATAAATTATCTGGTAGATATTATATAGGTTATTCGACTAATATTGATAGAAGATTTTGTGCGCATCGCAATAAACTTAAACAAAATTATCACGATAATATATTTTTACAGAGAGCTTATAATTTAGATGGCGAAGATAAATTCAAATATGATATAATTCACATATGTGATACAGAAGAAGAAGCAAAAGAGATTGAATTACAATATTTAACTGATTTAAGTATTCGAGATAAAATATATAACTTAAATTATAATAATGGTGGTGGTGACTTGTTAAAAAATCATCCTGATAAAGAAAAGATAAGAGAAAAAATAATAAACTCACATAAAGAAACAATGTGTAAAATGACACCAGAAGAGAGAAGGGAAAAGTATGGCAAGTGTGGTGAGAGAAATGGTATGTATGGAAAAACTCATACAGAAGATGTGAGAAAAAAAATTTCTGAAATCAAAAAAGGCAATATAAACTTTAAAGGACGAAAACATACAGAAGAAACCAAACAAAAAATGTCTGAAATGCGAAAAAATAAAAATATAGGAGAAGACAATCCATTTTTTGGTAAACACCATTCAGAAGAAACAAAACAAAAAATACGTGAAAAAAATATGGGGAATATTTCTCCAAGTGCAATTCAAATTTTAATTGATGGAATTATTTATATATCAATTACGGAAGCGGGAAGACAACTCAATAAACCAGTTCCAACTATACTATGGCGTCTTAAATCTAAAAATCCAAAGTTTGATAATTATAAATATGTTAATGAAGATACTTCTACGCAACCATCGCAACCTTAATAGCTTCATGACTTTTATAATTGTGAATCTTAAAATCTTCTACTTGATAATCATTTATATTCTCTCTAATTTGTTCAATTGAAACTGTTGGAAATTCAAATGGTTCTCTAGTAATCTGTAATTCAGCAGCATCAATAGAATTCTCATATAGGTGACAATTACCCATAAAATGAATAAATTCATATGCTTCTAATCCACAATGTTTTGCTAATAAATGTGTTAATAGCGAATATGATGCGATATTAAAAGGAATTCCTAAAAAAAAATCCGAACTCCTCTGCATCATAGCACACGATAATTTGTTGCCATCATGAACATTAAATTGACACATCAAATGACAGGGGGGTAGACAGGCCTGGTCTAATTGACATGGGTTATAAGCAGTCATTATCAAGCGCCGACTATTTCTCTGTTTTGGGTCTTTTAACGCATCAATAATTTGCTGAAGCTGGTCAACGCCTTTAAATTCTTTTCTATCTTTATGAACATCATTAGGGTCATTATCAAGTAATCTTTTACCGGTGAAGCAGTTATAATTGGCATTAAAATTTCTCCATTGATAGCCATACGAAGGCCCAATCAAATCCTCACGAGTTAAGGTAAGACCTCTTGAATCCAGAAATTCCCTCGAAGAATTTGCGTCCCAAATATGAACACCTTGTTCCTTCAATAATCTGTTATCAGTTTCGCCACGAATAAACCATAACAATTCCTTTAGACAAGTCTTCCAAGCAGTTTTCTTAGTTGTCAAAATAGGAATTTTATTATCCTTTAGAGAGAAGCGCATAGATTGTCCAAAGATGCTTTTAGTTTTCCCATTTCTACCTTCTTCCCATACGCCATTTTCTAAAATATTTTCAAGCAAATTAAGATATTGATATTCTTCATGTTGAAATTTTTTAAGATTGTTAAAAATGTTTTCAGAAACTTTAGTTGATTGTTCTGATTTTTCTGATTGTTTTTTTTCAAATTGTTTTTTTTCACAAGAATTTAAATTCTCCTGAATACGTGCATAATCTTCAGCTATATGTTCCATAATATATTTAGAACGCATTGTTTAAATTATTTACTTAAAAGATAATTTAATTTTTTAATTTCTAATTATAAATCATATGGATAGCTCGGACGAATCAAAAAGTTTCTTTAAGCATGTTTTCAATTTTGATGATGATTCAAAATCTGAAATATTAAATATTCTTCAATACTCTTTTATTGCAATAATCCCAATTGTTATTTTAAATAAAACAATGCAAAAATATGTTCCTGAATCAGACGACAATAAAAGTAGTTTAGAAGTTTCAGCTGAAATATTAGTTCAAATTATTGTAATGTTTATAGGATTACTACTTATACACAGAATCATCACATATATTCCAACATACAGTGGTGCAAAATATCCAGATTTCCATATTGTTTATATAATTTTAGCAATTTTAATGATAACAATGAGCTTGCAAACTAAACTTGGAGAGAAGGTATCAATCTTGGTTGACCGTGTTTCTGAATTATGGAATGGCAAGTCTGATAATAAAAAGAAAAACGGTAAAAATGGAAATGGCACAGTAAAGGTTTCTCAACCAATTTCTGGTCAACAACCCTCTAGTGGTTATACAGACGGAACTGCAATTAATTCATTACCAACATTCGATGTAACTCAAGGTAGTCAAAATACTATGCAACCTCAACAATTACCAAATTATGATGCAATGTATAAACAAGAAAATACACCTTTAGTTGGTGCTGCAAGTCCAGGAATGTCAGAGGATATGAGTGGTATTATGGAACCAATGGCTGCAAATTCTGTTTTAGGAGGTGGTTCAAGTTGGGGGTCTTGGTAATAAGTAAAATTATATAAATAATATAAAAATTTATTTATATAATGTATTAATAATGGATGTTAATAAACTATTAAAAGCATTAGATGATGATTCGAATGAAACTTTATTAAATTTTACAACAAAAACAATTCAAGAGATGACATTAAAAATATTAAAAGAACTTCATCTATCAAAACAAGAAACTATTGATATATTTAATAAATTAAAAGTCTACAAATATGTAGACGAAATGAATGAATTGAAATACGGTACATTCTTAAGATGGATACCAATTGAAGACCCAACTAATATTTATTTAACAAAAGGTGCCTTATTTTGTGAGATGAAAATTACAGATGATGGTGTTTTTTGTGTGTGTAAAAATTTTGGATTTCCAGTACGCTATTTTCAAATTTCGATGGATAAAAATTTAATTTTCCAAAGGCTTACAGACCAAGAACACGTTTTATTATCAGCTTTAGACCATCTTTCAAAATAATTTTGGCATTTTTATTAATATATTTATTTTTTAAAATTTGTTTAAGTATTTTATTTAGAATAAATATAATATAATATAGATGCATCAAAGTAATCTGTTGTCAAACCTTATAATTATTAAACCAAAATATTATATTGTAAATTTTATAAAAAATAATTCCTTTTTTAATAAAATTATAGGTTATAATAATATAAAAAGTAATTTAAGTTATTAATAATGATATATATTAATCATGAAAAACAAGCTATTTTTATTCATATACCAAAAACAGGAGGTTCATATATAGGTCCAACTCTTGTTAAATATTATGGTTTTGTGAGTTATTTACCATTAATACATAATAGAAGGCCTGACCATAATATTGTTTGTAGAACAAATGCATTTAGAAAAGTTTTAACAGGTAATCAAAAATATGATAATTCATTTTTCAATAAAGTTATGGGATTATTAATGTATTGTAAAACAAGTGATTATTTAAATAAAGAAATGAATATGAATGAAGAAAAATGGAAATTTTATAAAAAGTTTTGTTTCATAAGAAATCCATATGAAAGAGCATTATCTGGTTGGAATCATATAAATATAAAATTAAATTTAAAAACCGATTTTTTTGATTATATAAATAAACCAAATTTATTGAATAATGTTAGTGATATAGAATATGGTCATATTTTTATGAGTCAAAAGAGACAAATTGAAGATGAAACTGGTGAATGTGGTGTTGATATAATTGGAAGATTTGAATATCTAGAAAATGATTTAAGAGTGATATTAAACAATTTAGGATTTGAAAAAATATTCCATCCTATTGAAAAAGTAAATGTTTCAAATACGAATGGAGCAGAAGATGTGATTTTTGAAAAAAAAACAATAAGAAAATTAAATCATCTATTTGCAGATGATTTGGATTTTTTGCATTATCAATTAATAAATTGTTAGATACTTTATATAAAATGGGCGTTTCAGCGAAGAATAGTAAATGAGAAAAGGTGTAAAATTATGTTATTTTTTGTAATATAATTTTAATTTAAGGTTTTCATATATTTGGAAATATTCGTTTCTGATTTATTCAAATATGTTTTGTATCTGATTTTAATTAAATTACATTGATACTCGTCTTCTAGTTCTTCTACCGCCTTTTTTAGAAAAAATTTCTAATTCTTCTCTATCAAATGGGTCTTTATTTAATGGGTCTTCGTCAGCCATTTTCTCTCTCTCGAGAGCTTGTTTACCTTCAGGAGTAGGTCCCTCGAATAATTGTGATGCTTCTTCTGGTGATGAGCTTCGTATTCTCATTTGTTCTTCATAACGTTTGAATCTCTCTGGGTCAGCAGGTATAGGATATGGTTCAACCGATTTAATTTCAGGTCCCATTTCTTCATCATCGCCACCTCTTCGCTTCTTTGTTTTACAGCCTTTACAATCATTAAATAGCCCAGGAATAAATTTACCTTTCTTAATTAACTTTATATGTTGTTTATGAATAGGTTTTTTAATTGTAAATAATTTTTTCCCTTTGCGATATTTAGTAATAGTTTTATATCCTTTACCTTTCTTAATATTTACTTTACGAACAACTTTTCCTCCTTTTTGGAGAACAACTTCTGTATTTTCATAATCGTCCATAAATTAAATATAGAAAAAAAATATAATTAATTTATATAATGGATTCTCGCACATTAGTTCATTTGTTTCATATTTTGTTTGTTGGTAGTTTATTTCTTTATGTAGGCATTAATAGAGATAAAATATACAAACCGTTATTCAATATACTATTATTTTTAGGGTTTGTGATAATTTTTTATCATTTATACAAAATATATGGATACCTAAATGATGGCAAATCAATATGGGTAAACCTCATTCACGTTTTTATTGTTGGTCCTTTATTAATATATATTGGATACACTGGAGAGAATACAACTAGAAAATTCTTTGAATTATTATTGATGTTAGGATTCGCCTCAATAGGATATCATCTTTATTATTTATTTCAATAAAATTCATACTCATTATTTTACATAAATAAATATTTGCTATTTCATCACCATTTTTTAATTCTTCTATACCTTCATTTTAACATTCTTTTTTAACCCATTGTTTTGTAAGAACAGCATTAACGCTCTCTAAACATCCAATCGTCCATCCTTGTGAACGTGACACACATTCCCCAACAACTAAAACGCCATTTTCTGGATGTTGAGCTTTGTCTATAAAATCTTCTCTCGAACTATATAACTCTTTATTTAATGGCAAAAACAGATGAGTTCCTATTTTCCAATAATAGTCTTTGATAGCAATAATATGAACAGAGTTTTCAGGCATACCTAATGACTTTTCCAAAAGCATTTCATATAAATCTCTATTTGATTTAGTATTTTGAAGATAATCTTTAAGAGCAATTGTATTATTATTGTCATTATAAGCAATCATGTAAACACCATTATCCGGGTCCATTGGTATAATTTTTTGTAAAGGTCCTGGGACAATTGTGAATCCTTTGACATATTCTTTCAAAACAGGAATAGAATTTTTAGTAAATTTAGCATATAAACGCAAGAAAGGTTGTCCTTCAATATCATTATAGATTGAATAAGATGGTAATAAATTTCGAATAGTGTCAATAGTTGAAGCAATAATTACTTTATTACACAAATATTGGAGACCATTTTCGGTATTAATTATAAATCTACATGATGTTTCTTGCATTTTATTAATAGAAACAACTTTATTTGAAAATTTGAAATGATTCGCTCCAATATAATGATAAAGTTTTAAAACAAGTGTTTTCCAAGGAACGTGAAATGCTTTCCAAGAAGAAGTGTTATCTTCCATCCCATAATAATACAATGTTTCAAATACATCTTCATTTTCATAATCAGTATATCCAGCATTTAATATAAAATTTTTATATTCTTTCTCTCCAAGAACTTTTGTCGCAAATTGTTTAAAAGTAAGTTGTTTATCTTTGAATCCTTTATATTCTTTTTTAAGACGATTCATTATATTATTAGTATCAACTCTTTGGATAAGTTTTGATATTTGAGGATTGATAGTATATTCTGGTGTATTTAAATTAAAATGATGAATCAATTTATGTAGTAATTTGTCTTTACTTTTTCGTCCTATTCCAGCACCAGTTACAATTTCAGTTCCATAAAACATATCATTGCTAGTTCTTCCACCAATCCAATTTTTTTTGTATTTTTCTAAAATCAAAAATGACGTATCTGGAGAGAATTGTTTGATTTGATATGCGGTGTATAATCCAGACATGCCACTTCCAATAATAATTATATCAACATATTTCATCTTATTATAGCTTGATATAATTATTTTCTATTTTTCTTTGTTATATTTTTTTTCTTTTTAAGACTGATAATTTCTTTTTTTTTACATGTGAATTTTCCACGTGTAAATCCCTTATTATTAATGATTGTTTTAGTGCATATACCTATAGCACGAGCTTCATTCTCTTTATCGACTTTTTTGATACATCTGCACAGTTTACTAACGAGTAATTTTTCTGCCTGCATTTTAAGTAATCTCTTAGATTTAGGTATTGCTTTATTGTAAAATTCTAAAATTTTTATATAATCATTATTAGTAAGTTCAGACATTGTTGTATATATATTTACAAATAAAATAATTATTTACAGTGAGTTTGATTATTTTTCTATATACCCGAAGTAAGAGTTTGATTATTTTCCATATACAAGAAGTTTGAGTAGTATTATATGTAGAAAAATTAGAATTAGACCAAATTGTAGGTATATTTTGATTTTGTGGTTGTGTATAAAAAATAGGTTGTGTATTTCTAAAACCGACAAGTGTTAGTTTAATATTGCTAATTTTGATAAGTTTTTTATATAATGTATTATTATCAATAATTCATTAAAATTCGTGAAATAATTCATTAATAAATATATAAATTATTATTTTTTAAAATACATATTTCTCATTATATATTAACAATGAAGATTGTAGTATTTGATTTAGATGAAACGCTTGGTTATTTTACAGAATATGGCATATTTTGGGATAGCTTAGAGGATTATTTAAAAATAAAAAAAAGAGCTGCATTAACGCAAACAGATTTTGATGATATATTAGATTTATTTCCCGAGTTTTTAAGGCCAAATATAATAAATATTTTAACATACTTAAAGAGCAAGAAAAAAAATAATTGTTGTAATAAAATGATGATTTACACAAATAACACAGGTCCTCAAGAATGGGCACGACATATCATAAGCTATTTTGAAAAAAAAATAAATTATAAATTAGTTGACCAAATAATAGCTGCATTCAAAATAAATGGTAAAAAAATTGAAATATGTAGAACAACACAAAATAAAACACATAAAGATTTAATAAGATGCACAAAAATACCTATTGATGCTGAAATCTGTTTTATGGATGATTGTTTTTATCCGGAAATGGCAAATGATAATATATATTATATTAATATAAAACCTTATTATTATGACTTATCATTTGAATATATGTTTAAAAAATTAATGGATTCTGAAATTGGTAAAAAAATAATAGGTGATGATGATGAGTTTGAAAAAATAATGATGGAGCATATAAATTTGTTCAAATATAATGTTCTTAAAAAGGATGATAAAGAATACGAAGTCGATAAGGTATTAGGTAAGCATATAATTTCTCATTTGCAATCCTTTTTCAATCGTTCAAGTAAAAACAGAACTATTAAAAATAGAGGTAATAAAAAAAATAAGACTCTTAAAAGAACTGTTTAATAAATGTTTTAAAATAATCTAAATATTGATTTAATGCTGTTGTAGTTAAAATAAACGCACCAGCACTAAATGCTATTTTTCTATCTAAATCAGTAAACTCATAATGAGTTCTTAATGGATTGAAACGCCACATTAAAAAAAGACAAATATAAATTCTAACATAATAATCTAAAGATTGGAGGTATTTTGGTGCACTTTCTGATAAACCTAAAGAAGATATGATAACCAAAAAATATGTAACATAAATAATAATATTAAATAAATTCTCTTGCCATTTATGTAATTGTCTTTTATTCATATATTAGTAAGAGATAAAATGAAAGCTAGTGCTTTTTTTTCAGTTAAGAATAAATTAATATCAATATGAAGAAATTTCACATGAAGAATCAGTTGCTGGTTTGACATTCATATAGTTATACAGTCGTTTGTAATTATAAATCTCTTTATTGCAAATAAATATTCGGGACTTCTTGCTTGACATTTCATAAATTGTTTTTTAATAATTATTTCATATGTGTTATCATTATTATTAGTATTTAGGAGAGCAAATATACCAGACATAATTATGTATAATAATTATTAAAAAAATAATATATAAATATATCAAATGGAGAGACAGCCAATAGAATGTGTTTCAGATATTCATAAACAAACAAATAATCGTATATATGATAGAAATATTCCGTCACAAATGTTACAACCATATTTAGATGTAAGACCTGTTATGACAAAATATTCCTATTTTCCTATTGTTGACCCAAGAAAACCAATAAATGTACCATTAACTCAAATGCCAACATATAATGTTCATCAAGTATTTAACCCAGGAAATAGTCAATCGCCGTGGTCAGGATTTGCATCAAATATCAATACTGAATCAGAGTTGAGAAATCAGATTTATGCTTTACAAAAATGTAGTCAAGCAAATTATGTTCCTAATTCCAATAGTGATTTATATACATATAAATTTCAAACTACATCAAACTCAAATCCACATGATTTATTATTTAGAACTGATTCATTTGAATCATTTAATCCAAATCCATCACCTGGATTATGTGGTTCTTCAATGTTTTATAATAATACTAGATGTCAAGTTAAAGATATTACAAAACAAACATGTTAAAAATAAAAATTATAGTTTTATTATATGTCTCAATCATTAGTTAATCAAATAACATTAGATTGTCTTCTAAATAAGGAAACAATGGGTAAACATATAATGAAACAAACAGAAAAACAAATAAATAAAGAAGAATTTATATTTTATAGAAAAAGGATTTTTAATTTATTTAAGGTAATGATAAATAATAATAATCCAGATGATTTATCTCCTGATGTTAAATATGCATATAATACATTTATAAAATCAGCTATAAACTATTTCAAAATTATTGATAATAATGATTTATTACAAGACGAATATAAGGACATAGACTTTCCGCCTGATATATCGAGTAATGATAATATGGATACAACATATAATTATGATGATGCAAATAAATTAATGATGCGTTCAGTTAAAATGGATTTGCCTACTTTAGATAAATATGTAAAACGAACGACAAATAAAAAGCATGATAACATTATTTTACCAAAATCGAGAGAAGTTGATATTACGAAACCAGAATTTAAGAATAAAGGAATAAAAGACACCGATGAAAAAAAGAATATCACTATTATCTATGAAGACAATCAAAAAGATAAGAAATAAAAAAACTCAAAAAAAATATAGAAAGAGAAATTATACATATAAAAATCGTAACAAACATGGGTCTGGAAAAAAATCAATTAAAAAGATTAATTGTAGTCCTAAATCCAAAGATGAATTGAATGATTTTAGTTGCTATACAAATGATTCACTTATTCATTTAAGAGACCGTTGGAATGCTCGGCATCCTGATGTAAAAATAATATCAAATTCGCCAAAAGATATTCATAAACAATTAAGCGATTATTTAAGGGATATATGTAATAATGAGGCTTGTTGGTTAAGACAGAATAGAGCATTTGGAAAATTAGAAAGTGAATTAGCTGAATCATTTGCACCGGAATCCCCGCCTGAATGGAAAAAAAATCCAAATGAATGGTTATCAAGTACAGATATAATGAAAGTAATGAAACAATATGAGAAAGCATACAAAGATTTTGATTTTATAGGACCTTCACCAATCGATTTTGATATAAGAAAGTTATATGGTGAATGCGTTTGGGAAGAATTATGTAATTTTAATTTAGAAAAATTTATAAAAGAAGGTAAAACAAAAATTGGAATCATTTTCAATACAGACCCACATAATGAACCAGGTCAACATTGGATATCTATGTTTATTGATATTAAAAAGAAGAAGATTTTTTTCTTTGATAGCACAGGAGACCCTGCAACTCCAGAAATAAAGAAATTAATTGATAGAATTAAAGAACAAGGTGTTAATTTGAGCCCAAAAATTATTTTTAAAGTTGATAGTAATGAAGGTATTGAACATCAATATGGAAATACTGAATGTGGTATTTATTCCATTTATTTCATAATTCATATGCTTGAAGATAAGATGACCGAACATTACATAAAAACTCATATACTTAAAGACGAATATATGGAAAAATTTAGACATATTTATTTCAATGATTCGTTATAAAAACATATAAAAATACAATTGTATTATTATATATTTAAATGTCAATAAATATTTTCACCAAAAAAGAGAATGCTCAAATGTTATGGGATGTTATAAGCGATGAAGATATTTTCAAATTTATCTCTCCTGATATTCAAAACAAAGTTTACAATTTATTTATAAATAATATACAAGGGTTTTATGAACTCGAGAGAACAAAAATTAATTCATTGGTTGATATTAATAAAAAATATATACTTCTTATTCTTAATCATATTAGAAAAACATATCCTTATCAACCAAGTAAGATAGTAATTCATAATGAAACACCAATAAAAGAATCAATAACATTTGAAGAAATACAAAATGATAAAAAATCTAAAATCGATAGAGATTTTACTAGAAGACAAGAAGAATTTGAAGATTCAATGACTTTAAAATCTCCTTCAGTTCCAGAATTTGCTGATAAGAAAACTGATATACCAATAAAAGAAATGGAGAAAATTCTTAAAGAAATGCAGACACAACGTAACTATGAGGTTGAACAAATAAATAGGTCTTATAATACATCAAACCAAGTTGATAATTGGCTTAAGCCGCAAGAAACTTCTCTCAAAACCGAAAAATTTGAAGCTAAATTGGATATACCTCAAAATAATAATAGATTTAAATATTTAAATGAAATCGACCAAAGCTTAAGTCCTAAAAAGAATGTAACATTTAACAGTAATGACCAAGTGAATACATTTATTTCTGAACATGAGGCAGAAGATGACGAAGATATAAATATATTTGCAAAGCTTAAAAAAGTAAATAAAAAAGAAGGCAATATTAGATTGGAAATTAATGAAACTAACATAAAAGATACAAATTTAAATGAAGATAGAATTTCTAAGTTAGAGAGAAATGTCTTAAATTTAACTCAAAAAATGGATAAAATACTTGTTTTATTGAGTCAAACAAATTAATATCTTTTTAATTTTCCCATTTTTACAAGTTCTAAAATCTTCACTGGTTTAAATAACTTATTAAATTTTTTAAGTGACTAATTGTCTGAATATTCTTTGACCTTTTTTATCAGTCTCATATGTTCCAACTTGAACAGGAGCTATACTTGAGTCTTTCAACGCAGCTTCATATGATTTTAAATCATAAATATTTAATACGTTATCACTGACTCTACGATAAACATATTTGACACCAAAAATAGTAACTGGTTTACCAACCCACTCAATAGCAACTCTATTAGCTTGAACAGTCGCATCATTTTGCTGTTCTGCAAAATCAGGAACATAAGCATATTTATCAGTTGATGGGTCTCCAAAATTAACGCATTTTCCATTAGAATAAATATAACAATCAAATGATGATTCTTTAATTGCTTCAGTTAATTGATTAGTTAAATTAGCTTTTATTTCAGATATTTCGAATAAATATTGGTCACTAGTTTGAGGTGTTTTAGGAGTAGCCTTACTTAAATCTTTTCTCTTTAATTCAATAGCCTCATCAGACTTCAACTGAGTCTCTGTAAAAACCATTAAATAGACAAAAACTTCAACTGTTTGTAATGCAAGTGGTAAATCTTTATGACTACAAATACGTCTAGCGCGACCAATAACTTGTTCAGAACGAACTGGATGCCAATAAGGGTCCATTAAGTGCACATAACGAGTATTACGTAAATTGATACCTTCAGAACCAGATGATGTAATCATGAAGACTTTAATAACTTCACCCATATTATTATTTCTATATTTAGATTTAAGAACTGAACCAATGCTATCAGGTATATCATCCCATTCACCGTTATAAATTTTACGCATCATTTCTTTTTCTTCAACTGTTTCAGTTCCAGTATATAATGCATAAGTAGGTTTACCTTCATCAACTTCAGGAATATCAATTTGCCATAATCCTATCGAATTCTTTCTAATTTTAAATCGAGTAAACCCATTTTTATTTAAAACAAGAGTAAAAAGTCCAATGCCTTCAGCAGTTCTAAATTGACTATAAACTAAATGTAAACCTTGATATTCCGGGTCTTGAATATTTTCAAGAATATGTAAAAATTTCGGACTATATGTTTGAAGTGCTTCAGGTGTGAAAAAATCATTAGAATTGTCAGCCATGTCTTTTAACTTATTTTGTAGACGCTCCATATAAGTAGTTCCACCGATATCATTTAATACTTCATCCCCTTCAATTTCAGCTTCTCTTTCATCTTCAACATCTTGTTTGGCTTCAATTTTTTTGCCTTGTTTTAATGCAGCAATCATATTTGAATCTTCCTCCTCCTCTTCTTCCTTAGCCTCTTCAGTTTTCTTTTTTCTTATAGGAATTGGTCTATCTGGAATAATAAAATTACAAAATAGACGAGAGAAAATACGATATGTTGATGCTTTATCCTCATAATCTTCTCCCCTTGTTTGTTTTTTTTTTTTTTTTTCAATTTTACGTTCCTCTACACGAGCTACTTCATATGCTTTAAATTGCACATCACTCATTGGAACTCTGATTATATGATAATCTACACCAAGTTGTTTATTGAATCTTGGTAACAAACTTTCTTGAGCACTTCTGAAGTAAGAAGATAATCCTAAGATTCTACGTTTAAGAGCATCAGAGTTTTTAAGTTTTCGTTCAGTTTCATCAATATATCTGGCAACAAATTCATCAAACGTATCAGGTAATGCTTTTCTATATCTAATTTGAATACCATCAGGAATAACATCAATATCATTTCTTCTAAGAATAGCTATAATTTTTCTCTCAAAATCTTCATCAGAAATGATTTCAGTATCAAATTCAGTTTGACCTGCTTCATTTTTTTTATTATTTGAGACTCCTTGATAACCAGTGTCTTTTTTGATTTTATTTTTAAATCCAAAAGGATTTCTAGTTATAGTTAAAATCTTACTGGATGGTGAATAATCTAAATAATCCAATGTCTTCTCTCCAAGTAATATTTCTTGAAGCGATTGTCTGTCAATTTTTTTTCTAGTAGTGACAACCAAAGGTATTTTCCATGTCTTGATATATCCTCTTAAAATATTGAAAAGTATTCCAAATTCATTAGGATAGTTAATTACGGGTGTTCCAGAGAGCAATATAATTCTTGCATTTTTGGCACTTAAAAGCATTTCATATAACTTAGGTGCTAAATTAAGAGGTAGACGTTCCTTTTCTCCACGTTTTGTTTCAGCAATTGGTTTTTCTTTCTTCAATTTGTTAACAATTCTGCTAATAAAATTGTGAGCCTCGTCAATAACGACAACAGTGTTGTCAAAAAAATTTTTGGTATATCCAGAAGTCATTTCTTCTAATCTTTTCTCACGTAAACCATTATAATTAATAAATTTATATTTTTGTTTTATCATTTCATTTAATTGTTCTTCTAAAACTTGTTTACTAGTATCACTTAACTCATCATAATTAGATTTTTTTTTGATATTTACAAAAAATGCTCCACCGTGTCTACGTATATATTCTTGAGGTAAATTTAAAATAGCTGACATACTTTTAAGAGATTCTGGATATTGGTCAATAGATATCCATTCCCAAAATTGATTTTTCTTATATAATAAATCACCACATTTCTTTAATTCACCAACATAGTTTGCACGTAAAGATGCAGGTGTCATAATAATAATACTTTTAGAATCTTTCATACCTTCTGCTATTGCAATAGATGTACAAGTTTTACCTGAACCTAAACCATGATATAAAAGTAATCCACGATAAGGTGTATAAAGATTCATATAATCTCTAACAACCTTTTGATGAGTTAATAGAGAGAAATCAGATGATGTTTTACCAATAGTATCACAAGAAATATTATCTCTATTTTCTTCCAATTCCCTTTTATATGGTTGAAATAATGAATTTATAAAATTTACAAAAGTTTCTCTATTATTCATTATATAACTTGCAACTTTTATATTTACAGGTGGCAATCTTCTTGGTAATCGTGTTGTTAAATCTGTATCTCCCAATTCAACAATGACTTCTGGTCCCAATATAGCAACACCTTTTTCAACTTTTTCTGTCTTTCTTTTCTTCTCTTTTGGAGGTATAATTGGTATAACTTCTTTCTCTTTTTTCTTCAAAACAAATTCCTCTGGAGACTCTTCTTTTTCTTCTTCTTTAAATGCAACTTTCTTTTTAAAGACAAACTCTTCTTCATCTTCCTCTTCACCTTCAATAATAAGTGGTGTTTTAACTCCTATTTTTATAGCCTTTTTCGCTAGAGGAGTAGGTGCAGGCTCAATTATTTTTTGTTCAATCTCAACTAAAGGTTTAATCGTAACTTTAGTTTTTTTGCTTTCTGCTAATTTATCTAATAATGCTTTTCTATCATAACCTACATCAGTTTTATCAATAATTATAGGGCGACCACTAGATTCTTCTTCTTCTGATTCCTCAACATCAACACTTACAGGTAATATACCTTCTCTTTCCTGTATTTCAGAAATTTGTTCGCTTAAATCAATAATACCTTCTTCAATTTGTTTACCAATAGTCTTATCTTTTTTTTTATCAGTTTGAACTCTGGGTTTTCTATGTCTTTTTTCTCCTTTTATAACAACAGCGACTCGTTCTCTTTCTTGAACATCGGGTTTAACCATTAATTGTTGCTTTATTTTTTCTAAATGATTCATTGATTATATAATTTAAATATATAAATTTTTATAATTTTACATATGAAATAATAAAAATATGTTTTGTATTTATATGGAGGTATTTTACAATGGAAAATTAATGAAAGATGGTGAGTTTTTTAAAATATCCGAAACACAAAAAGAACCAAAAATAAAAATATATGTTAATGCAAATCATTTATATACATTAATACTCTTTGACCCCGATGCTGTAGGTGGAACTCATATTCATTGGTCGATAATAAATATTACTAATAATGATATTAAAACTGGTAATATTATAATTCCTTATAAAGGTCCTGCTCCACCTCCAAAATCTGGAAAACATCATTATATTTTTGGTTTATATAAACAGGATAGAGAGATTTTTTCTGAACCGCTTAATGAAAGACAAATCGAAATAGATAACTTAAAAAATAAGTTAAATTTATATGAAAACCCAATATTCGAAACTAAATTTATAAGTCAAAATGAAAGCGGTGGTAGAAAAAGGAGAAAAACAAGGAGAAGAAGGAATAAAAAAATTAATATAACTAGACATCGTTAAATATCTTTATCATCACAAATCAATTGTAAATCAATCGTCTTAATAGCTTCATTACATGCAACTTGCTCGGCCTTTCTCTTAATTTTATGTTGACCTTCACCCATATAAATAAGAATCTTTGTATTTGATTCTACGTAATCATGAATAGCTTTAAAGGTCTTAAAGAATGAAATATCAACAGAGTGAGCATGAGTTAAATGATAAATAGGTTGACCAAGACATAGATAGACACCCATTTTGTAGCCAAGTTCAGAATCATGTTCAATTTCCAAATAATGCGGTGTAACCTTGAACTCTTTCTGAATTTTAACTTGTAAAATATTTTTATAGTTGTCGTCATTTTGAATAAGCGCAACCCAGTCGATATGAGTTTCAAAAATTCGATTGATAAATTTCTTAGCAATTTTAAAGCCAGGGCTTTCGTCATCTGACGTATCTTCTGCTAGTGGATTATGTGTTTCAAAATCTAAGAATAATGCACCAATAAATGACTCGAATAAGCAGCCAAGTTTCTTCAAGTTTGTTCGGATTTTCTTTTCTTCAGCATGCTTTGAAATAATTAACCATTTATGAAGTCCCATTTCGAGGGCAATTCTACCGATTGCTTCATTCTTTACAATTGCGATTTTTTTCTCAGTCATAAACCCTTCATTCTCTTTAGGAAATCGTTTATAAAGATAAAGTTTAGTAATACACTCCAAAATACCGTCGCCTAAGAACTCCAATCGTTCATTTGATTTAGAACTAAGTGGAAGACAGTCGTGCGGTCGTTGAACAATAGTTATATTTTGCTCAACGTTTTCATATTGAGGTCTTTTCGTATAAGAACGATGAACAAATGCTCGCCGGTATAATTCTAAATTACGAACATCTGGAGGTAAACCATATTTGGAAAGAATAGATTGAACTTCGCTCAATGTAATCTTAACATTTAGAGGATTATAAGGATTAAATACTAATCCGTCCTCAGTTTTAATTAAATCGTCATCGTGTGCTTGTTTGATTTCTGACATTTATATAGTACATTGGTTTAGCTTTATATTTATTTCATAATATATAAAAAATTGAATAATTTATATATTATTTAAAGTGATATAAATATTTGTGGTATATTCATATTATGGAAGAGTGGCTGGTTATCAATGATTTTCCAAATTATAGTGTTAGTAATTTCGGTAATGTTAAGAATAATACAACAAATAAAATTATGAAATTAACTATCAAATGTGGATATTATAATATATCATTAACTAATGATATATGTAAAAAAACATGTAAAGTTCATAGGTTAGTCGGTTTATCTTTTATTGAAAACCCGGATAATAAACGAACTGTTAATCATAAAGATAAAAATAAGTGTAATAATAAATTAGAAAATTTAGAATGGATGACGCACGAAGAACAAAGTCAACATCGGTCAATTGGATTAAATTATAAATCAAATAAAAATAAACCGATTTATAGATTAAGTAAAGATGACGAAATATTAGAACATTATAATTCAATTGAAGATGCGGGAAAATGGGCTTTTGAAAATAAATTAGCAAAATCTGCACATTCTGGTAGAAACGCTATAGGAAATTGTTTGAATAGATTATCAATTAAAGCATATAAATTTAAATGGAATTTTCTAGATAATAGTTTAGAACATGAAGAATGGAGAGAAATTAATTATAAAAAGATATTTGGTGAAGAAATGTTAATTGACAAAAATTACTATGTGTCTAATTTAGGAAGATTTAAAAATAGTTACGGAACTATTATGGAAAATTACAAACCAAATGAAAATGGATATATAAGAGTATATATTAGTAATAAAACATTTCTTTTACACCGATTAGTTGCTTTAACATTTTTAGAAAATCCAGAAAATAAAGAAACTGTTAATCATATGGATGGCAATAAATTAAATAATACTATTGATAATTTAGAATTTGCAACTAATCAAGAACAAGAAATCCATAAACATACTATTGGTTTAGGAAATAACTTTACAAGAAAAGTAAAACAATATAATTTAAATTGGAATTTCATTAAAGAATACGATTCTATTGTTTTAGCAGCAAAAGAAATGAATGTATCAAAAGGAACTATTCGCGGAGTTTTAATAAAATATAGAAAAACAGCAGCCGGTTATATATGGAGATATAGTGATGATATCGATATTGATTTTACGGAAAAAATAACAATCAATGAAAACAGAGGTAGAAAGATATGCCAATATGATTTAAATATGAATTTAATTAATAAACATAATTGTATTGCGGATGCTGGAAGAAATATAGGAGTTCATAAAAATAATATTTGGGCTGTTATTAACAATACAAAAAAAACAGCCGGAGGTTTTATTTGGAAATATTTAGATTAAATTTTAGCATTCTAATAAAAATAAAATATTATTGTAATTTATAACTATGGTGTATATGTCCGGATCACGCATGAGCAGAAATGCCGCATCAATTGTAAACAGACCAACATGTGGAGGCAATAAGAAGGCCGGCCTCGCTCCCCGCGTCGGTTGGTATTTATCGAGTAATGTTAATTTAGTTGGAGCTCCTCAAACAATTCCTCGTTTCTGTATTCCTAACAGAACAATCCAAACCCAAAAATACGGATACCGTGCTACAATTGGTGGAAACATGGGTTAAGCAAATTAATTATACTGTTTCTACTTTTTTGGATTTATTTTTTTAATAATTAATTATTAAAAAAATGATTTAATAACAATTTATCAAATAATTTAATAAGTTATGATTATCAAGATTGATACTAGGGAAACTGCTCTTTTACAGCTTATTAACAATCAAGTCTCCGTCATACCTGTTTTCAAATCTATTAAGGTTCTATCAGAAACCTTACCAATCGGTGATATTATTATTAATGATGAAAGTGAAGATAAAATAATTATTGAGAGAAAATCAGTAAATGATTTATTGTCAAGTATTAAGGATGGACGTTATGAAGAACAATCATATAGATTAAATGGTAACAATCATCATAACCATAATATTGTTTATTTAATTGAAGGCGATGTTAACAAAGTAAATCGTTTTAAACCTGATAATCAGATGGAAAAACTAACTTTATATTCGGCAATGTTCTCATTAAATTATTATAAAGGGTTTTCTGTATTTAGAAGTTTCTCTCTAGATGAGACTGCAAATATTATTTGTAATATGGCTTATAAGATGGGAAAAGATTTAAATAAGAAACCTTATTATTTAAATAAATCGCAAGTAGAAGTTCCAATTAATGAATCAGGTGATATTGCACAAGTTACTACATCAGATGAATCTGAATTAACAGAAAAAGATTATGTTGGTGTTGTTAAAAAGGTTAAGAAAGATAATATTACTCCAGATAATATTGGAGAGATTATGTTATGTCAAATACCAGGTATTAGTTCAGTTACTGCATTAGCAATAATGGAAAAATACCAAAATATTCCTAATCTTATTAAAGAATTAGAATTAAATAATAATTCAATGAAGGATTTGTCATATACAAATGTAAAAGGTCAAGTAAGAAAAATTAATAAAACATCTATAGCTAATATTGTAAAGTTTTTATTGAAAAAATAAAAATATATAATATATGAAAGAATTTTACAATCTGTTTTTGTTTATTGCAATATGCTTCTTTATTTTTATTTTATTTAGAAGTTTTCATTATAATCCAATGATAATTGAAGGTATGACTGATGCTTCTGGTAATGCTGTTACTGTAAATGCTCCAGAAAATGGCATAGCAGGTAATGCTGCATCTTATGCAGCTGCAATAAAAGCTGCTACAATTAAATCACAAGATACTTTTTTAATTAGCAAATATCGTGCGGATTATGAATCTGCAATTTTAAATTTAGATGATTTAATTAATAATTTAATGTTGAAAACGGCATTAACAATTAATCATGAAAATCCTGGTGAATCTGTTGTTAAATTAGGACAAATGCAACAAGCAAAACTAGCATTAAATTCTGTTATGAAATTTGTCGATAGTCAATAAATTCACCTTTTTTGTAATTATATGAGCTGAAATATTTATATTACTCATTTGTAATATAAATATGTTAAATTGTTGGCTCAACCTTTTGAAAAGGTTGATTAAGCTATAGCAATGCTAACTTCATCTTCTTTATAATAACCTTTATCGACTAAACTCTGAGTATATTCAGATCCACCCCAATTTGGGTCCATAGCATTTGGACTTACTTGTGATTGTTCTTGAGAAACATCCATCATGTCAAGGGGTGTAGTAGTGCCAACATAATATGATGTTTCATCGTAAGCAGGATAAGAGCCTTTATTATAAGGTGGGTCATTTCTTGTAGCATCAACTAAAAGAGTTGGATTAGGATATGCTAAAGCATTTGGGTCGCCTAATGAGCTTTCCATAGTAGGTGAAACTTGAGATGCTATACCCATAGGAGCAGCAGCAGAAGGTGGTAAGCCGGCTTGTGGTTCACTCACACTAGGTCTAACTTTATAAACTGCATTACCTTGTGCATCATAAGTGGATTGTAAATAAAGAACAGGACATCTTATTCCTTGGCTTCTTTGCCAATCTAAAAATTCAGTATATTCTTCTAAATTATCAAATTCAATTGGATTAACACCAGGAACTTGTGCTAATTTTGAATTATATAAATAAAATCTAGAATCCTTTTGAATAAGTAAATTAGGACATCTTGGTTTGGCATTTTGATTAGTATATCCTTCGGCATATTTAGGGTCAGCACATCTTGCGTAAAAATATAATCCAATCAAAAATACTAAAATTGTTAATAGCATAGTAAGTGTCATTATATATTTATTAGGATATTATTTTCTACGTATTTTATATAATGGTTTATCTAGAAATTAATAAAAAAAATTATCATAATTTAATTGATAAATTAAATAAATATTTATCCAATAAAGATGCCGAAATATTTATTTTCTTTTATATGGAAGGATGTGGTCCATGTAATGAAACTCGTCCTGAATGGTCTAAACTTAAAAATGTTCTCTCCAAAGATTTTTTAAATAATGAAAATATTGTAATTGTTTCTATTGATAAAGACTTATATGGTAAGCTAAAACATGCAAATAAAGAACCAATGAGTTTTCCTACAATAAGATTTATGACAAATTCTGGAGAGAAAATGGAAACTTATGAGGATTCTGAAGTTTCAAGTAAAGACAGAAAAATAGACTCATTTATCGAATGGATAAAACTTAAAACAGGCGAAAAGGATATTACTAAATCAGAAAAAACCAGTAGTATGACTAAAAATAGTCATACAAGAAAATCAAGTCATTCTAAAAAACCTAAACTTAGTGGAAGGACAAAACTTGGCGGTAAAACTAGAAAACAATTAGGTGGTAAATGGACTACAAAATATAAACGCAGTATTAATTGTAATAGACCTAAAGGTTTCTCTCAAAGACAATATTGTAAATATGGTCGCAAAAAATAAATAATTCTATAATATATGAATCAATATATTGTAGAACTAGTATGAGGGTTATTAGCAGGCTCCTTATTAGGAGCAACTGGAATTTTTCCTGTGGGTGTTATTTTATTAATTTTTGATTACTTAGGAATAGGAAATTATAAAAGTAATTTAGGGGGCTATTGCATTTATAAACTTATTTCCTATTACTATTGGTTCTTTTTGGAATTTTTATAAAACAAATAATATAAATTTTTCAATGGGTATAATTTTATTATTATCAGTTATAACAGGTTCTTATTTTGGTTCATTGTTAGTTACTGACAAACGTTATGAATTATCTAAAAAAACAATTAATTACATAACATCAGCTATTGGTTTTACTATTGGTATAGCATTTTTAATTGCTGCTCGGAGAGATTAATTTAGCAGTTTTTGAAATTTTCCTTTGAATATCCAATTACAGCACACGCTATTCGTTTACCAGCATTTCCTGTTTTTAAACTTTCTGCATTTCCTCCTTGACCACAATCATCTTCATCTTCATGAATAATTAATCCTCTTCCAATAATATTACACTTACTTCCTCTAAGTTTTATTACATTATCATAAAATGAATACTTCGCTTCTCCTTTAGAATTTGTGGCTATATTCCCTAAATCTCCAACATGTCTTTCTGACATACCAGGACAACCATGAGTTTTACCATAAGGATTAAAATGTGCACACATACTAGTGCATTTATCTGTTAAATCTCCAGCTTCATGAACATGAAAACCATGAGCACTATTAGGTTTTAACCCTGTCAAATTTAAATCAATTATAACAACATTATCATTTAAATTTTCTCTTAATTTCACTGTTCCCTTAATAGTATCATTAAATACTGCTATAGCATAAATAGGCATATTATTCATTATATTATATAAATAATATATAAAAATTAGTATAAATAATAACACAACCAAATAAATATAAAGTTTTTCCATATATTATATTTAAATAAAATTGATTTAATTTAAACAAAATAAACATAAACTAATAATAAAGAATAAAATGGAACATATCTTCAGAGTTTTCGATTATAATGTTTATAATGCATATGATTCATCAAGAGATGATGATGAAAACAATACATATAGAGACACAAATTCTTTTATGATTCAAATGTTTGGTGTTGATGAAATAGGTAAAACTTATTCAGTTACAGTTGAAGGGTTTAACCCATTCTTCTATCTAATGGTAAGCGATAAATGGTCTATTGAAATGAAAGAACAGTTCATAATCCATTTAAAAGAAAAGATGGGTAAATATTATTCATCTTCTATTATAGATTCTAAACTAGTTAAGAGAAGAAAATTATATGGTTTTGATAATAAAAAAGAGCATAAATTTATATTTATTGAATTTGCAAATTTAAATGCATTTAATAAGGCAAAAAATCTATGGTATACTGATTACCAATCAGGTCATCATCTTTTAAAAACAGGATATCAATATCATAATACAAATATTATGTTATATGAAGCTAATATTCCACCGCTTTTACGTTTCTTTCATATAAAAGATATGAGTCCATCTGGTTGGATAGCTATACCAAAGAAAAAAGCAATAGAAAAGAAAAATGAGTTAAAAACAGTAAATTGTGATTGCGAATTCATAACAAATGTTAAAAATATAATACCATTAAATGATAAAGAAACTAGAGTTCCATATAAAATAATGAGTTTTGATATTGAAGCTAGTAGTAGTCATGGTGATTTTCCTGTTCCAATTAAAACCTATAAGAAATTAGCTACAAATATTATTGAATATTTTGAAGATATTGGTATTGACCAATTTAATAAAAATACAATTAAACCATGTTTAACAAATATTATTCTTACATCATTTGGTTATGAAAATACTACAGGAATCGATTTAGTTTATCCTAAGCGTGTTCCTCAAACAAAAGAAAAAGTTATTGAATTATGCAATGAATGGCTAGAATGTAAGGTAAGAACATTAAAAAAGTCAATTGAATTTAGTGAGGCAAATTCTCTAGAATCAATGTTTGAAAAAATGTCAAAAGAAATTGACCAAGAAAACGAAAATGAACAAGCAGATGGTAACGGAGAGGCGCTAGAAACAGATGGAAATAAAACTTATAACAAATATGTAAAAGAATATACTGATAAACAAGCAACAATAGTTGATATATTATTAGATAAGAAATATGAACGTGATGGAAAGCTAACTGAATTAAATTTAACCTTAATCTCAATATTTCCGAAATTAGAAGGTGATAAAGTTACTTTTATTGGTTCAACATTTATGAATTATGGTAATAAAGACCCATATTTTAACCATTGCATTGTTTTAAACACATGTTCTGAAATTCCAATGGAAAATAGTGTTGTAGAAACATATGAAACCGAAAAAGATGTTTTATTAGCTTGGCAACAATTAGTACAAAGAGAAAACCCAGACATCATTATTGGTTATAATATATTTGGTTTTGATTATGAGTTTATGTTTCGCCGTTCAGAAGAAAATAATTGTGTGGAAGATTTCTTAAAACTTGGAAGAAATAAAGATGAAATATGCGGCAATAAAGATAAAGATTCTGGAAAATGGAAGATTGAAGAAAGTAGTATTCAAATTGCAAGCGGACAACATGACTTAAGATTTATTAAGATGAATGGTAGACTTCAAGTCGATTTGTATAACTTTTATAGAAGAGGTGAAAACTTAACAAGTTATAAATTAGATTATGTAGCTGGTTATTTTATTGGAGATATGGTAAAAAAAATTGAACATAATGATAGTAAAACTGTTATCAATACAAGTAACTTAACAGGATTATTAGTTGGTAGTTTTGTTCATATAGAAGAAATTGGGCATTCAGTTGACTATTATGAAGATGGTGCAAAGTTTATAGTAACTGAAATTGATAAAGAAAACTGTAAGTTTACAATTGATAGTATTATTAATCCAGATTTTAATAAAAAAGTCAGATGGTGTTTAGCTAAGGATGATGTTACACCTAAAGATATTTTTAGAATGACAAATGGTTCGGCTGATGACAGAGCAGTAATTGCTAAATATTGTATTCAAGATTGTAATCTAGTCCATTATTTGTTTAACAAATCAGATATTCTTACTGGATTTATTGAAATGGCAAAAATTAGTAGTGTTCCTATTAATTTCTTAGTAATGCGTGGTCAGGGTATTAAGTTACAAAGTTTGATTGCTAACGAATGTCGAAAAATTCGCACATTAATTCCTGTCATTGAAAAGGGTGATTTAGATGAAGGGTATGAAGGTGCTATTGTACTACCACCTAAATGCGATTTATATCTTGATAATCCAGTTGCTTGTAATGATTATGCATCGTTGTATCCTAGTTCAATGATTAGTGAAAATTTATCACATGATAGTAAGGTTTGGACTAAGGAATTTGATTTAGCAGGAAATCTTATTGAAGAATGGGGGGTCAAGAATCCTGATGGAAATTATATTTATGATAATCTTCCTGATTATGAATATGTAGATGTTCAATATGATACTTTCAGATATTATAGAAAGCATCCAAAAGCAGCTGCTGAAAAAATTAAATGTGGATTCAAAATTTGTAGATTTGCTCAATTTGCAGATGGTGAATCAGCTATTATGCCGGCTATTCTCAAGAAGCTTTTGAAAGCAAGAAAAGATACAAGAAAAATGATTCCAACTCAAACAGACGAATTTATGAAGCAAGTCCTAGAACAAAGACAGCTTGGTTATAAGGTCACTGCAAATTCATTATATGGTGGTTGTGGTGCAAAAACTAGTTCGTTTTATGAAAAAGATATTGCAGCATGTACCACTGCTATGGGTCGTAAATTGTTGACTTATGGAAAGCGAATTATTGAAGAATGTTATAGCAATAAAATTTGTGAAACGACACGTCATGGTCTTGTTTTAACAAATGCAGAATATATATATGGGGATAGTGTTGGACATGAAACACCTGTTTATGTAAAAGTTCATGATAAAATTCATATTTTAACTATCGAAGAATTAGCAAATAAATATGGAAATAATAATTGGATATTATCAACGGAAGAAGGAAAACAATGTAAGGAATATTGTGAATTAAATGATGTTGACACTTGGACTGAAAAAGGTTGGACGAAATTATTCAGAGTAATTAGACATAAATTATCATCTCATAAAAAAATGTTTAGAATTCTAACTCACACTGGATTAGTTGATGTCACAGATGATCATTCATTATTAAAACCAGATGCTACTGAAATAACCCCTAATGAGATTGATATTGGCACCGAACTACTTCATAATAAATTGCCTATTAATAATGAAATGTTGTCTAGCATTTCAGTTGAAGAAGCTCAAATAATGGGTTTCTTCTTTGGAGATGGTAGTTGTGGTTCATATGTCTGTAATAGTGGAAAAAAATCTTCATGGGCTTTAAATAATGCTTCTCCTGAACTTATTGATAAGTATATAAATTTATGTAAAAAGGCATATCCTGAATATAATTGGGTATTTATGCCAACACTAAAAAGTTCAGGAGTATTTAAAATATCACCACGAAATAACAATTATGGAAAAATTGTAGAACTTGTAAAATATTATAGAGATTTATTATATTACAATAAAAATAAAATTATCCCTAATGAAATTATAAATGGTTCAAATGAAATTAAGCAAGCATTCTTTAATGGATTATATGATGCTGATGGAGATAAAGATGTTAATGGTTATACCAGAATTGACCAGAAAAGTCAAATAAGTGCTGCGAATATTTGTTTATTGGCACAGAGCTTAGGATATTCCACATCGTTAAATATCAGAAAAGATAAACAAGATATTTATAGAATAACAATGACAAAAAAGACACAAAGAAAAAATCCAATTGCTATTAAAAAAATTATAGAAATTGAATATAATGGTTATGTTTATGATTTAACAACAGAAAATCATCATTTCGCTGCTGGAGTTGGAAACTTAATCGTTCATAATACGGATTCTGTATTCTATACATTTAATTTACAAACACCAGATGGTAAGCCAATAAGAGGCAAAGATGCTCTAGAAATTACAATTGAATTAGCAAAAGAAGCAGGTGAATTAGCAGCTAGTTTTTTAAAAGCACCACATGATTTTGAATATGAAAAAACATTTATGCCATTTTGTTTATTATCTAAGAAAAGATATGTTGGTATGAAATATGAATCAGACCCAGAAAAATGTAAAAGAAATGAAATGGGTATTGTATTAAAGCGTAGAGATAATGCTCCAATTGTTAAAGATATTTATGGAGGTATTATTGATATTTTAATGAAGAAACAAAGTATTCCAGATGCTGTTTCATTTCTTAAAAATTCTTTACAAAATGTTGTTGATGAAAAATATCCAATTGACAAATTAATTATTACAAAATCACTGCGTTCTGGTTATAAAAATCCCAAATCAATTGCTCATAAAGTATTATCTGATAGAATAACTGCAAGAGACCCTGGAAGTAAACCTAGTTCAGGGGATAGAATTCCATTTGCATATATCATTGTTCCCGGTAAAAAGGTTCTACAGGGAGATAAAATTGAGACACCATCATTCATTGAAGAAAATAAATTAAAAATAGATTATTCATTTTATATTACAAATCAAATAATGAAACCAATCCAGCAATTATTTGCATTAGTTCTAGAAAAAATATGGATTTTACAAAATAAAAGACCTAAATTATTGAAATATAAAAAGGATGTTCGGGTTCTCAAAGATAAATATTTGAATGATGAAGATAAATTCGAAGAAAAATTAGAAGAGTTTCGTTGTAAAGAAATTAAAGCATTATTGTTTGATGAATATTTAAGAGAAACAAATAATGAAAAAGCTGGTAACCAAAGTCTATCAAAATTCTTTGTTAAATCGAAGCTACCTTTGGTTTAAAAGTAAGTATTTGAATTTAATTTAATTTAAACCTACACCCTTAAAGTGTATTTGTTATAAATTTCACCAGGTTCATCTGACAACATTTGAAATGTCCAAAGGTGTAAAATAAAAAATTATTGAAAACAAATTTTTATGTTATTTTAAAATAAACTCTTAGATGCAGTTGGCTTGCTAGAGATTGCCATCATTTTTTTAATCATATCTCTAATTTCTGAAACACTCTCTTCAAGACCATAAACTCTCTCTGAAAGATTAGCTACATCATCTTCACCATCATCACCACCATCATCACCATCATCATCATCATCATCATCATCATCATCATCATCATATGCCAATGATATCTCATGTGCCATATGAATAGGCATAGGCATATGAAGAGGGATTAATGCATCTAAGTTATGATAATTACTATATAATACATCAAAATCTGCAAACCCTTCTTGGTCCAATTTATACATAATTGCATTAGTAGTTCTCTTATGCTTTTCAGCAATTTGGTCAATACTCCAACCTAACAACTCAAATTCTCTCTGAAGTGAAAGAATCTCATTAATAGACCACTTAAAACCATATCTAGACTTCTGATTCATATTATCTATATACTATATTGTATTATAGGTTTTATCTTTAAATTGTTTAGTAAAATATTATTTCTATTTACGTTTCATTGGTAGACTTATTTGTACCCATAATCCATATTACAGAATATATCCAAGCACCAATAAGTATCCACATATGATTAATAATATTTGCTGCATTATAAACAATCCATCTTAATCCTTGACAATGTGGCGTTGATATCATAAATGGTGACATAATAAATCCAATTATAGAATTTGGAACACAAAATTTAATATATAAATGTGCAGAAAAATAGTGTAGACATATCCACAACATATAAATGCCAGAAATTTTAAATAAAAACACAGATGTTTTTAAAATATATGAAACAAATTTATTAGAATAATTATAAAAATTATCAAAAATTTTTGACTTAGATATTTTGTCTAATTCAATATCATTGAATTCATTTAATTCATCTTTAGTTATTTCATTTTCTGTATCACTTGATTTGTCTTTTTCTTTTTCATAATTCTTATTATTTCTAACTCGTATTCTTGTCATAATTAAAATTATATTAATTAAATCTTTAAATTGTATTAATATAATTTATCTGGTATTTCTGTTTCTATTTAAGGTATGTATTAACAATGAAGCTAACATATCAGTTGGATTAGTTGTATAATTACCAGAAGCATCAAAAATACCAGTATTAAATATATTTTCGAGTGAAGATATCGAATTTTCATTAATATCCTCTTCGTTAAATCTGTTTGTAGTATTATTTGTAGTATTATTTGTAGTATTTCTCTCCAGATTATTATTAGAAGAATCAATTGTTGTTCCTGGTGAGTTAAAATATTCTGATGATGTATTATTATAATCTCTTATATCATAACGACAAACAGGACATCTACAATTAGTTCTAAACCAGTTCATTAAATATTCAGTATGAAATGTATGTCCACAATGTCTAATGACAGTTACCATATCATTATCATTAAAATCATCCATTGAAATTGGACAAGATGTATTCACTGGTCTTGCAATATCACAATATACAACTCTTCTAGTTGCAGATTCAATTTGTGATTGAGTTGGATATATCTCAACTGGTTGTAAAAAACGATTAAATACACTTTGAGCATAAGAATCAAGTGTGCTATAACGTCTATTTCTAGGGATAGTATATTCGCTAATTGAATCAATAACAAATGGTTGATTATTAATCATGGTTCTACTAGTAGAAGTATTTTGCCAACGTCTGTGATTATTTCGCCTTGTATTATTAGTATATATATTTTGATTAGAATTTAATAATTGAGCCAATGAAATTCTTATTTGATTATTAGTTTGTGTTAAACTATTTAAAGTTTCAGTAATCGAATTTATATGTCTAAGATTATCATTATACATAGTATTTAAAATGTTAACTAACAAAAGTTGCTCATTAGTTAATCTAAAAGTATTTGAGTTAGAATGGTTCATAATAAATATATTATAAAATCTGTTTAAATATATAATAATAATTAATATATTGTAAATGGAGATAAATAAATATCAAAATAAAGGATTAAGTGGCTTGGCAAATTTGGGCAACACTTGTTTTATAAATTCATGTATACAAATAATGTCACATACTTACGAATTAAATGATTTTCTAGATAATGAATCATATAAAAAAAAATTAAAAAATAAATATGATAGTGCCTTATTAATTGAGTGGGATAATTTAAGAAAAATTTTATGGAATGAAAATTGTATTGTCTCTCCAGGTAAATTTATAAAGACGATTCAGAAGGTTGCACAATTCAAAAAGATAGATATTTTCACCGGATATTCTCAAAATGATGTATCAGAATTTTTATTGTTCTTGATTGATTGTTTTCATAATTCTTTATCAAGAGAAATAAAAATGACTATTTCAGGTAATGCAGAAGATGAGATAGATAATCTTGCATTAAAATGTTTTAAGATGATTCAATTAACATATTCAAAAGATTATTCCGAAATATGGAATTTATTCTATGGAGTCAACGTATCAGAATTAACAAGAGTTGATAATAATAAAATAATTAGTCAAAATCCAGAACCATTTTTTATGGTAGACTTGCCAATTCCTCCAGATAATAAATCGCCATCTCTTATTGATTGTTTTAATTATTATGTAGAAGGAGAGATAATAGAAAATTATTTACATGAAGAAACAAATGAGAAAGTAAGTATTAAAAAAAGTATTTTATTCTGGTCTTTTCCAAATATTTTGGCAATAGATTTAAAACGATTTAATAATAGATTTCAAAAAAACCAAATTTATGTATCATTTCCTCTAGATAATCTAGATTTATCGCCTTATGTAATTGGTTATAAGAAATCAAATTACAAATATGAATTATATGGAGTGTGCAATCATAGTGGAGGAGTAATGGGAGGTCATTATACTTCATATGTAAAAAATGCAAATGGAAAATGGTATCATTTTAACGATACATCTGTTGCAGAAGTTGGTTTAAATGAGTCAATAATATCTGCAAAAGCATATGTATTATTTTACAGAAAAATAAATGTGTAAATATAAATATTTGATAATAAAATTTTTAACTACCTATATATTATATGGAAGTAGTAAATACAACATCAACAACTGACCCAGTTAATATGTATAATTATTTAAACAATTACATAATGAATCCAATAGTATTGGTAATAATAGTATTAATAATTGTAACATATTATGCTTTTTCATCATCTTTAGGACCAGGTAATTTAGGAAGTGGAGATGATTCAAATGGAGGCGGTAATATTTTTGGTATTATTATGATGGTAATTTTAGTAATTTTAGTTTTAGTAAATGCTTTTCAATATTTTTTCAGTATAAATGTTACAGCATATATTCAAGGTTTATTTACTCCAAAAACTACAATCGATATAGTTGTAGACCAAAGCACATATCAACCAACAACAGTTCCCGAGATTAAATTTAAAAAGCAAGTATTTAATATTCCAGGTAATTATTACACATATAACGATGCAAAAGCATTATGTAGCGCTTATGGTGCAGACTTGGCTGAGTATAATCAAATAGAACAAGCATATAATAATGGTGCAGAATGGTGTAATTATGGTTGGTCATCAAATCAGCTAGCATTATTTCCTACACAAGAAAAAACATATGATAATCTTCAAACAATACCTGGACATGAAAATGATTGTGGAAGACCAGGTGTAAATGGTGGTTATATAGCTAATCCTGATGTAAGATTTGGTGTAAATTGTTATGGATATAAGCCAAAAATTACTGGAGACGAAGAAGAACTAATGAAGACAGCAACTCCTTATCCAGAAACACCACAAGATATTGCATTCCAAAAGAAAGTAGATATTATGAAAAATAATTTGGACCAAATATTAGTTTCTCCATTTAATTATGATAGTTGGGGGTCTTTTTAATTAATATTTTCATGTGAATCATTAAAAATTTTACCATATTTATTTTCTAAAATAGGAATAGGAACATAAATATAATCATTTTGATGTACATATCTAGTTTTAATTGACATAAAATATAAATCTAGAAGTGAATAAATAAATAAAACGACTGATAAAAATCTTAATACCTTTAAAGAGATATTTTTTGTATAATTATAAATACTTATTCCCCAAGGAATATAATTGTAAATAATTATTGTTGCATTATTATTTTCAATTATATGTATTCTACAAATTGGACACGATTTATTTTTATCAAACCAAATTTTTAAACATTCAATATGCACAGACCCATTACAAGTGCAATTATTTATATATAATTTATGTGTTTTTAAAGTAGAAGGATTATTTTCACTATCAATTTTATATTCAAAACATATAAAACATTCATTATAACATTGAATTTTGTCTTGATATTTTGGTTCATCATAATGTTCGCAAAGCCTAAAAAGCATTTTTAGTTATATTACAGTAATAGTTTAATATAAATATTTTAATTTTATTTCTTTTTTTTTGTTCCTCTTTTTTTGGAGAGGATTTTTTTATTTTTTCTAGTAATTTTTTTCTTATTTTCTTTTGATTTAACATTATGCTCTCTAACAAGGTCAAGTAATTTGTCATGTAAATCATCACTTATTACTTCATCATCACTTTCTGAATCATCATTATGCTCAACTTCTTTATATTTACCACCAATGATGCGATTATTATAAGTTATAGCCCAATTAGGAACTACTAAATCATTAAATAAGTCAGAAACTTTATTACCACCACCAATCATTGAATCATTGTTATTTAAAGTCATAATAGGCGACATTCCTGCTTTCATCATAATTGAATTAACACTGAAACCACCAGAATGTATTCCATTATCTATATCATTATTAAAAACTAATTCATCTGCTCCAATATAATCTAATTCACTCATATAAATTGTCAATATAAATTAATTTGAATAAAACCGCTTTATTTCTGGTACAACTTTTACAGAGCGTTTTTGTTTTATATGTTCCATAATAAGCTGGACTTGGGACTCATTTTTAATAATCTCTCCAAGAGTTTTTTCTAAATATTTAAAGGTTAATGGTTCAGGAACCTTTGTATCGACAAATTTGAGTTTATCATTATTAACTTTAATTGTTGTATCTGCCATATTATTAGTTTTTGCATAATTAGTTAAATTTGATTCAAGTGTATTCCTTTGTTCTCTTAATTGCTTTACTTGTTCATTAAGTTTTTTAACTTGATTATCAATCTGAACCCATTGCTGAATTTTATTGTCAAAACTCATTAATATTAGTTATAAAAATATTTTTAAATTATAATTTAAAATATAAAAATATAAATTTTAACGTCTATGGTGTCTACGAGTATGTCTTCCACCACTTCTCTTACGTCTATAAGTTTGTTGTACTCCTAAAAGAGCAAATGGAACAATAGCTTGATTTACAACTTCACCTAAAAATCCGCCGCGTCTGCGTCTTCTACCAGCGGTTTGAATTCTAGATAAATCAGCGGAGGTTGGCATTTGTGATGCTGGAGTAACATTTTGACCTTGAGCACCGATTATAGTATTTCCTTGAATTTGACCATAAGGTCCAGATTGGTCCATGGTTCTTGCCCATTGTGAACCACCGGTTCCACTAACATACATGCCATAACTTGATGCAGAGCTATATCCACCTCTCATTCTGCGACTTCTACTTCTTCTACTTCTTCGACTGTGTCTTGTCATTATATAGTCTAATGAGAATAAAATTTATGCAATCGCCTAAAAATCATCCGCAAAATATTTAAAATATTTTGTTAACAAATTGTTTATTTCGTATAATTAGAATTAACATAATTAAAATAGCTAATATCATTACAAATATTAGAAATACAAGCGTCATAATAATATAAATATATGGATTAATCTCATATAAAATAAAATCGATAACAGGTTTTAATAACATTTTAAATTCATTTTTTATATCTTCTCTTTTCAAAATATCTAAACATTGTTGAACGATTGAATCCTTCATAATTAATAAAAAGACAATTAATAAAATTATTTTGCGTGTTAAAAATAATTAAATTTTCTATATTTTCAATAATATGGATAATATAATTGAACCTAATGAGTCGTTTGATTTTTCAAAACTTTCTTTAGCACATCCAGTTGGAATTCAAGGTGGAGCTTATTTTACAAAAATTGAGCTTAACACTAAACCATTATATATACAAACATCAAAAAGTTTAACAAGACAAGGGTTTGTAAAAACTGGTAAAAAATATTACTGTGACTTAATGTTTGATAAAAATTCAGAAACAATAATTCATTGGCTAGAGAATTTAGAAGAAAAATGTCATAAACTTATTTATGAAAAAAAAGATTCTTGGTTTCAAGGTAATTTAGAAGAATCTGATATTGAAACTGCATTTAATCCATTAATACGTGTTTATAAATCAGGTAAGTATTATTTATTGCGAACAAATGTTAAAAATTCTAAAGACGATATCCCAGCTTTAAAAATTTATAATGAAAAAGAAGTTTCACTAGGTATAACTGATATAACTACAGAAACCGAAATTATGTGTATTTTAGATATTCAAGGTATAAAATTTACTTCAAGAAATTTTCAAATTGAGATTGAAGTAAAACAAGTAATGGCACTTGATAATCAACCTATATTTGATAATTGTCTAATAAAGACAAAAAAGTATACCAAACCTTTAGAAGAACTAAATATTTTACAAAGTTTAGAAGAAAAGACTACTGCTATAGTTGAGGATGAAAATAATCTTGAAGATGAAATGGTGGTTGAAGAACCTATAATTGAGGAACAAAAAAACCTTAATACTTTAGATACTTTAGATACTTTAGAAGAAATTGAACATTTTGATTTATTGCAACCTCACGAACCAAAAGAAGAGGAAAATATCAGTTTAGATATTAAATTCGAAGATTTACTAGAAGATATTGAGGAAAATAATGATGTCCTTAAGGAAATTAGTAATGATGATTTAAATTTAGATAAAAATGATACACTATTAACATTAAAAAAACCTAATCAAGTTTATTTTGAATTGTATAAGGAAGCAAGAAATAAAGCAAAACAAGCGAAGAAAAATGCTATTTTAGCATATTTAGAAGCGAAGAATATTAAGAAAACTTATATGATTGAAAATATTAATGATAGTGATAGTGATTTTGATGCAGAAATAGACGAAGCTTCAGAAAGTGAATTGGAAGGTCTTTAAGAAAGTTTTAGGATAATTTAAAAAAAATTATTTTATTAGCATTTTTATATAATGAGTGTCTCTTTAAAGAAACTATTGAATGACTACGGAATTGGAGCTATTATTGTTTTATTAATTGTAGCCTATGGCGTTTTTATGTTTGCAGGTTATTTAGGAGCAAAGGGAATGCCGGGTCCTGAAAATATGAACCCTCAAATGCAACAACAATACAAAAATAGCATGGCATCTTCTGCCGCTGTTCGCCCTTCTGACCCTAATGGTAATGAAGTATTTGCCTCTGCTAATGGCGTTCAAACTTCTATGCCTGGTATTCCTTCTTCATGCTCTAAGCCTAATGTTACAAATCCTGCCGAACTTTTACCTAGTGATTCCAACTCTCAATGGGCTCAATTAAATCCTTCTGGTAAAGGTGAGCTTGCTAACATTAATTTATTAAAAGCTGGTTATCATATCGGCATCGATACTGTCGGACAAACCTTGAGAAATGCTAACCTTCAAATTCGTTCTGAGCCACCGAATCCACAGCTTAATGTGGGGCCCTGGAACACCAGTACAATTTCACCAGATTTTCTTAGACCGCCGCTAGAAATTGGCAGTGGCCCTCAATAATTTTTTATTAAAAAAATTAAATTTATGGTGTCGTCAGTCTCAACTAAATAATATCAAAATCTTTATATTCATTATTTTTACACATATAAATATTTTGAACTCTATTTTCAGTCGTTATTTTTTCAATATTCACACACAATTCGTTAAACCAATCATATTTATTTTTAAATACATCTTCTTGTAATATTCTTATAACCGAAAATCCATTTTCATTAGCACATTTCATTTTATATAAATCCCGTCTTCTATTATGCTCTGGTGTTTTCCATTTAGCAACTTGTTTCCAATGTTGAACACCATCTTGTTCGATGATTATCTTTCTCTCTTCAATTACAAAATCAAAGGGTAAATGTTTCTTATCTTTACACCAATCAACCTTATATTGAGTTTTTAATGAAGGATATTTTTCACTTAATATTTTATTTAATTTATCTTCTGTTTTATATCTACAATTAGGACACCAAGACCCATCCGTTATATGACATAATTTACTTGGAAATTCATTTCCGCATTTATCACAATCAAATATAAATTTTTCAGCACTACTTTTAAATACGTCAATAGGTTGTTTTTTATTTTTTGATGACCAGTTTTTACTTCTCTCTATTGAAGCAAATGATTTATTAAAACATTTAACACATTTTTTATCTGGATGACACATAATTCTACTATTACAGTAATTACAAGTATTTCCTCTTGTTATATGACTTAATTTTTGTGTAAATATATGATTACAATTAGGACAATCAAATAAATATTCTTTATGTGATTTTTTAAATACTTCTTGTGGAAAATATTCGTTTTTATCACACCAATTTTTAGAATATTCAATAGAAGCAAAACATTTATCAAAACATATTTTACAATCATTATCTCTTCTACATAATTTTTTATTAGAACAATATGAACACCATTTATCAAAATTTACATTTCTCAAATTACTATCAAACTCGTGTCCACATTCACGACAATCAAACCAGAATTTCTTATGTGAATTCAGTGCTACTTCATTCGGCTTTAAAGTATTTCGATTTGACCAAAATTTTGACTTCGTATGACTATCAAATTTCGCCATTATTTATTATCTATTTAATAATAAATAAATTTAAATCAATTTTAAAAATATTTGAACTTACTTTAATAATTTATTTCGTATTGTTCTCCATATTCTTTAGGTTTTAATGTTTTTGTCATCCAATCTTATATTTACGTCTATAAGTTTTATTTTTTTTAAATTTGCGTTTACTCGTTTTTTTCTTTTTATATCTTCCTCCAATAATTTGTTGTGGTCTAGTTATTAAAAAAGAAAAATCTATCATACTTATGTCTGGATTTATTTGTTTTTCCATAACAATATCATCTTTAAATTTCTTATTACATATAGAATCTATTTGAAATCCCATTTTTTGATAACGAGGAACTAAAAATTTAGCATTTGTAGGTTCATTTTCGACAAATAATTTTATATTTCTCTTTCCTAAATTTTGAACTACTAATTGTTCCATTAAAATAAACATTACATCGACAGGCGCTCCTGTTGAACCCGGAGTTGTCTTTTCTCGTGCAATAACATCATCTGATGATATTTTACAAACATCGTTTATCCAAACATCAAATCCTTTTCTCGTTTTACACCAGTCATAAATCTGTAAACTACCAGATGCAACATTATTTATACCAGCAACTTTAACAATAAAAAAAGCACTTACTTCATCATTATCAATAGATTCTTTAATTCCTTCTTCATCTATATCTAAACATAATTTACCTTTATATGTTCTATTTCCAAAATAATTAATAATATCATTACTTTCTGATTCATTTGTTAATGGTGTAATATAAATTGTGTAATCATAATCAAATCCTTGGTGATTAATTATTCCTGTAAATTCACTTTGACCAATATAATTTTCAAAATTTAGAGCAGGCATATATAAAATAAAAATATTTTATATTAATAATATATGGAAAAACATAGTATATTTTTTTATATATTCTTAGCATTTGTATTATTTTTATGTTTAATAATTTACTACCAATCTGATGCTTTTGATTTAAAGTGTATTATTGCTTCAAACGATGGAAATCGTTATTGTGTAAGAGAAAGAGAAAAAATGGAATTAGCTGCAAATCTTTTAGCAGAAGTAACACAAAAAATGAAAGATATGGTTGACTATTTAAAGAAAAAACATCCAGAGGACCCAAGAACTATGAGATTGGTAAATGGATTTAATCCAAAAAAAATCAGTGAGACTTTACCAACAAGTGAATTAACAGCATATAGTGAAAATAAAGGTGAGAAATTAGCTTTCTGTTTAAATAAGTCAAAAAATGGAACGAAATTAATAGATGTAAATACATTAACATTTGTGGCACTTCATGAATTATCTCATGTTGCAACTAAATCTGTTGGTCATAATCAAGAATTTTGGCAAAATTTTAAATGGGTTTTAGAAAATGCAAAAGAAACAGGAATTTACTCACCAGTTGATTATAAAAAATATCCAGAAGAATATTGTGGTATGAATATTAATGATAATCCTTATTATGATTTAGTATAATTTAGTATAATTTAGTATAATTTTTTTCTCGTATATAATATATAAATGGAATATCCGTTAAATCATCTTTTTCATGCGTTTATTATAACACTTATACTTTATGTATTAATGAAATTTCTCTTAAAACAATCACAAACTATGGCTTTAAATAGAAGTATTTTAATCGGAGCATTGGCTCTTGCTTATATGATTTTATTTGGGCATGGCTTACCAATGCAAATTAATAAAATTTAAATTATTTTTAATTTAATCGAATAAACTAAATTAAAAATAATAATTTATTTATATATATGTCTCAATCAATATCCTCAGTAAAATCATTAGATGAATCTTTAGATAATATTATTTATAAGGTTAAAAAGGTAAAAAACGATAAAATTGATACTATTTATGTATTTTATGGTAGAAAGGATAAACAAATTTCAGAAGATAAACTCATAGAAAAAATTTTTTCTGAAAAAGAATATGATGATATTAAAGAACATAATACTAAAATAGTTTTTAGTGAACAAAGAATCCATCCAGATGACTCAATTGCTACAATTAAAATTAAAATACTTAATGAGTTATCTAGCATGGATATTTCACTAGAGGAAATATATTTGTTTTGCAAAAAAGTTGAAAAATTAAATTCAATATCAGTATATCAATCTTTAACTCAAAATAATAAAATTGCATTAAACAAAATACGTCTTGACCAATTTATACAAAATATTAATTCTGATATAGAAGGCAATCCATTTCCACAAACACAAGAAAAAGAAATTTATTCATATGATGATATTTTTGAACTTAAACTTGATAACAAAGAATATATATTAAACAAAGTTTTAGGACAGAAATTTTTTATAGTTGAAAAAGAATATCTATTTGTTTGTAATCCATTTGAAGTTAAAGAGTATGATAAATTTTTGGAGAGAAATTCACGTAAATCATTATCAACCCTTAACAATCATTTATTACTTAATTCAGGAAATATATTAGATAATAGTATTTATATATGTTTAGCCGAAGATGTATTATCTTATGTTAATAGCATTGACATTTCAGAAGAAACTACATTAAAGATATACTATCCATTTCTTTATAATAAAAATATTAATTCTCTCGAAGACTTAGAGAGAAATAAGGATAAATTAATCCAAGGAAATAAAAAAATTAATAATGAGAAAACTATCAATTCATTTAATACTATTAATATGTTTTATGAAGTATACGATTTGAAAAAATCTGAATTAAACTATGTCAAAAAAGGAATTAAATATGTTAAGGCTGTAATTAAACCCGAGTTTGATGTTAAAATTCCATTAGAAATTATTTTTAAGATTGTTCATGCAACTGAAACAAATCCATTAATTAAATATAACCCATCATCTAGACAAGAAAATATATACAGACTTTATTCTGATAAAATAGCTACTGATGGACGCAAAATACCTTATCTTAAAAAAAGTGCAATATTTAAACTTATGAAGGCTATTGGACGAACCAAATCAGTTTCAATTTATATAGAGACAAATGATGAACAAATATTAAACTGTGAATTTGATGAAGAAGGTTACATAACTATGTCAGCCGAATTTAATAATTTAGTTGATGTATCGCAAATAGATGAAATCTTCAAAAATTTAATTAATCCTATAATTCAAGAATTTAAATCTGTTCTAGAACAAAGTGGTTATAAATTAAATTTATTTAATAGCTTAACGGATGAAAATATCGAGATTAAACAATTGACATATGAAACTCAAGTTGTTATAAGTAAACCATTTGATATTGAATCATATAAGGGATGTATTTATAGCATTTTTATTAATGAAACTAACGCTTTAAAAGCTAAGAGTGATAAAATAAGTTTGCGTTTTAAACGTGTATCTAATTATAGTAAGTTTACAAGTCAAGAAGCTTTCATTCTTGAAAAAGCTTTACAAGGAAATAGAGGCAATGATATTATACAAGCCTTACTTGAAAATTTTCCTGATGATTTAAATGAAAAAGAAGCTAGGGAGCTTGTTGCAAAAGTTGCAAATGAATTAGAAGTTGAAAGAGGAGTTAAAAAAACTGATATTAAAATTAAAGAAAATCCTGGATTTAAGACTGAAATCTCATTAGACCTTGAAACAGCAACTTTAAAAATTGTCACTGAAAATATTAACAATCTAATTTATTTATACACTTTACCAATTTATTTGGACACCATTATTCGTTTAACACAAGACAAAACTTCTACTAATTATCCAATATCAGAAATTAATAGATTATGTGGTGCTCAAGAACCAATTGATATTTCATTTCCTGATATTACATCTTCCACCGAATTATCTGCAAAAGAAGGTGAAGAAGCTGAAATTGAAGGTGATGAAAGTATTGATTACATAAAATATACTAAAATTGAAAAAGATAAACCAAAAGGAGCATTTAGTTTATTATTTGATGATGACTCAGAAGAAAGTTATGAATCAGAAGGCGGTGATAAAAAAGAATTTTTAGAAGGAGGACAGTTATCATCAGAAGAATCAATTACATCTGAATCAGATGATAAACCTAAAAAGAATTTAACATATGCAGGTGTTACTGTACCATCTGGTATTTCTTCCCCTCAAGAATCAGAATCAGAAGAATCTGTTTCATCAGAAAAAATTTCATCTCCGCCAGTTGATACCATGCAAAAAAATATTATTAAATCGTCTTCTCAATCAACATTAGGTTCTCTTGTCAAGGACTCTCCAGAATCAGAAGAATCAGATAAGCAACTTGAATCGTTACCTAGTATAAGTAGTCCCGAAGAATCTGTAACAAGTGAAAAAGTAACTACTCCAGTTATTAAACAAAAAATACCTTCTCCATCTGAAGAACCTATACCAGTTTTATCTCCAATTAAAAGTATTTCAATGGAATCACAAAAACAACCAAAGAATTCAATGATTATTGAAAGTAGCTTTGAAAAAGAAAGCGAAGAATCCGTATCAAGTGAAAAAGTACCTCAAAAAGAAGAACCTGAAGAAGAACCTGAAGAAGAACCTGAAGAAGAACCTGAAGAAGAATATGAAGAATCATTATCAAGTGAAAAAGTACCTCAAGAAGAAGAATCTGAAAAAGAGGAAGAGCCTGAAGAAAAAGAAGAAATAGTTAGAAATATCGATGGAATGAAATTAAATAAACCATATTATTTTCAAACTCAAATTGAAAAGAAAGACCCGATACTAATATTGAAAGAAGATACAAAAGAATATAATGCATATTCAAGAACATGTTTATCTGATAAAAGAAGACAACCAGTTATATTAACTGATACACAATTAGAAAAAATAAATAAACAACATCCTGGTTTTTTGAGAGAACAAGATGTAATTAAATATGGTTCGGATGAAAAGCATCAATTTAACTATATTTGTCCACGTTATTGGTGTTTAAAAAATAATACATTTATTGACCCAAAAGATATTAAGACAATAAAAGGTGAAAAGGTTCATCAACCTGAAAAAGGTCCTTCATGTGGTAAGGTATTACCACAGAAAGATAAAAAAGTCAAACCTGGATATTATATTTATGAATTTAATGATGAATCTTATCCTGGTTTAATTCCTGATAAACATCCAAATGGTTTATGTTTGCCATGTTGTTTTAAACACTATAATACTGAAGGAAGAATAAAAGCAAAAAATAGCTGTTTAACAAAAGAAAAAAAACCAGAAGAGAAAATGGAAAAAAAAGTTAAAGATGTTAATAAGGAAGAAGCCTATATCTTAGGTCCAGATAAATTTCCATTAGATATGGGTCGATGGGGTTATTTACCAGGTGAAATTCAGACAATTTTACATGAAGTTAATGCAGACTGTCAAATTAGCAAATCAAATACTAATATAAAACAAAATCATGCATGTTTATTACGTCATGGAGTTGAAATTAATAAAAAACAGTCATTTATAGCTGCTATTTCAGACGAAATATTTTTTGGTAAAAGAATTATAGATAATGAAAATCTACTAACAACCAAAATTGCAAAGGTATTAAGTATAAAAGAGATGAGAGAAAGAATTATAAAAGCGATTAACTTAGATTCATTTATTAAATATCAAAATGGTAATTTAGTAAGTGATTTTAATGACCCAGACAGAAATACTAAACCAGAAAAATATAGTAACTCAAAATTATATAAAAAAATAAATTTTGATGTTCCAGAAGAAAATACATATTTCTTAAAGGTAATTTCAGCATTTGAAAATTTTACATCTTTTTTAAGTGATGATGATGCAATTATTGACCACACTTATTTATGGGATATACTTAGCACGCCTAACAAATATTTATTCCCTGATGGTGTAAATATAATAATTTTTCAATTACCACATGACGATATTACGAACAATGTACAATTAATTTGTCCAACTAATCATTATTCTTCTGAATTTTATCAAGCAAGAAAGCCATCTATTATATTAATTAAAGAAGATGGTTATTATGAACCACTATATTCTTATTTTACAGATGGTAAAAAACTTACTATTACAAAAGAATTTAAAGAACGTGACCCACAATTATCAAAAACTATGCGAGCAGTATTTAAAGAGCTTATTAAACCATTCTTCGAATTGATATGTCGACCATTAGATAGTATGCCAAATATTTACAAAGCTAAGCGCCCTTTACTTTTATACAATCTTGTTCAAAAATTAGATGAATATGAATATATAATATTAAAATTAGTTATGAATTTTAATAACAAGATTATTGGTGTTATTGCTAAAGAACCAAGTGCATCCGAGAGAACTGGATTTATTCCATGTTATCCATCAGCATTAGACGAAAATTTAAAGAAAGATTTAGATTATGTTTTTATGAATGATGAATCATTATGGAATACTTACAATAATACAGTTAGTTTTTTGGATAAATTAGATAAAAGAAGCAAAAAACGAAGAGATGAATCAGCCATTCCATGTAAACCAACTTTCAAAATTGTGGAAGATGAAATGGTTGTTGGTATATTAACAAACACAAATCAATTTATTCAAATATCAGAACCAATTAGGGTTGATGAAATTAATCAAGATTTTGACCTTCCATCAATTACAGATAATGATTACATTGTTAACCCAAAAACAAAACCTATGATACAAAGTGATACTCAAATTATTACACAAAATATAGTTGATGTTGAGAGAGAGGATTATATCAAAAAAATTAAACTAGAAACAAGTTTCTATAATGTTTTCAGAAATACAATTAGAATTTTACTCAATAGTTATGAAAATATAAAAGTCAGAGAGAAAATAGAATCTGAAATGTTAAAAGAATATATTATTTATTCAGATAAACTTGCAAATATAAATAAATTATTAAGACAATTAGTAGATGATAAGATTCAATTTATTGGTGATGAAAATTATTATAAGCTTATAAATGAAGTAACAACATGTATAGTGAAAGACAAGGAAAAATGTAATGATACACCAAACCTATGCGTTGTTACTGAAAATGGTAAATGTAACCTTATTTTACCAGAAAAAAATTTAATTACAAATAAGGAAAATGAATCAATTTATTTTGTAAGAATGGCTGATGAATTAATTAGATATAATAGAATTAAGTCATTTATGCTTCAACCTCAAATTTACTTGTCATTTGGTAATATTGGTTATAATTTAAGAGAAAATGAAATAATACTTGTTCAATCAACATTAACACAAGAATATTTTGATAATCTTATACCTGCAACTACAAATAAATATATAAAATATAATTCATATGATGAAACTGAACCAATTTTTACACAAATATATGATAACAAAATACCTTCCCTCGACCAAGCAATTGGTAGAAAAAATGAGCAAATATGTGATAAGGTTGAGAAAGACCATATAACATCTTCAATTTGGAAAAAATGTTTCCCTCAAAATTATACTGAAATAGAATATAGTAAATATAACTTCTGCACTTTCAACTTCATAAAGGATTTGATAGAAAAGAAAAATGGAGCGAAATATACAATTAATGAAATTAAAAATGAATTGTATGATGAATATAAAAAATATATTTCCGATGAAAAAACTAAAAATAAAATTGTTGATATTCTTATTATTGAAGGTAAAAAAACCTTAGGTGACCAGGTTCATGCTGGAATATTATCATTTGCAAGTTTTATATATACTGATAATTATTTTTTAACAACATTTGATTTATGGTTGCTTGTAAATAGATTTAATATTCCAACTATTTTTATATGTCAAAAATTTATATTACAATCTAAATATCAAAATCATGAGTTTGTTGGTTATGGAAATTTGGAAGATAAGTTTGCATTTATTCTTATACCTGGATTTAGACCAGAAAATGTTCCTAATTTTAAAATTGTTAAATCAAACAAAGGTGATATATTTATATCTCTTAAAGAAATTAGCGAAGAATGTATAGATACTATTCAAAATTCGATTCGAAACAAAATTACTATTGAAGAATACTTGGATGGTTTTGTTATGCCAACAAAAACAGTATATGAAAAGAAAAAACCTTTATTAATTGAATCTGATAGCGAACCAAAAGAAATTAAAGAGAAAAAGAACAAAATTATTTTAGAGGAAACTAAGCCGGTTTCATTAGAAAAAGAGGTTCAACAAAATAAAAAACCATCAAGAAAGGTTTTAGTTAGAGGTGAACCAAAAAATAAATCTAGAAGAAGACCTGATATAAAGAAAAGAAGATTATTAATTGTTGAAAGTGATACAGAAAAAATTTAACTTACTGAGTCATCTTCATGATATTCATATTCTTCCTCTTCTTCATATATGTTATTTAGCCGTTAAACTTATTATTTTGATTTAAATTTAATATTTAATATTTAATATTTAATATTTAATTATCAGTTATGTAATAACTAAAATAATTATCTAAACTTTCATTTTCTTCACTAGAATCTTCATCTGAATCATATTTATATGATAAATGATTATTCATAAAATTTGCTATCTCAAAATTATTAAATTTCTTATGTATCATATTAAATTCAATATGCGACTTTACCCGTTTTATTTTTCCTTTTATATAGATATTTTTTAATTTTATAATTTTTCTACCAAAATTAGGATTAAATTGTTGAAACTCTTGTAATTTTTTATTTAAGTTTTTTTTTGCATCATTTTTATTATTGGAAATAAGTGAATAATGACTTTGAAATTTGTAATGTAAATATGGTTTCATAATTCTAATTAAATCATTTTCTGGGAATTCAGAATCTATTATAATTTTTTTATTTAATGAATAAAATTTAGAATTAAAATAATTAATCATCGATAACATTTGTTGTTTAATTATTTTTTTTTCAGTATTAATAATATAATTTTTGATTGAATATTCTCTCAAAATATATTCATAATTATTAATAAATTTTGTCATATTAAAATTTGATTCTTTGAATTTAAAAAAAATATCAAGATAATCTGATTTAATATATTTTATTTTTGAATAAGAAATTAAATAATAATAAATATAATATAATATTGATTTACCGAAAGAAATATTATTATAAGGATTTTTAATGGTAATTGGTTCTGCAATAAAAGAAAAGCAATTTGTCAATGATATATAAATTATTTTTAATAAATCTTCTATTTTAAATAAATATTTTGAATTTACATGATAAATACATATAACATTAATGTCATTTATATCGATAGTATTTAATTGCATATCTGAATTTACAATTAATTTTGATTTTTTTAATTTATATAAATATGCAAATCGATTAAGAGTATGATATTTTTTTTGTATTTTGTAAAATAAATCTAAAAATTCATTTCTTTGTTGAATTTTATTTGTAAAATAAAAATTATCAACTATAACTTTTAAAAAATAAAATTTACTCTTATAATTATTTAATTGATTAGTAAAAAAAATATTAAAGAATATTTTATGTATTCCACCAACTTTATCAGTTTTATCATAGTTATAAGAAAAAATATTATTATCTAAGTTAATTATTTTTCTAATTATCAAATTAAACGTTGAACACATTTGTCAATTGAATAATATAATTATTTATATTTATATTTATATTTATATTATTCAATTTATATATTAAAAACCCGGATTATAATTATTATCATTACCCATATTTTCAGCCTTAATAGTAATAACGTTATTTTGAATAGCAATTTTATTAGGAGCACAAGGGTCATCAGGATTATCAATTGCTCCAAAGAATTTCTCAATTTCTTCATCTTTATTAACATATGTATATTCACTAGATGCTTCTAATTTTTGCATTTCTTGGATATCTAATACTACTTGGAAAGCAGCTGTTCCGAAATGACCTTCTTGACCACACATTACATTTGCTGAAATACCTCTCATAGTATCTAATTCTGCATGTCTAGCTGCTTTTAGAAACATTTCAGGCGTCTCTTCAAAAGATGCTTTGGCAATTGGTCCAATGTTATCATTATTAATACCATGTCTAAATATTGAAATAAGTTTATGTGTAAATGTCATTCTATCACATAATACACTATAATTATGGTAATTGATATAAGTTCCATCAAACTCTACAACTTCAACCAACTCATTGCAAATAGCTTGTCTTGCAGCTTCAATACCTAGCACATGATATATCTCTACAATATTATTACTTATAGTTCTAGTATTATCAATATAATCAAGTCCAAGAACATCTAGTAAATTAGTTCCGATAGTATCAAGAACCCAAATATCTTGTTTCTTATAAACACCATTGATTTCTACTACATTATCCAAAACTTTTCTAAGAATAACTTTTGTAATTCCTTCAATACCTCTTAACACAACTTTTTGAAGGAGTTGGTCTTGAAAGTTCTTTAAGATATAAATTTGGTCTGATTGGTCTAGTGGATTAATTTTTTTCTTTTGACCACCTCTACTGTTTCCACCCTTTAAAATATCATTCATTCTAATTCTAAAAACTAATTTATCTGAATTAAAATCAGAGTATATGCAACTGATTTGGTCTTCATAACAACTTTTTAATGTAAAGTTAATATCATCCATTGTAATATTTTTCTCAAGCATAATTTCAGGGTCCATAACCATTCTTACAATCCACTTGGATTTCTCAGTTTCACCTGATTCAAGACTGACTTCATTACATTCGTCAACTAGATTTTCAAATGCTTTATATTGTTCAATACAATCTTTATCTTCAGCAATTAATGTATTTAAATCATCAGGGTCAAAACAAATTTCTGTAGATTTTACAACTTGTTCTAATCTGGTATGTTCAAGCATATACATAATAGTACGGGCTTTATCTTTTTGTCTCTCATCTTCGGATTTGAGATAAACACTTAACGAAGGGTTTTTAATATCACTTGATAATGATAATATTTCTTCAATTCTTGGTACACCACGAGTTACATTAGATTTAGATGCAACACCAGCAAAATGGAAAGTGTTTAAAGTCATTTGTGTTGAGACTTCACCGAGACTTTGACCAGCAATCATTCCAACCATTTCTCCAGGAGCTACAATAGCTCTTTTATAATTAATTATAATTGTATCCAAAAGTAGAGTTAGCGACTTTTGATTGAATCTCTTTACAATGAGTAATTCTTTTGGAGACAAATAATAGTAGAATAATGTTTCAAATAATTTACTTGGTGGCGAGTAATAATTTTTCTTTAAATTTTCAAAACATACTTTAATCATTCTAAATGCTTCTAGTGGAGTAATATCTACCAATGATGATGATGTAATACCACATTGACCTTGAATTGTATTAATTATATATGAGAATGCAACTGGACAATTAACAATCTTATCACCCTTATTTCTAAAGACATTTTTAATAATTATACTTCTTCTTAAAATCATACTCTCAACAAGTTCATTCATATCGACAGCAAAATCTTGTTGTTGTGTCTTTAATCTACTCATAGTATTTTTAAGGAAAATGTTACTCAAAGTTTTTACTTTTCCAGTTTCTTCAGGAATTAAATAATGATTGTAAATATCTTGAGTGCTCATTTCTACAATTGGTATGTCTTGGTCTTCTACTTTTGTAGTATCAAATCCATCTTCGCCATAACTAAATTGAACAATCTTATTTTTATTAGTTCTAATTGTCATATCGTAATTAACCATTAAATCTTCAAGAGCTTTAATGAGACGGCGTTGAATATAACCAGTTGTAGAAGTTTTAACAGCAGTATCAATAAGACCTACACGACCACCCATGGCATGCATAAATAGTTCTTGAGGTGTTAAACCATTGATATAAGAACTTTCAACAAATCCACGAGCACTTGGAGAATCATCATATTTGGTAAAGTGAGGTAATGTTCTGTGTTCAAAACCATAAGGAATACGTTTACCATCTACGTTTTGTTGTCCAAGACAAGAAATCATAAAGGAGATATTTAAGTCTGAACCTTTAGAACCAGCCTTTACCATTTCAACGAAACGATTACCTTCAGACAAATTTTGCAAACCTATCTTACCAGCTTCGGATGTAGCTTGATTAAGAATACTATTCACTTGTGTTTCAAATTCTTCTTCATTAGTTTTTCCAGTATTATTTTCAAATATACCTAATTGAACTTGGTGAATTAGATTTTTTACTTCAGTTTTTTTATTTGTGATAACTTCAACAATTTTATTATTTGTCTCTTGATTTGAAATTAAGTCACTAATACCTACACTAAATCCAGCACTCTTCATATATTCAGTTACAATATTTTGTAAATCATCGATAAATTTTGCAGATGCCATATTTCCAAAATCATTACATACGCGCTGTAATAAACCTCTTGTTCTGCCACCTAATACACCTTTATCCATTTGTCCTCTAATATATTTACCATTTCTAATTTCTATTTTACCTTTAATAGATAATGGTGGCATAATTTGGCTCAAAATATCATAATTAGTAATACCTCCTTCTTTTGAAATATCTTTAAGGAGTTCTTGTTCATTTACATTATTAAACATCATAAGTAAATTCATGGCTTGACGTTGATTAAATTTTACTCCTTCTTTGGAAAATAGATAAGAACCAAGCATAGAGTCTTGATAAATACCAATGATTGATGCATTATTAGCTGGACTTATAATTTGATAAGGAACAGCTGCAAGATTTTTTAATTCGGCTTCAGACTCTGGGTCTTGGGGCATATGTAAATTCATTTCATCTCCATCGAAATCCGCATTGTAAGGCTTTGTGTCTGCAACGTTCATTCTAAAAGTATCACCTCGATTCATAATTCTAGCAATATGACACATCATACTCATTCTGTGAAGTGTAGGTTGACGGTTAAATAGAACTGCATCACCGTTCATCATATGACGATGAACAATGTCACCTTCTTCTAAAACAATAGAATTTCTATCAAGATAATACTTTAATGTAATTGATTCACCATTACGCTTTTGAAGCATTTTTGCTCCAGGCCATTCATCAGGTCCATTTCTAACTAATTTAGTCAAGAAATCTTTATTAATTTTATTTACGTAAACTGGTTTGGTAATATTTTTAGCGACTTTCATTGGAATACCAAGTTCTCTGATTGAGATATTAGGGTCAGCAGTAATAACTGAACGAGCACTAAAATCAACACGTTTTGCCATAAGATTTCCTCTCATTCTTCCACCTTTTCCATTTAAACGGTCTTTAATTGATTTTAAAGGTCTACCAGAACGTTGAGCAACTGAAGCTACACCAGGAATTTTATTATCAACTTGTGTTGCTACATAATATTGTAGAACTGTTGACCAATCATCAATTACATTTGCAGGAGCATTATTTTGAATTTTTTCTTGAAGTGTTTTATTTGTTTTTATAATATTAACCAAAATATGACTTAAATCATCTTCCGACCTTTGTTGCGAATCATGTTTTACAGATGGTCTTACAGCAGGTGGTGGAACTTGCATTACTTGACAAACCATCCAATCAGGTCTAGAATAAGTAGGGCTGAATCCCATGAACGATACATCTTCATCTGAAATTCTCTTAAATATTTTCAAAACCATTTCAGGTGTAACTTTAACTATCATTGGTTCTGCTTCCGCAGTTTCTCCCTTCCATTCAGCATAAATTGTTGCTAGACCATCTTTTCTAATTTTACATGGTTGAAGACAACCGCATCCATCTTCTGTGTCTTCACCGCAACGTCTAACTTTACTTGCTAATGAAAATACATATTTCCATCTAGCATCACCTTGAATTTTTAGTGCTTGCTTATATTTTTCTTTACTAGTTAGTAATTTACTGCATTTAAAGCAAATACAGCGTAAAACTTTCTGAATACTATTTAAGTATTGAATATAAAATACTGGTCTTGCCAATTCAATATGACCAGAATAACCAGGAGTTTGCATATAATCTAAACCATCTGTAGGACAAATTAGTCCAGGTTCTAAAACACCCATTCTAGGGTCAAATAATCCACCAATTACTGGTTTATTATTAATATAAGTGTCTCTGCTTGTAATTTCAGCAACCGAACCCTTTCTAATTTCATCTGGGGATAATATACTAAATTGGATTCCAACAACCTTGGAAACATTCATTGAATTATAATTGGAATTTGCGAATTTGGACATCTCTTATAATATATGATATTAGATTTAAATTGTTTTTTATAATCAATTTTATTTTAATTATTTTTAAATAATTAAAATTATTAGTTCGAAATTTACATTCATAAAATTATATGGTATTATATATATATAATGGATTTACTTAACATTAGCGTTTATTTATCATTGTTTGTTCAAGTAATTTCAGGTTTATTTGAATATTATGTAATTCAACTTAATACTCCTAGTAAAATTAATGTCTTGAAACAAGTTCTTATCATGGAATTGATTGTTCAAATAATTGAAGGGATTTTCTATGTATGGTTAGTATTAAATATAGCATCAGTTGCTAATATTACTCCTTATAGATATAATGATTGGTATCTAACTACACCAACTATGTTGGTCTCATTATGTATTTATTTAATTTATTTAAGAAATGAAGAAGAAAATAAGGAAACTAAAGATTCACTATTTAAAATAATGTATGATAATTTTAATATATTAGTCACTATATTAATTTTAAATTTTCTTATGTTAATAGCTGGTTATTTAACTGAACTTAAAAAGATTTCAAATACACCAGGTGTGTTGTTTGGATTTATACCATTTTTAATTTATTTTTATTTAATATATCATTATTTTGCGAAATTCTCTCGAGCTGGATTTAATATATTTATGTTTTTCTTTGTTGTCTGGTTTTTATATGGTATAGCAGCATTAATGGAATATAAGACAAAAAATATAATGTATAATATTTTGGATTTATTTGCTAAAAATTTCTTTGGTGTATATTTAGCATTTGTAGTATTAAACTCTATGAACTAATATATGCGTTATTGTAAATAAAATCAAATTTATTTTAAAATAAAATCAAATAAAATAAAATTGATTTTAATTTAAAATTAAAATTATAAGATATATAATATAAGAATGACACGCGACAGTTCAAACAAGTTATCTAAGAGAGAGCAAGTTAAGCGTTCTAGTAAGAAAGCTGATGCTAATCTCAAGAAGAAAAAAAATGAAACTTCGGATAGTGAAGATGGAAATGAAAGTGATTCAGAAAATGAAGAGATGGATATGCATGAATTTCGTAAGTATGTTCAAAAAATATTTCCATCTAAGCATATGGATAAAAAAATTAAGGCTGGAGAAAAATTAAAAAAAATGGTTGAAGATGAAGAAGAGGAAGATGAAGAAGAGAAGAAGAAACCGAAGAAGAAACAAGATAAGAAAATTAATAAAAAACATAAGAAAATTATTGAAGAATCAGAAGATGAAGAAGATTGGGAAACTGATTCAGATGAAGACGAAAAATTTAAATCAAAAAAGTTTAAAAAATCTAAGAAGGAAAAGAAGGGTAAAAAAATAGAAGTTTCTGATGATGAATCCTCCGTATCATTAGGTTCTCAAGATACGGATGAAGATGATGAAGAAGAATATGATGATGAAGAGGTTGTTAAACCAGGTAAATTTAATATTATATTCACTATTGGTGGTGCAGAAGATGAAGATGAAGAGGAAGATGAAGATTACGAAGATTACGAAGATTATGACGACTCTGATGATGTGACAGAAGATGAAGATGAAGAAGTATCTACTGATGAAGAGAAGGATGAAGAGGAGGATGAAGAGGAGGATGAAGAGGAGGAGAAACCTAATAAAAAATCAAAGAAATATTCTAAGAAGTTAGAAGAAGATGAAGATGAAGATAAGTTAAAGAAACATTCAAAGAAATCTAACAAAATGAAAGAAGAGGAAGAAGAAGTTAAACCTAAAAATAAAATCTCTTCTAAAAAAAATGAAGAAAATGTTAAAGCATCTGAAGATAAAAATGAAGTTCTTTTACAATTGAAGGAATTGTTATCAAAAAATCCAAAAGATAAATCAATTGAAAAATGCATCGAAGTATATGAAGAGGATGTTAAAAAGGAAAAACATAAGAAAGAAAAGAAGGAAAAGAAACAAAAAGATAAAAATATGAGAATTTTCAGAAAAATTATTAAAGATAAAAATACGATGAATGATTTCTCATTCTATGAGAAATTAGGAAGTGAAAATCAAAATAAATTGATAAAGGAGTTGAGAGAAATTAATAAAATTACACGAATTGAAAAGCCATACAGAATGACTCTTTTGGAAGCAGATATTCCAATGCAATTTAAGGCTGCCGCTATGAAGAAAGTAAATTCGTTACGATATATGGAGCCAGGTAGTGGTGAGTTTTATAAAATCAAGAACTGGGTTGATACATTTATGAAGATTCCGTTTACAAATTATCAAGAGCTTCCAATTAGCATTGAAAATGGTGTAGATAGTTGTCATGAATTTATGGAAGATGCACAAAAAACATTAGATTCAGCTGTTTATGGTTTGAATGATGCCAAAATGCAAATCATGCAGATGCTAGGTCAGTTGTTAACAAATCCAAAAGCAATTGGAACAGCAATTGCAATTCATGGACCTCCAGGAACAGGTAAGACTAGTTTGGTGAAGGAGGGAATTAGTAAAATTTTGAACAGACCTTTTGCCTTCATTGCTCTAGGAGGTGCTACAGATAGTAGTTTCTTAGAAGGTCATGGTTACACTTATGAAGGTAGTACTTGGGGAAAAATTGTACAAATTTTGATTGATAGTAAATGCATGAATCCAGTAATTTATTTTGACGAATTAGATAAGATTAGTGATACTCCTAGAGGTGAAGAGATTGCTGGTATCTTAACTCATTTAACGGATACTTCACAGAATTCACAATTCCATGATAAATATTTTGCAGAGATTAATTTTGATTTGAGTAAATGTTTATTCATATTCAGTTATAATGATGAATCAAAGGTAAATTCTATTTTGAAAGACAGAATGTATAGAATAAAGACAAAGGGTTATTCGAGTAAAGAGAAGATAGTTATTGCAAACAATTATTTATTACCAAAAATAAAAGAGCAAGTTAAATTTAATGATGGTGATATAATTATTCCAAATGATGTTATAAGTTACATTAACGAGATGCATTGCAATAAAGAAGATGGTGTAAGAAATATGAAGCGTAGTTTAGAAATTATATATACAAAGTTGAATCTATATAGATTAATGAAGCCTGGTTCAAATTTATTTGAAGATGAGATGTCAATTAATGTAGAATTTCCATTCAAAGTAACAAAAGATATTGTAGATAAATTAATAAAGAAAGAACAAGAAAACATATCAGCTCTATGGAGTATGTATGTTTAAAAACTATATAAAAATAAAAATAAAAATAAAATATAAATAATATTCTGAACAAATAATATTATTTATTTTGTAGAGATAATATGAAAAAATGTTATATGATTTAATAAATGATTATACATAAAAAGAAGAAAAAATAGAATTACTTCATTATGCAATATTTGTGGCAGATTCTAATAAAAATTTTTTTTGATAGGAAAAAATAAATAATAAGATTAAAAGATATATATAATAAAACAATTATGTCATGAAGATTTTGAAGAAGATTATATAGATATAATACAAGATAGAGTTCAAAATATAACATATTGCAAAATATGTGAGTACACAAAATAATATAAATTATTTATCCTACTTAAAGACGAAACACTACATCATGAAGGGAAATTCTTTAGTTTTCTGAAAAAATGTCAAAAAAAGTTCTCTACACATGAAGAGAAAATTATTAAAATTTTTTTGGGAAAGTTTTTTTGGATTTTTTTTTTGGACATTTTTTTTGTCCATTTTTTGAAAGTCAAAATACTCCTTACTGACTGATTTTTTTTATTACGATATTTAAAAGTTATCGTAACAATTTAAATTGTAAAAAAAATAATTGTGATTATAAAATTTTTATATTTTTATAAAAAAAAGGACTTAGGTAAAAATATGTTGTATATATATGTCAACGTTTAGCAATATTTTTACCCAAAAAAAACCAACCATTTTAACTTGTGAATTTTGTGACTTTACATGCTCATATAAAAGAGATTACGAAAGACATATTAACACTAAAAAACACAAAAACAATAAAAATACAACATTTGACAACGAATTTTACCTAAAAAAGCCCGACTCAAAAACTTTTACGTGTGAATGTTGTGAAAAAATATATAGCGATAGAGCTGGTTTATGGCGTCATAAAAAAAAATGTATAGAACAATATTCACAAGATAATAAAAATAAATTTATTGAAAATTTAACAACTGATAAAGACCTCATTATGATGTTATTAAAAGATAATAATGAGCTTAGAAAGATGATGATGGAACAACAGTCATTAATGTTAGAAAATAATAATAAAGTATTAGAGATTTGTAAAAATGGTACACATAATACAACCACTCATACCAATTCACATAACAAAGCATTTAATTTAAATTTTTTTTTAAACGAGACATGTAAAAATGCAATGAATATTATGGATTTTGCGGAATCAATTCAATTGCAATTATCGGATTTAGAAGCTATAGGTGAGCTAGGATATGTAGAAGGTATTTCAAATATTATTGTTAAAAACTTAAAAGCTCTAGATGTAACCGAAAGACCAATTCATTGTGCAGATAAAAAGAGAGAAGTAATTTATATTAAAGATGAAGATAAATGGGAAAAAGAAGATGAAGATAAAAAGAAGTTAAGAAAAGTAATAAATAAGGTAGCATGTAAAAATCAAAGATTACTACCAAAATTTAAAGAGCTACATCCAGGATGTAATTATAGTGAGTCGAAATATTCAGACCAATATAGTAAATTAGTAATAGAGGCAATGGGCGGTAATGGTAATAATGATGATGAAAAGGCAGAAAAAATAATAAGAAATATAGCAAAGGAAGTAGTAATTGATAAGTCTATGCATTAGCCATTGTATTCGGTTCTTTAAGTAGTTTAAATATATTATTTATTAAATATATTTAAAGACCTTTATATTAAATTATTACCAAACAGTATCTGTATTATGCCACCACATACCATCACCTTTCTTAACATTATATAATGCTCTAAAAATATCAGAACGCGATAATGGAATATTACATCTATATTTATCTAATGGATGAGGGTTTGTTTTTAGTTGAGCTGCTAACGCTTTTTTTCCCACCAATTGTTTTTGTTGAAAAGCATAATAAGTATAAAAACCTTCATAAGATAAAGCTCTTATTGGTATTAAATCTTGGTTATTATCCTGAAAGTCTCTCAAATACTCATCACAAATAGCCATTCCAGAAATATCTGCTAAATCCTCACCAAGACCAATGGAAGCATCAAATTTTATACCATCTCTTTCAGCAAATTCTTCGTATTGTTTTAGAACATCGTTTTGTATTTTTTTATAACACTCTTTATCTTTTTCTGTCCACCAATCCAGTAACTTACCATCAGCACCATATTTACTACCCATATCATCAAAACCATGCGACATTTCGTGACTAATTGTAAAACCTAAATGAGCCAAATTATATTCTATACCTCTTTCATCTAAATCAACAAACGGTTTTTGAATATAACCAAGATTTATATAAATCGCATTTTTTGATGGTGTATAAGAAGCATTTACTATATAAGCTTGAGTTCCAGACATTTTAACTGGATATTGCGTCCAATCCATATATGGAATATCAATAACATGTTTGCCTTCTAGCTCTATAAATTTTTTATGTCTCCAATCAATAATTTTTTTCATATTATCATATAACACACTAGTATAACTTAAGTCTGGGTCTTCTCTCAAATTTTCTGGTTTACCAAATATAAATTTAAATTCATCAATCTTTTTAAGTGCATATTTTTTTGTAGATGGTTGCAGCCATTTATTTCTTTCTAAAATTCTTTTAAAAACTAATTTTAAGTCATTACATAGTATTTTAGTATATTCTATTGCTTGTGGATTTTCATATTTTTTAACATATTCATTTGTTAAAAATGTATTAAATGGAATAGACATATAGAGTGAAGCACTAACTGAATCGGATTCATTAATCTTTTCTTGACCTCTCTCAAAATTTCCAAAAAAATCATAATTTAAAGATTCCCAATCTTTTGTTATTCTAACTAATCTTCTTAAAATTAAATAAATCCAATATGTTCTCCACTTAGGCGTTTTCCAGTTATCTATTAGTAATTTACTACCGCATTTTAAATAATTCAATGTTGATGTTATAAAAAATTCAGGTGTTTTCTTAAAACCTAATTGTTTTGAAAGTTCGTCCCAGTCAAACCCATATTTTTCCATACTTTGGTCCTTAGAAACTTTATTATAAGTAGATTGTTCTTTTGAAGAAATATCAATACATCCTAGAGCATTAAAAATATCTACTTGAACATCAAAGCAATCTTTAGCTACAAAATCATTTTTACCAAGTGTTAGATTAAACATTTTTTTTATATTATTAATATATTTATTTCTGTAATTTTTTTTATAAGCAACCTCTGTACCATCATCATAATAAACATTTATATCAAGAATAATAAATTGAATTGGATTAATATAACATCTATAAATTTCAGGGTTTTTATCATCTGGATTTAAAGACCATACAAATGGTAAATGAGGTGCAGTCATTTCATCTTTATTCAAATATGCTAATAAAGCCCATGGATTATCATTTTTTATATATTCATCAACAATAGTAATTGCTTCTTTAGCAAGTTGTTTACTATATGATAATGGGTTCATTTTAATAATTGAATGATAATAATTTCTTAAATTTTTAGCAAGTTTATTATTATGTGTATTAAAATAATTCACTATAATATCATTTAATTCTCTATAAACTCTATCTTGTGCTAATCTAAAATCATCAACCTGAACTATATATTTCTGTTGTTTTTCCAAACTAACATTTTTAAGCCATAAATAATTAATATAATCATAAAAATTATTATTAGGTTCTATACTTGAAGGAGCAAATCTAGAAAGTAATTCTTTTGCAAATTCAGATTTCTTAAATGTTTCAATATTCCTATTTTTTCTTAACTCTTGTATAGATAATTTTTTACTATATTCTTTTTCAAAAGGTTTTAAACTTATCGGACACATTTTTTTTGTTTTATTATGTGTATTTTTTTTCTTATTAACACTTTTAGACATTTATATATAAGGATAAAAATATTAAAAAGATAATAGAAATTAATATACATTAAATAATATATGGATACTGAAGCTTTAACAAAAACGAATGAATATTTACTTGAAGAAGTAAAACGACTTCAATTAGAAAATGATAAGTTAAAATCCCAATTAGAAAACTACAATAACTCGCGTAAATCATATTACGAAAAAAATAAAGAATATGTTAAGGAAAAAGCAAAGGAAAGTCTTAAAAAATTGTCTGAACAAAATCCAGATAAAATTAAAGAATACAGAAGAACAGCTTATCTAAAACAAAAAGAAAAGAAAAAACAACAAGAGATTGAAAATTTAATAAATGGAAATATTTAAGAATTTCAATAATTAGAAATAACTACTTAAAAATATAATCTTTAATTATAATAAATGACTTATGATTTTCAAACTCTTTCTGAATTTTGTAAGGAAAACAATATAATATTGTGTGAAGATTATTCACTTGTTCCTTTGAGGAGAGAAACTTTTATTACTGGAATATGTGAAGCTGAAAATTGCAATAACAAATTTACAAAAGGATTTCGTGCTCTACTCAAACCAAATGGTTATTGTCAAGATTGTGCCAAAATATGCGCTAAAGAAAAATATAAACAAACAAGTTTACAAAAATATGGAGTCGAATTTACAACCCAATCCAAAAAAGTGAAAGATAAAATTAAACAAGTTTGTTTAGAAAAATATGGTGTAGAACATATTAGTCAAATCAAACAAGTTAAAGATAAAATTAAAAAAACAAATTTAGAAAAATATGGAGTTGAAGTTCCAAGTAAAAGCAAAGAAATTAAAGATAAAATTAAAAAAACAAATTTAGAAAAATATGGTTGTGAAAATTACTTACAAACAGAAGAATGTAAAGAAAAATCTAAAGTTACATGTTTAGAAAAATATGGAGTTGAACATCCTAGTCAATGTCAAGATTTTAAAAATAAATGTAAAGAAACTTGTTTAGAAAAATACGGTGTTGAATATGCTAGTCAAAGTATATGTTTTAAAGAAAATGTTAAAAATAACTGTTTAGAAAAATATGGTGTAGATAGTTCAAATAAAAGAGCCGACGTGAAATATAAAAAGAAACAAACTTGTTTAGAAAAATATGGAGTTGAACATCCATCACAAATTGAAGAAATAAAACAAAAAAAGAAAGAAACTTGTATGAAAAATTTTGGTGTTGAATTTCCAACCCAGTCAGGAATAGTTCTTGAAACTATGAAAAACAATAATATAGAAAAATATGGAGTTGAACATGCTCTTCAAGTATTTGACTTTAGAGAGAAGGGGAAACAAACTTGTTTGGAAAAATATGGTGTTGAGCATCCTAGTCAGTTCCAATATTTTAAAGATAAATGTAAATCAACTTGTTTAGAAAAATACGGTGTTGAATATGCTTTTCAATCTGAAGAAATAAAAGAAAGATGTAAACAAACTTGTTTAGAAAGGTATGGTGTAGAATATGCTTCTCAAAATTCTGATGTGGCAGAAAACCAATCTAAAAATGCCTATAAATCAAAAGTATATATATTTCCATCAGGACGACTTGAAAAAATACAAGGATATGAGATTTTTATGCTAGATGAGTTGCTCCAAAATAATGTATTAGAAGATAACATTATTGTAAGTAGAAAAGAAGTACCTGAAATTTGGTTTAATAACTCAAAAGGTAAAAAAAGTAGATATTTTGTTGATTGTTTTATTAAATCTAAAAATAAATGTATTGAAGTTAAATCAACTTGGACATTAGAAAAGAAAAGAAAAGATGTATTTTTAAAACAGCAAGCGGTTAAAGATGCTGGGTATGAATGTGAAATTTGGGTATATAATAGTAAAGGTGTTAAAATTGAAAAATATGAATAAAATATTAAAATTTATTATAAATTAATATTTTATTTAATATTCAGAATAAGGGACATTATTAGAACCACGAGTTACGAGCCAGTTATATTGTTGACCTGTAAGACATGCACAGCCAGTACTAGTGGAATAACTCGAAGGACAACATTCAGGTTTAAATGGTGTATTAGCAAACATCAACATTTCTCCTTCAGGAAGTGGAACTGGCTGTGGTTCTCTGGCAAGGAATTTTTTGACTCCATCGCTTAATGGTTTACCTGGAACAACAGTCATATCAGGAGCATTCCATGAGGAAGTATTAATCATAGAAGTAGAGTTTAAATCATAAGGAGATGATTGACCATAATTAGTATTTGCTCCAACAAATCCTTCTTTAGCTTGCACATTACCTTTAATTTTATGGGCAACCATAGCTCCAGCCGGGTTGGGTATATTTCCTGACATATCTTGAGCAATATTTCCAGAGGCATCTGTAAATGATTCAATTAAACTATAATTACAGCAACCACAAAAAGTATGTCCTACTAAAATTAAATAAACGATGCCAATTAAAATTAGAATCTCTACATTGAATTTATATCCAAAAATCGCGATATCCATATTATACATAATTAATAGATAATATTTTTGATTTATTATTTTTCTTCTAAAAGTCTGTCTATTGCTGCATTGTAATCCTTAATACTTGTATTCTCAATTTTGAAAGTTCCTCTATCTGTTAAAAGATGATATAATTTTGAGTGCTTATTAGAAAGTTCAATCTTTGAATATTTAAAATCTTTAGAGAATCCTTCAACGAATTTATTTTCGCCTAAATTATATGAAAATTGTTTAACGAGAGAAGAACTATGTATTTCTACAAAACCATAAACTTTCTCTCCATTCTCGAGAATATCATTAATTTTAATTTTATGTAAATATTCGTGTCCTCTATTTTTTAAAGGTATCATTGAATGTCCTGCAAATCCGCAATCCAAATATTTATGAATATTTTCTTTGTCAAGAGATGTTTTTTTTAATATTTTAGTTAAACTATCATTATATATTTCATCCCAATCTGTAAAAATTATATTGTTAATTTCAATGATTTTTTGAGAAGTATTTAAACAATACAGAAATTCTTCATCATATTTACGACATTTAAACGCATCAGGATGGTGTGATACTTTAATCCATTTATCATTCAATTTAACAATATGAGAATCAGATACTAAAACATTATTTAAATAATACATTGTTGAACCTTCTGTGGTTACTTTAATTATTGCAGTAACTATATTATTATTATGTAAAATCTCTCCAGGTTGTATTTCTATAATTTTCTTGTGAGCCCCATTATTCATTTTAATCATAGTATTTTTATCAAAGCATTTAATTTTAGGTATTTTGTAACTAGTGCTAACTTTTAATGTATCAATCATAAATGCCAATATAATTGACATAGGTATAGCAATGGCTATAAAAATAACTGTATTTGCAATAGCGGCTCCCCAAGTGAAAGGAACTATCCAAAAAGCAGCCACCATAACAGCTAGAGCAATTAAAATTACAATAATAAACTGAGCGATTGCACCCATAAGTGATTTGAGAGCGTAATATGAACCTAACAAGGTAAATAATCCAGCAGTCATTGTTCCTTGAATTTTACCAATAAGGTCTCTAAAACTAATAATAATTTGTATAAGAGGGGTCATCATGTTCATAATTCTACCCATAATTTCTTCAGAAACAGCTTTCATAGAAGTTCTAATTTTGTCGAACATTGCTCTTATAGATTGAATGGCTGTTTGAATAGTATTAGCAAGAGATTGTAAAACGGTAGTTATAAAAGTAACTGGTTGGACAGCTGAACCGGTGATTCCTGATAAAATATTTTGAGTGCAATATGTAAAATTTTGAGAGGTATATTCACTTGCAGATACTCCTTCAGGACGAGTAATTAATCCGGCAATAGGAATTATATTAGGTTTACATCTTTGATTAGGCCAATCATCGATTATAGGTTGAATATTAATCATGGTATGAAAATAGGTCACGATAATTATGACAACAATTGTTATAATAATAAATAAAATTAATGACCCTCCATATTGGTCATAATATGTTAGTTTATCATACATTTTTGTTATATTATTTAAGTTAGTATCCATATATAGTAAGTGGATTTAAAATTCTTAAATTATCTTCATTTTGACAAAATGGTCCTCCCAATCCCAGAATATTTCACTTTCAATTGGTATTCTATGTGTATCTGTAATTAGACAGCTAAACCAATCATAAATATTATCTGTTAAAACTGCTTTACTATAGTTTTCTACTTTAACAAATTCTTTTTTTGATTTATCAAAAACTAAATGAGAACCTGTTACCAAAATATCTCCTGATTTAGTATTAATTAAATAAAATGGTATACGCTCTTTTTTATTATCAATTTTTAAAACAGATTCAACTACAGAATCATCTTCTAAAATATCTCCTAAATCAATATCTTTCATAAATTTAGTGGTTCCATTTTTAAGTTTAATATTGGTAAAAGGATGGAAGCATTTGCCTAGAGCTCTTACCATTTGTCCAGGCGGACCATTCCATGTGCTATTCATTGTTTTAATACTACCATCCATAACATACATAAGAGATACCATAATACCTATAGTTTTACCAATTAAATCTTTAATTCCAATAGTAATGCGTTGAAATTCAATAACTAAATTTAAAAATACTCCGAATATTCTCTCGAGAATAGAAGAGAAAAATGTTCTGATTTTATTAAACATAGCACGAATATTTTGTATATCACCCATAAAACCTCCCATCATAGTTGTTAAAGAACCTGTGATAAATGTAATAGGCTGTAACAAGTATCCCATAAAATTTGTTTGCATGGATTGGATACAATAAGTGAAGTTTTCTTCAATATCATCTGCTAAAAGCATATACATCGGATTGCATCTATATAAAGGCCAATTGGCTTTTATTTCTGCAACTTGACTATAATAGAAAACACCTGCAATATAAATAGCAAATGCTATATTAACATATAAAAAATTAACCCAATTTTTTCCAGATGGCATAACTTATATTATGAGTATAAAATTATTAAATGAATTAAGTTTATAATTTATAAAAAAATTAAAAATAAATTATAAATGATTAAGCTTAACTTAAATTTAGATAGACAATTCACACCAATTATAAATAATAACAATATTTTTAATAAAGATTTAAATTTTTATGTTTGTAGCTCAGGTGGTTGTGGTTCGACAATTATATTTAATTACTTAAGTAATTTTGGAAATGTGCATCATATTCATGATAGATATCCTCCAAGCAAGCTTTGTTATACTGGAAGTCTAAATACAAATGAGCCAGTTTATCATGAATGGTTTAATAAAACGGAAATTCCAGAAGAAAAACAATCAAATTATCGGGTTATTTTCGTATACAGAAACCCAATCGATGTTATTTTTTCAAGATTTGCTTTACCAAAAGGTCCTAATATAACTCACATGCAACATGTAAAATGTGATAATAATGGTGAAATATATTTTGGAGATATACTAAAATCACGGCGAGATTTATACAAGTTAGAAGATTTTTTTGATAACTATACAATTCCAAAGGAGAGAAATTATCCGATTTATTGTGTAAAATATGAGAATTTTTTTACAAACATTGAAATTTTTAATAAGATTTTGGGTATACCTAATATAAAAAGTTTATATCCAACGAAATTTGAGAGAAAAAAGCAATATACATATTTGAAAGAATTAACATTCACTTATATTTCTTTAATTAATAAGATGAAAAGAATGCGATTTATAGAAATAATTCCCATTAAAAATGTAATTTCTAATGACGTCTAGATTTTCTCTTATTTTTTCTAGTGCGTCTACGTTTAGTTCGTCTTTTACCACCACTATAACAACCCCATATCCAGTCAGAATTTCCACCTTTTTTGCATCTTCTTGACCCTCCCATTTTTGTGGCTTGATTATCACTAACTGAATTAGCATTACTTTGCATGCTTGTTTGAGAACTATCTGCAATTATATTATTAGGAGAAGAACCAGGACCTCCAGTTGGTGTATATTGCATTTGAAATTGTGGAACTGGAATGGGGTCAGACCCTCCTCTAAAACGACGGCGTCTTCTACCACCACTTGAGATTTGATTAATTGATAATTGCTTAGCATTAGCGTTTTGTTGTTGTACAATAGCTGCATCACGTGGATTTGAACTACCAGGTGGAAGTGAAGCTACAGTTGGTTGAATTAATCCAGGAGGAGTATTTTGATTATTCGACATATTAATATATATTAATATTTTAATTGGTTTAAATAAAATACTTAATATATTAAGTATAAATAATGGACGACAAACAAAGATTGCAGTTGCAAAATATGATTAAGGTAAATAATGTTGAGGACCAAACCAATTTCATACGCAATATAAAGCATAGTCAATTTATTAGAAGTGATGTTAATAATATGATTATGATTAAAGCAAAATATAGAGGTGATGATGCTAAAATTCATGAAGAATGTATCAATGGATGTAATTTCTTGTTTACTTATTACACTGATATTTATAATAAGATTAGAAAGGATGAGATTGATATTGGTATCTTAAATAATTTTTTAGATGTATTAAAGAGAATTGAAAATGGTGAATTGGACCAACACGAAGGTTCGTTTTTAGTTGGTTCAATTTTAAAAGAGCTTTATGTAGATAGTGCATTAAAGAAAGCAGACAAATTGAATGCAGATGAGGAACATAAACCAGAACCAAAGAAACCAGAAAAATCAGTATCTTATAAACAATTTAAGAAGATGAATAAATAAATATTATAATTAGATATAATCAATATATTTAACTTACATAAAAATATCTTTATATATTTATGTAAATATGTCAAAAAAATATACTACAAAAACAACTCTAGTAATAGTAGAATCTCCTGCAAAATGTAAAAAAATTGAAGAATATCTAGGACCTGGGTATAAATGTGTTGCTTCTTATGGACATTTACGTACTATATCATCGTTAAATGATATTGATATTGAAAATAATTTTAAACCAACGTATACTATTATTGACAATACTATTAAAAAAAAACAAATAGAATTTTTAAGAAAAGAGATTAAAAATGCTGATGAAGTTATACTTTCAAGTGATGCTGACCGTGAAGGTGAAATGATAGCATTTAGCATAATAGAATTGTTTAAGTTGCCATTAAATACAAAGCGTATTACATTTAATGAAATCACTGAAACAGCGCTGCGACATGCAATTCAAAATCCAAGAACAATTGACATGAATATTGTAAACGCACAACAAGCTCGCCAAATTCTAGATGTTCTAGTTGGTTTTAAAGTAAGCCCAGTTTTATGGAGATTAGTAAAAAAAGGAAAAGATAATGCTTTGAGTGCAGGGCGTTGCCAAACACCTGCCTTAAAATTGGTATACGAAAATCAGAAAGAAATTAATGAATCAATAGAGAGAAAGGTTTATAATACAATTGGTTATTTTACAAACTCAAATTTATCATTCGATTTAAATAAACAAATAGAAGATGAAGATGATATGATAGATTTTCTAGATAAAAGTGCCGACTTTTCTCATATTTATACATGCTCGCAACCCATGAAAATATTGAAACAACCTCCACAGCCTTTTACGACTAGTAGATTGCAACAAGTAGCTAGCAATGAACTGCATTATTCACCAAAAGAAACCATGCGAATTTGTCAACTACTATACGAAGGAGGATATATTACATATATGAGAACAGATTCGAAGACATATAGTGGCGAGTTTTTAACTTATGCAAAAGAATATATTATTAAGACATATGATGCTCTATATATTGGTCAATTGCTTGGTGAAAATTGTCATGATAATATTGTTAAAGAAGAAACAGTAAAAAAACGGAGTAAAAAAACGGAAAAGAAGACTGAATTTGCTCAGGGCAACGCCAGCCTTCGGCAGGAAGCACATGAAGCCATAAGACCAACAAATATTTTTCTCCAGAACTTATCAGAAAAATTAGATTCGAAAGAGAAAAGAATGTATAAACTTATTTGGAGCAATACTTTAGAGAGCTGCATGTCTGATGCATCTTTTTATTCAGTAACAGCAAGTATTTCAGCTCCTGAAAACTCAAAATATTCTTATTCGACTGAACTAATTGATTTTCCTGGATGGAAAATAGTTGAAAACAAATTCTCTCGAGAGAATAAAGAATATCAATATTTACAAAACATCAAAAAAGAATCACCTATCCAATACAAGAAGATATACTCTAATGTTACAATTAAAGGTTCAAAAATGCATTATACTGAGGCAAAATTAGTTCAGCTTCTTGAAGAAAAGGGTATTGGTAGACCATCCACATTTTCATCATTAATTGATAAAATTCAAGAACGAGGTTATGTAAAGAAAGAGGATATTAAAGGCAAACAAATAATTTGTAGGGACTTTGAATTAGAAGATAGAGAGATTTGTGAAATAGAAAATACAAGAGAATTTGGTAATGAAAAATCTAAATTGGTTATTCAACCATTAGGAGTAATTGTTATGGAATTTCTTGATAAACATTTCAATAAATTATTTAATTATGAATACACATCTTTAATGGAAGCTTCTTTAGATAAAATAGCTAAAGGTGAACTTATATGGTTTGAATTATGCACATCATGTAATAATGAAGTCGATGAATTAGTTAAAGTTATTAAAGATGAGACAAAACTAGAGTTATATTTAGATGATAATAACACATTTTTAATAGGTAAATATGGACCTGTTATTAAATGCGTTGAAGAAAAAAATGGAAAAGAAGAAATATCATTTAAATCTGTTAAGAAGGATTTAGATATATCTAAATTAAAAAGTGGAGAATTAGAATTAGATGACATTATAGAAACTAATAAGATTGCAAATATACAATATAATTTGGGTAAATATGATGGTAAAGATGTTATATTAAGAAAGGGTAAATTTGGGTTGTATGCTTCATGGGGTGAAAATTCTAAGACACTTAAAGAATTAGGTAACAGACCTATTGAAAATATAACACTTGAAGAGGTTAAAGAAATTTTAGAAAAAGGAACTGGAATAGTTAGAGTGATAAATTCTAGTGTATCAATCAGAAAAGGCCCTAAAGGAGAGTATATATTTTATAAAAATTCAAAAATGAAGAATCCATCATTTCATGATATAAAATGTTTTGGTATTGAAACAGGATATGATTATAAAATATGTGACATAACTATTTTAAAATCATGGATAAACGAAAAATATAATATAAAATTTTAACGACCCATAGGTGGAGGATAAACGTTAGTTTTTGAATCACGAAGTATCATTGGTAACATCATGCTAAATTCAAGCATAAATGAAAAATTAAAAACTCCAAAATTAGCAGGGCTTCCATCATGGTATCTGAATCTAAATTTAAGTCGTCTCATTCTCTCAGCAGGCGGATAATAAAATTTGTAAGGTATAGAGTCTCTATCAAACCATTGAGATAATGGAGTGGTTGGAACTGGTAATTTTGCAAAAGCTGAATCTACAACACCATTTGTTTGATTTGTTTTTATTGTAAAACTATTTATAGCAAATGGTTTTGTTTCATCAATACAATTTTGTCCAGCTAATTCCATATAAATAAAGGCTTCACCCATAAGATTAATTTTAAATAATGGTTCTACCCAATATACTTCACTTCCCGATAAATCAGAAATAGGAAGTAACCAATAACCATCATCACCTGGTGTAACATCACCATAAAAAAATCTTGGAACTATTATACCATTATAAGTTACAAAATTAATGACATTATTTAAACTACTACTGCTTAATGCAACAGAATTACATCTTGGTAATCCAAGATAACCAGGTAATCCATAATTTGATGAATCTGGTAAATGTTTTCTATCAGTAATACATAATACTTGACTTAGAGTGTTTGCAGCTAACCCAGATTCATTAAGTAAAGTAAATCCATCTGCTCTATTACCAAACCATAACTTAGCACTAACAGTATTATATACAACAATAAAACGAGTATAGCCTCCAAGAGATTTAAATTGTTCAAGCGAATCATTCCAAGTTGAATCAGATATCGCTTGTTGAGTAAAATAGTTTTGAATTCTAAGTGTAACACTAAAATTCATTTTATTAGTCATTTCTGTAGCCATTTGTATTGGATTATAAAAACCTTCTTCGATTCCAATATCATATTTTTCATTCATTGTATTAAATAAAGCTTCAAAAATTCTATAACTTAATATATCACTTACACCATTTGCTCCTGGATTATATGGATTCATGATATTAAATACAAAATATGTATTACTATTAGCTACTGAAAATGTATTATAATTAGCAGGAAAAGTCCATTGAACAAGTTTAATAGCAGATACATTTAGCAAATCCTCTGGCATTTCAATTTCAAACTCATCTGATTCAGGATATTTTAGAATATCTCTATCTTCAGAATGTATAGACAAATATTTTTTATAAAACATATATTCTTGAGCGCTGGGAATTATTGGATGAGATGTATTGACATTATAATTTTGAGCTGTAAAATTGTCTCTTGCTATACTTCTCTCTTTAATATTATTAAAAGCACCTGACATATATATATACTTAAATTATTTTATTTATATTTATATAAAACTAAAATACTTATTTATAATATAAATGTCGATAATAAGTACAACTTCTAATTATGGAGGTAAAATTGCCGATTTTCAGCAAAATGTCAAGCAATTTGTTATATCAGGACCAAGTCAAGCTATTTGGATTTATAAAAGACTAACAAATGGTTTACTTGTACAAACACCAGCTAATCAAAAATATCCAGTGTTAATAAATTCAGATTTAATAATAACTGGTTCATTATATAATACATCTGATGAAAGACTAAAACAAAATATTAAAGAAATCACTCAAGACAAAATGGATGACTTATTTACATTAAATCCTATCATATTTAATTATAAAAATGATAAAACAAATAAAATTCATTATGGTGTTTTAGCTCAAGATGTAGAAAAAGTATTTCCAGAATTGGTTGAAGATAATATGTCTGGATATAAAACCGTGAATTATCAAGAATTATTACCATTAATGTTAGCTAAAATAAAAAATATGCAAGACCAAATAGATGAATTAAAGCAAAATATATAAGTTAACATTTTTATTATCACTTCAGTATATAAATGAAAGACTGGTATTCTACAATATATAAAGCTTGTATATTTTCTAGTGTAATTGCGTTTATATTAGGATTCATTAGTGATTCAAAAACATCTTTAGGAGCATACATGGCAGGGTATTCTGTTTTAATTTTAGCTGTATTAATGATTTTAATAATTTTATTTAATAATGTTTTAAAAGTTACTACAAATGATTCAATATTTCAAATTTTATATTCAATACTTATGACAACTGGACCATTCATACTAATTCTTGGTGTAATTTCATTTGTTTTATATTTATTGATAACTTATAAAGATAATATTATTGGTGGGAAAATTGCTCCTGGATATAATTCGTTTAGCAATATTATTGTTATGCTTTTATTAGTTCAATTGTATATGGTTTACACAAATATTAATACTGAAAAATTTGAAAATACAGGTAAAATGCCTAAGATAACATCAGGTATTATTTATTTATTAGGTGTTATTACATCAATATGCTCTATAATATTGTATACAATTCTTAAATACTTTTCAACAGATGGTTTTAGAAATATTAATTAATTTTTAAAAATTTATATGTAAGACCATAATTGGTTTGGGTTTCCCAAATTCCAGATATTTTAAGTATAAATGAAGAGTGAGATTTATTACCAATATCTGTAAAAATTTTTATATAACCTGACTTTATTTGCTCATATATTTTGTAAGATGGTATTTTATTTGTTTTATATTTTTTTAACAAATTTTCTTCAATTATTTTCAAATTATCAATAATATCTTTATGATTTGAAATATTAAAATTACATTTATATTTGCTATAAAAATTTTCACATGTAATATCATGCAAATTTATAAGTAAATAAATTCCATTTAATATAAATTGTTCTGATGAATATAATATTCTAATAAAATTACCATCGCTCATAATATTATTTTTGATTGGTTCACAAAAAAATATGCTTTTATCATTATATTGTTCTATTGATTTAACTAGATTCATGCTATGATATAATATATTTTTGTTTTTAAGCATTATATCAATAATAAAATATAATTTATTTAATGTAATTGGTTAAATATGATAATAAAAGAATGTTTAAATATATAAATAATGAAATTTTATGAAACACATTTTGAAGAATATATTGCCGAAAATAATAGAATAAATTTGCATCCAAAATTACAAAAAATTTATGAAAAATTTCCAAAAACATTACAAGAACTTAAAAATCTAATTTTTTATGGTCCAAATGGAACAGGAAAATATACTCAGATGCTAAGTGCAATTAAATGTTATAGTTCTTCTGATTTAAAATATGAGAGAAAAATAAGTGTTACGTACAATAAACAACAATATTTTTTTAAGGTTAGTGATATACATTATGAAATAGACATGTCTCTTTTAGGATGTAATTCCAAATTATTATGGCATGAAATATATCAGCAAATCATTGATATTATATCGGCAAAATCTGATAAATGTGGAATAATAGTTTGTAAGTATTTTCATGAAATACACAGTGAATTATTAGAAAACTTTTATAGCTATATGCAACAAAATAATTCATTGGGTGTTGATATTAAATACATTTTACTCACAGAAGAATTAAGTTTTATACCAGATAATATTTTAAATTGTTGCGAGACTATAAATATAAGTAGACCAACTAAAATATCTTATACAAAATGTTGTAAAACTAAATTACCTGCAAAAATTAAAACAGAAAATATTACAAGTATTAAGGTTTTACATTTTTATAATGAAGATTTAATGATTCAATATAGAATAATTTGTAATAAAATCATACATCATCTTGTCAATATTAATGATTTAAATTTTCTTAAATTTAGAGATATATTATATGATATATTTATATATAACCTAGATATATCAGACTGTATATGGTATATTCTCTCCACACTTGTTGAACAAAACCGAATAAAAAAAGAACATTTGTCAAAGATTCTCATCAAAACCTATTGTTTCTTTCAATATTATAATAATAATTATCGACCAATATACCATGTGGAAAATTATTTCTTATATTTAGCTAAATTAATGCATTCACTTGCTTAAGGTCTCCAGGGCCATCTATAATTAGATGAAGTAGTAATGTTTCTGTTGTAAAATTGATATCCATTTAAATATTTACTCATTGGAGCTGGAACAACATTATTAGCCTGAGCAACAAAATAAAAATTATTGTAACCGTTAGGTATACCTCTTCTATAAGTAATAGCGCTTGTATGAATAGCCATTATATATATATTTAAATATAAAAATAATTAACGCATTTTAATACTTAAAGTTTTAAATTAAGTATTAAAAATGATGAATTTTAAAGATGCACTTGATATATTAGAAATAGATTCTAAATATGATGAATTAACATTACAATTTATTAATAAACGTTACAGGAAGATGGCATTAAAATATCATCCAGATAAAAATGGAAATACTGAAGAATCTAATGAACATTTTAAAAAAATTAATGAAGCATATACTTATTTAAAGAGAGAAAGTAAGTATTTTGAAAATAATGACGAGGATGATTTATGTGATGATTCGCAATCTATATATTTAAATGTATTGAAAAACTTTATTAACTCAGCAATGGATGGGAATTATAGTGATTTAATAGCTAAAATAGTAAACGATATTTTAAATAAAGGTAAACAAATTCCACTTAAAATATTTGAAGATTTAGATAAGGATACTGCATTAAATGTTTATATTTTTCTCTCTAGATACAAATCTCTACTTTATTTTTCAGATGAGTTATTGGAGAATGTCAAGCAAATGGTAATACAAAAATATGATAATGTTGAAATATATAAGTTAAATCCTAGTATAAATGACCTTCTGCATAATAATTTTTACAAGTTATATGTTCAAGAGCAGTTATACTTAGTTCCATTATGGCATAAGGAGTCATATTATGATGGTTCCGGTTGTGAAATAATAGCAATATGTGAGCCTGATTTACCTAATAATATCAAGATAGATGATGATAATAATTTAATAGTTTATATAGATGTATATGCTTATAGTGATTTACCAGATATGATAATAAATAATCAAGATATATCGTTTGATATAGGAGACGAATCTTTTTCAATTCCTCTCTCTGAATTATATTTGAAGAGAGAACAATATTATCGATTAAAAGGAAAAGGATTAGTGAATATTAAAAAAGATTTGTACGATTTATCAGATAAATCAGATATTATAGTTAGGATTATCTTCATTTAATTTTTCTTTCTCTCTAATTTCCATAATAAAATTATAAACTTTAGTCATATTTTATACAAGTTCTAGTTTTTTTTGAGACCTATACATACTAGCTGCTTCAAATGAGTTGCATGGTCCGCCATATTCTTGATTTCTTTGTTCATTAATCTCTCTAATTTTTGAATAGAAACTAAATTAATTATGTCATTATGCGACATCTTTACTTGTCCACCCAAATAAAAAACCTCTATCCAAATCTATATTAAGTCTATTAATAATATTTCTATCAAAATTATATAGATATGTTTCTTCATTATTTAATGGCATAAAATTAAGAAGATTAAATATTGTAATATTATTGGTCATAATAAGTATAATAATATTATTGTTTTTATTATGATTTAAACTAACATATATAAGTATTTGAATACCTTAATGGATATGTAAAAAATTTATATTTTATTATTTTATTATTTTATTATTTTATTATGCATCAGCTTTCTTCTTGGAGACAACCTTCTTTTTCTTTGCCTCTTCCACAACAGGAGCTGCAGATTCAACAACAGGATTAGCTACAGATTCTACAACTTTTTCTACAACAGGAGTAGGTGCTGAGACTGCAACTGGAGGTGGCAAACTATATTCCTCTTCATTATCAGAATCTTCAACCAATGCAGAAACAGTATTATCATGTTGTTCAATTTCAAGTTGCGGCGTTGCCCTCAATGTTTGCAAATCAGATGGTCTTACAGTTAAGAAACAAGTATCGTCAGCGATAGAGGAAGTCTTAGGCTTTCTGACAATAACTTGCTTTAAGTTCCAAGTAACGGATACCTTTGCAGGACTACCGACAAACCACAATCCACCACATTGAATTAGTGCAATAACTTGAATTGGTGCCTTGCTAGTATTAACAAGGAAATCAAGAGGAGTTACACCAGGTTCAGTCTTTCCCTTAACATACAACTGATTGTAATCTTCATCGAATACGGAAGTTTGCCAAACATCCTTCCAACAAGGCAACTTAAGAGTAAGACTAGGAGGCTCTTCCAAATTTCTTTCTTCAGAACCCTTAAACTTAGGATACTTCAACATAGGACTAATTTTCTCATCCATAACATCCATTGACTTGATTTCCTTACCAAACCATTCTTTGGAGTAGGTCATTGCATCCTGCTTAATTTTTTGTTCAACAATCTTCATTTGTTCAAGAAATTTATCAGCATCAGGAGTAGTATATTGTCCCTTAGAAAATTGCAATGACATAGTATACTTTCCTGTTCCCCTAGTAATAGGCTTTCCATCAGCACTCTTACCAATAACTTCCTTAGACTCTTGAGCTCCCCAAGAGCCCATCAATGGCACTGCAATAGTAATGGATTCCTTAGCATGCTTATTAAATAAATTAACTACCTTACCCCCTGTAGGATTTGCCTTAGGAGCACTATAGCTGAAAACATTAATATCAATATTAGTTCCGTCGACGATTGCGTTATTAGACATCTTGCTAGTATGATTTATATTATAGAGTTATCTTTAAATCAATTTTTTTTTTAAATATAAATCAAATTATGGTCTGGTTCCTTTTTTTAAGCTTACTTGTTATGGTAAGCATTTTAATTTTAATATATTTAAAAAAACAGCTCAAAAAGATTTTTTATTGTTATATATATATATAGTAAATGAGTGATATTTTAAAAAAGAATAAGAGTCATGAAAGCTTAATTGAAGGATACTTAAATAAGATTAATACAAAATGCGAAGAACAAATACCTATAGTTAAGAAGCCTCAAAAGGTGTCTGATGACAAAATAAGTATTCCAACAATAACTACATATAATGAGTTGATTTATAATAAATATAATGTAACACAATTAAAAAGTTTTGTGAAACATTATACATTAAAAATAACTGGAAATAAGCATCAATTATTAAGTAGAATATATAGGTATTTATACTTTTCATCTTATATAATTAAAATTCAAAAGATTTTTAGAAGTATGTTAGTTCGAAAATATAAACAGCTACATGGACCTGCATCATTAAATAGAAAATTATGCACAAATAGTGATGATTTTGTTTCAATGGAACCAGTCGATGAAATTAATTTCCATCAATTTATTAGCTATAAGGATTCTGATGGTTTTATATATGGGTTTGATATTAATTCTCTCCATAATTTATTTATAAAGTCATCTGGTGATATAAAAAATCCTTATAATCGCAATCTAATACCCGAATCTTTTTTCAAAAGTATACGAGCACTTATACGTTTTGGAAGAATTCTTAAAATAAATATTAATTTGAATTTTGAAGATAGTATTAAAAATATTTCAAATGAAAAAGCAATTGAATTGAGAGCGTTATCTTTGTTTCAAAATATAGATGCATTAGGTAATTATTCTAATTCAAATTGGTTTATCTCTCTAAACAGAAATCAATTAATTAAATTTATAAGAGAACTAATGGATATTTGGAATTATAGAGCACAATTATCAACTGAAACAAAAAGAAATATATGTCCTCCAATAGGAGACCCATTCAGAAATTTAAGTATTTCTTACATAAATACTGAACAAAATTTATGGAATATCAGAAAAGTTTTACTAGATATAATGGAAAAACTTGTAAATAGCGGTATAGATAGAGATAGTAAAGCTTTAGGCGCATTTTATGTACTTGGTGCAATAACATTAGTCAACACAGAAGCTGCTACATCCCTTCCTTGGCTTTTTCAATCAGTTAATTACTTTTAATTTTATGTAGTTGAGTCTTTATTTAAACGCATTATTTTAGTATAATCATATTATCGTAACAATATATATTATTATGCAAAAAACTACTTAAAAACTTGTTGATAGAGTATAGTATAATAAGATGCCTCCTAAGACTAAATCATCTAAGACTGCTATTGAGACTGAACAAGTCGCTGCTCCTGTTCCTGTTGTTGTTGAATCTGCTGCCCCTGTTGTAGAAAAGAAGGCTAAGGCTGCTAAGGCTCCTAAGGCTGAAGCTGTTGTTGCTTCTGCAACTGAAACTGTTGTTGCTGGTCCTGTTGCTGTTGATGCAGAGGCTCCTCTTGCTGAACAATCTGTTGAATTCCTTGCTAAGCTTCAACAGCTTAGTGTTATGATTTCCACTCTTAAGACCGAATATCGTGCTCTTGAGAAGAAGTGGACTCGTGAGGTAAAGAGTGCACAAAAGGTTTCCTCCAAGCGTAAGCGCAAGGCTGGCAATCGTGCTCCTTCTGGATTTGTTAAGCCAACCAAGATTTCTGATGAACTTGCCAAGTTCCTTGAGAAGCCAATTGGTTCCGAGATGGCTCGCACTGAGGTTACTCGTGATATCAACAAGTATATCCGCACCAACAACCTTCAAGATAAGGAAAATGGTCGCAAGATTAACCCTGACACCAAGCTTGCAACTCTTTTGAAGCTTAAGAAGACTGATGAACTAACATACTTCAATCTTCAAAGATACATGTCTCCTCACTTTGCCAAGGCTATCAAGGTAGAAGCTATTGTTGCTTAAATTTGTAAAATAAATAAATAAATAAAAATAAATAAAAATATAAATAAATAAAAATAAATAAAAATAAGTCCTATAATCGTTTAATATTTTAATATTTTAAATTTTTTATATAAAATAAATTTAAAATACTTTTACACCTTTTAACATTTACTATGCTTCGCTGAAACGCCTAAATATTTGTAATTAAATTAATTAAAATATTTATTTAATTTATAATGAGTGCTGATTTAGATTTTTATAAACAATCTAGAATTAATGAATTAAATAGCAATTTTAATTCAAATGTAGTGCGTTTAAATTCAACTTTAGCAATTAATATACGAAATATTCGGAATTCTAGATTTAGAAATAAACCTGCGCTTTTTAATTCTCTCATAAATAAATATAATAATGATGTTTCTATATTACGCAATAATTTAAATGCATCTATCCAAAAAATTAATTCATTCACATCAGAATTTGTTGTAAATAAATCTAATATCAAAAATAAAAAAGCTCTTCTAATTGGAATTAATTATTTAAATACACCATATCAATTAAATGGATGTATTGATGATACAACTAGAATGAAAGATTTTCTTTCATCGCAAGGATTTAATGATTTTAAAATACTTACTGATTTAACATCTGTAAAACCTACCAAAGAAAATATATTACTTGAATTAAAAAGATTAATCGTAAATGCTAAGATAGGTGATATGTTGGTCTTTTATTTTAGTGGTCATGGTTCATATACTTATGATAGAAATGGAGACGAGACAGATAAAAGAGATGAAATGTTAATCAGCTCAGACTCATTGCCTATTATCGATGATGAACTTAAAACTATTCTTCAGAATCATTTACCGAGAGAAGTAACAATAATTGGAATATTTGATAGTTGTCATAGTGGTACAATACTTGACTTAAAATATAATTATTTAGATAGTAATAATTATGATAAGTATTCTGAAAATAATAAAGTAACTGAATGTAATGGTAACGTTATTATGATAAGTGGATGTATGGATGCACAAACTAGTACAGAAGCTTTAATTGAAAATAAGGCTCAAGGAGCATTAACATGGTCTTTTATTTTTTGTACAGAACAAAATCCAAATTGTTCTTGGAGAGAATTATTGAAATCAATGAGAGATACTCTTAAATCTAATGGATTCTCTCAAATACCACAATTATCAACTGATTCATTTTATGATATTGATTCTAAAATTTTTATTTAGAATACCTTTCTGAGTATGTTTGAAAATCTTCTACACTATCATCATCTGAATTATATTCTTTTAATGCAATAATTAATTCTTCTCTCTGGATATGTGATTGTAACTTTAAAACTAAATCAATATTTATACTTCTATCTTCATCTGTTAATTGATATAAATCACTTAAAATATAATGTGCTATAAATGAAATATCAAGTGTTTGAGTTTTTAATATATCTATTAATTTAACTGCATAAATGTTTTGTTTTAAAGTTACTCTATCATATTTATTATTATACAAATCCAACATATATATAATAATTAATAATATTTAAGTAAAAAAAAATTTATATTTTAAACAGGAAATAGAAATCCGTCTGTTTTTAGTATATTTTTGATATCATATTTTAAAATAGGTCCATTGATTATTTTAATTTTTTCAAATATTTTTATGTTAAAATGGTTGTTATTCAAATCAAACATGTCATAAATTTTAACTAGTAAATCATAATCTTTAATATAATTTTCATTATTATCATTTAACCATTCATAAAAACTTTGTGAAGTGTTAGACTTATGAAATTTTTTAAACAATTTAAGTGTATTATTAAGTGTATTTTTTGAATCACATTCTAAATTATAATCCGTGCCTGATAAAACACAAATCTCACTCAGTTCTTTTTGAGTAATACCTAAGTTATTTAAAATACTCTTTACATCATAAACTACTGCGGTATGATTAAGTAAGCTAAGATATCTAATAACACGAGGACATCCATAAACAAACATATCCATATCTTCACTTAAACATCCCCATACTTTGTCTTTTATAGTAAGCATTGCACACAACTCATCTGCTTCACCGGGTGCATCATAATAGGTTGCACCATATGCTCTGATTAAATTTTTAACATTTTCTACATCATTTTTACTGATACTTACAAATTTTTTCTTTAACATATCCATATTGTAAATGATTTCTTGTTTATCTGAACCATCAATGTCTTTATTAATTTCTAGAGTATTTTTCAATTTATTATATTCATTTTCTGCTTCTTGTTTATCTTCTTTTCGTTTTTGAAGTAATTCGTGTTTTTCTGGAGGAGGTTTTCCATCAAAAACAAATATTGGTATGATGTTGTAATTTCTGAATACAGATAACATGAAATACATATTTTCGATTAAAGTATCTTCTGATGCAAATCTATACATATAAATGCTAATATCTACTGCAATTTTCTTACCAGATAAATCTGATAATCTACAGAATTTAATAGAAGGAGATGCATTATCCTTTAGAAATCTATTTAAATATCTAATACCCATTGTGTTTGTTATAATATAGATGCTTTTATTTAATATGATTTATTAATTTTCAATTTTATTTATAATTTATATAACTTGAATATTATTTAGTATCACCGTCTTTAAGTTGTTTTTAATATATATTTTTAAATAACTTAAAGACGGTGATACTACATAATGAAGGGAATTTCAAGAATTTATGAAAAAAAGGACGACATTTTTTCCCTACACATGAAGAGAAAATTAAAGGATTCGAAAAGTGAAAAGTATTTTAACTTTCTCAAATTGGACAAAAAAAATGTCCAAAATCGATATGCCGAAAACGTCCTTACTGACTGAATTTTTTTATTACGATACTGAAAAATTATCGTGTTAAATTAAACCATCCTTAAAAAATATGTTATGATAATTTTTTAAAAAAAAAACTTAAAAATATTTTCTCAATGGAAATAAATGGAAATTTTAGGAAAAGAGGAAAAGAGCGAAAAAAATATTCAAGAATATTATTGCGAAAAATGTAATTTTAAATGCTGCAAAAAATTTAATTGGAACAGACATTTAAATACATCTAAACATATGGAGGAACTGTTTGGAAAAGAGCAAAAAGAGCAAAAAGAGCAAAACGATAAAGTTTACATGTGCATCTGTGGAAAAATATATAACAATGCTTCTGGATTATGGAAACATAAAAATAAATGTTGTCATAATAAATCATTACCATTACAAAATACTGACGACAACAATGAGCCAACAGATAAGCAGCTTATTGTTATGTTATTAAAGCAAAATACTGATATAATTAAAGAACAATCTGATATTAAAGAACTTATTTTAGAAATTGTTAAAAATGGTACAATGAATAATAGTCATAATACTACTCATACCAATTCTCATAACAAAGCATTTAATTTAAACTTCTTTTTAAATGAAACATGTAAAAATGCGATGAATATAACTGATTTTGTAGATTCTATTAAACTTCAACTTAGCGATTTAATGGATATTGGAGAATTAGGATATGTAGAGGGTATTTCAAAAATAATTGTAAAAAACTTGAATAACTTAGATGAAACTGAAAGACCAATACACTGCACAGATAATAAAAGAGAAACTATGTATATAAAAAATGAAGGACAATGGGAGAAAGAAGATGATAATAAAACTAAGTTAAAGAAGGTTGTTAACAAAGTAGCAGATAAAAATATAAGATTACTTCCACAATTTCGAGAGAAATTTCCTGATTATAAAAACGCATCATCAAAAACTTCAGATAAATACGAGAAAATGGTTATAGAAGTAATGACAACTGAAGATAATAAGAAAGAAAAAATAATAACAAAAATATCGAATGCTACTATAATAAACAAATAACAATCTTATACCTTTGTAATTTTATATTTATAAAAAATTGAAATGCTTTTATAAATAAATATAAATCATACTAACTACAACATGAAGACAAGAAGTCAATATAAATATGAAAACTCGGCACTTTATGCAGTCAATATCGACTTCGATGGAGCTAGTGAATCTTGGAAAGCTAATAAAAAATCAATCGGAAATGGCAGTTATAAATATGTATGCACCAAACGCAGTAAAAATAATAATTGTTGTATTTCTAAATGTTTACCTGGCGAGGATTATTGTAGAAATCATCTAAAGTTGTTCAATGAAGGTAGACTTTAACTATCCTAATTCACATATACTCATTCGCATATTTGATAAAATAAATTTGTTATTTCCCTTTTTCTTTTTAATTCTAGAGAGAAAAACCTGAGACTCGTGAATATCATTTAACAATGATTGGGTTTTATAATTTTTTTCTATAAATTTGCATAATTGTTTTTGATTACCTATAGTTTTTTTAAAATTTAATATCGATAAGTTATTTGTTTTACACCAACTTAAAAAACCTTGGTAGTTATTTATTAATACTGTTTTTATGATATAATAAGAAAGAACGTTTGTATTTTCCTTATATAATTTCTCTCTAAGTATAGATGACTCTTTTGTATTTGAATATAAATCTTTATATTGGAGACCCATAAAATCAAGCGTTTTAACCAACTGAAATAAACTATATGTCTTTTCAAAGTTAATATAGAATTCTGAATTAGAGAGAAATTCATTAACATTATTCTTATCTTTAGTAGCATAATAGCTGCAAAATAAAGCATTTATTATTTCAGCCCAAAATTCAGTATATGCTTCGAATGCATTTATTTTTGAATCGACCTTAAAAATATTAATTATACAATCATTAATCATATCATTATTCATCATTGAAAAATCTAAACCAAAATTATGAAATGTTTCGTGTATAAATACTTTAAACCATTCTTCTTTTCTAAAAACAACAATTTCTGAATCACTAGGACATGTCGTCGTAAATGCTGTATTCACATTTATTTCATCTAATATATGAATATTTGAGTTTGGTAAGTTCTTTTCGAGAGAAGTAAAATAAAAATAAATATTTAGATTCTTAGCACATTCTTGTGATGCATACATATTTAATATATATAACCATGTTGCTACGGTTTCCACATATTTATTATATTGTTCAACTTCTAACTCTATGTCATCATTTTCAACAATAAAATATACTTTTACATTTCTATCGTAGAGAGAAAAAGAGTAACAAATCTCAGACATCATTAATTCATCTATATGGTTTCTTACTATTTCTGGAAAACTTTTAGCGTTAAAATTAAGTGGTTTTGTTATCTGAGTAGCTGATAACAACTTTTTAATCATATGTCTAAATTTAATTTGCTTTTTAACGTAATTATTAGCTTCTAGAATCTCGTTATACAGCTCTCTTAAAATATTATTAGTTTTATTTGTCTGTTTACTATAATTTAAATGTTTATTTTTTGTAAAAAATAACATTAACTCCTTACTTTGTTTTGATAGTTTCATCTTTATTATATATTATTATTTATTTTTATATGAATTAAGACCAAATAGAATTTATAAATAATATAAATTTGAAATATTTAAAAAACTTATCAATATATATGGATAACACAATTATAATTATTTTAGGAGTTATTTTGTTAGTTTTAGTTATTTTGAATCATATAACTATCATAACTACTACTACTACTTCACAAGGAAACTGTTCTGAGACTGCGTTTGGTTGTTGTCCAAATGGTGTAGACTCAAAGATTAATTATTATGGAACTAACTGTCCTGGTTATAGACCTGGACCAGGATATTATCCTAATAGACCACCATATGTTCCACCTCCTCCACCACCAGGACCTGGTCCAAGACCTCCAAAACCTATTGGTGGATGTAGTGGAACAAGATATGGATGCTGTCCAAATAATCAAACACCCAAAATTGATGCACAAGGGAGTAATTGTTTGGCAAGATAAATAAATATTTAAATATATATATGTCAGAAATAGAATCTTCTAATAAGGATAATATCGCTACTCCGTCTGAACCTACTACCCCTCTTGTATCTTCTCCTACAGATATTATTGCTAATATTATTGAACAAACATTTATTGATTTGGTAATGAAATATCTTGAAAATGAAGATATGAAAAAGAAAATAATTATCACACTTACACCTGAAATTGCTAGTGTAATTAATAATATAATCTCTATATCTCCTGATACATTAACCGATATTGAGAAGGCTATGATTTCAATCATAAAGGATGGTAAAATTGATACTAAGGATGTGCCTAATCTTATTGTTGTCATTCAACGAATATATCAAATTATTTATTCTGTAAAAGATGTAAAATTTGATGCTAAAAAACGTGCTGATATTACTTCAACATCACTTAAATATATTCTTCATATTCTAGTCCTCGAGAGAAAAATAAAAATTGACGAAGACAAACAAGGTGATTTTTTTATTCAAACATATTATTTAATTGACTCATGTGTTGGTTTATTAAGTTTTCCAAAAAGTTTAAAAACTAAAAGTTGTTTGAAAAAATTATTTGGATAATATAGTGTCGAAAAATAAATAAAATTATTATAATAAAGTGATAATAATTTTATTTTTGAACATATTAGATTTCGGTTTTTCTAATTTTATCACGAATTAACATAAGCTCATCAAATATTTCTGGTTCTTTTCCTTTCATAAAATGAGTAAGTTTAGCATCTCCTGTAGCTAATAACATAGTCTTTAAGTCTTCATTTTGAGTAAATTTTGCATATTGAGCTGCATACATTTCTTTCTTCTGTCTTTTACCAAAGAAATCTGAATCTACTGACACCTCAATAGGTCTTAAAAGGTTTCCTTTTAATTTACCAGATTTTTCTCCAGCAGCTTTTGCCATGGCAGGGTCTTTCGATAAATCAGTTCCAGAATCTAGAGAGAAACTCAAGTAAAAGTCAGGATATGTTTTCTTAAATTTAGAAGCTTGATAGTAATGTTCAACTGAAGACCATTGATGATTATCTAAACTGAATGGTTGCACCCAGAAATTAGATAACTTCTTACGCCATTGAGGAATTGAAGCTAACGTAGAATATTGACGTAGTCTATCATTCGGAATTTTCTCTCCACTACCTTTTCCAGGGAGTGGTTTATCAAGAGATTTAGAATAAAACTGAAAGACAACTTCATCATTATACAAACCTCTTAATTTTGATTCTGTTAAATCTTCATATTCAGCTTCTTTCATAATCGTTTTCTTTTGACTTGCTTTGAATTTTTGGAAATCAGGAATAATAGCAAACGGTCCAGCATTTTTTTCTAAACACTTTTCATATATCATTTTCTTTATATCATAAGGTATTTCACTAAATTTAAATATCAGTTTTTTTTTGTAACTAACCAACTTGTAATGCGACCCAGTATAATCAACCATTATATAATAATCTGGTGTAAATCTACCACGTTGTTCTAAAACCTTATCATTTAACTGTCCACATTGTAAGGTATTTTTTTCATCATTTGCTTTATAACTTTCGCTGGAGAGAACAATGAATTTAATATTTAATATTCTTTCTAATGTTGAAATCGCCCAAGTATCAGCCCAGAAATCACAATGTCTAATTACGCGTTTGAATTTGTCTAAATTATCAACACCTTTCATAAACTTAAATTCTTTTAATATAGCTGTTGATACTTTTTTCTCTTCCACTAATCTATCATGCTCTTTCTTAACTTCTTTTGCTTGAATTATTATAGCTTTTTGTTCATCTCTATCAATAGTTTGAGTAATTCTTTGTTTATATAATTCATATTCGTTCGCTAATTGCTTAATCTGATTAGTATCTCTTACAATAGATGCATTATACATATCATATTGTTCTTTATATTCATCAAAAACTTCTTGTGTAGCTTCTTCAGACAATTTTTTTCTAAGTTTATTAACACTTGTTTGTTGGGCTATATTTGAAAATGCATCTCTTATTGTTGCAAATAAACAATCTCCGCTACCTTCATTATCAATAATGCCAAAACTTTTATTTTTCATAAATTTATCAAGCCATGTATCTGTTGACGATTCATGATATTTTTCTCTTATATCTTTAGCTTTTTTTTGAGTTTCTTCAGGTAATAGAGGTGGGACAGGAACTCCATTAATTTTAACAAATATATCTTCTCGCTCCTTTGGAATATCATATTGGACGACAATTTTTTCCTCTTCATCTTCTTGTTCATCTTCTTGTTCATCTTCCTCTTCAGATTCAGTAATTTTACCTTCTTCTTTATCAATCTTATGTAATGGTAGTTCTGGTTGTAGTCTCATTTTATTTAAAAATTCTTTAGTTACAAATGAATAAATCAGCGGTTCATTCATATCTTCTATATTTAAGTTATTAAATTTATCTAGATAAGACAAATAATCAGATGCTCTTATTTCATAAACACCAATTTGAATTACTTTATTATTGTATTTAACTAAATAAATTGGAAAATATAATATATTTTTATCTTCATAAGTATTTTTAGAATTACCAACTGCAATAATAACATCAATATCTTTTATTTCTAATTGATATAAATTAGCTTCCATTTTTAAATCTCCGGAATCAACACTTTTTAATTCAGGATAACTAATATCTCCATCTAATTTTGATAATACCATTATATAATTTATTAGAATATTTTATATTTAATAAATTATATACAAAATATTTATTCTACCAAAGAACAAATTTCTTCATAAATTTATCGTTTTTAAGTTCATTAATATAAAACCACATATTTTGTCTTTTAAAAACAATATCTGAGTTATTTAGCTCTGATTCAAATATAACTAAAAAATCAATAATTTGTTCTTTATTATATTTGTTATTCTTCAAATCCTTAGCAAATCCATAATATTCACATATCATTAAAAGTTCTTTAACATTATAATTCTCATTATAATTAATTATTTGTGGAATAGTCAATTCATCATTTAAATTAATATTGTCAATTTCAGCCATTAATTCATCAATATTAAAATCATTTTCCTGTTGCTTTTCAATTTCTTCTAGATAATAAGAAATTGTAATATTTTGTTCATCCGTTGACATTATTTAAATATATCAATTATTATTTAAATAATATTACCATCTAATATTAAATTAAAATTTTTCCTGAGGAAAAAATCATATAAATACCTACATACATTGCTAATAATCCAACAATTATATAACAACTATCTTTTGTTTTATTTATATAAAATTTACTCGATGTAATACAATTATATTTTCGGTTTGCATTAAGATAAATATCACTAGATGAATCCATAAGTAATTTAATAAAATTGTCTTTAAATTAAAAATATAATATTTATTAGATTTATAATATTTACATATCAATCAAATCCATGAACTTGAATAAAGTCTTGTTACTTAAACTCTTATAATCTTTTACTTTACTATTTGCAATTTTTTCGATAACTTCGCTAATAGTAAATCCGTCGATATTACTATAATCTTGACCATTATCATTTTCATATATATCTTTCTTATACAAAAGAGCAACTGTTTCAGTTAATTCATCAACTTCATTTTTTTTATTTTCAACCGAAATATATTCATATACCTTAGCCAATAAATTTCTAGTGATTTGCATAATATCATACTTAGGAATAATTCCAGCATACATTAAATTAATGTAAAATGCTGCTAATGATTTACGTTTCTCATTAATCTTATTAATATCACAATATTTACTATAATTTTCATTTGGGTCAACATATTCAATATTATTAAATAAATCAGCAAACTTACCGAAATTATCTTCATATGTAGTTTTAATAAAGTCAAATTTTGAAGATAAATCTGAATATAAGTCTGCATAAATTTTTGAATAAAATCTATTTGATGATGCAATATCAAATATGTTTGAACCAATATTACTTAAATTATAATTTCCATCTAAATTTTCTGCTACTAGTTTGTCAATAACTTCTAAAATTTTATTACGCATCTCGATATAATTTTTATCAGTCATTTTATTAATAAACATTCTTATAGTATCAAATTCAGCATCAATACCAACCTTGGTCTCAATCTTTGTTGTCTGAAACGTTCTAACGGAATCCCAATCATCATTATTTAATACTTCCATAGATTTATTACCTCTTTTCTTTTTTGCATTATCTTTAATTGGACCTGATGCAGATGTTGATTCAACCTTCATAGGGTTATCTCGCTTCTTGAAAACAGGTGTTCTTACATAATCTGGAGACCCTACTTGCATTGCCAAACTAGATATTTTTTCCATTACTTCATCAGAAACTACATAATCGAATCCTCTGAAAATAGTATCTTCAAATTGTTCCAAAGTATATCTTAAGGTTTTTGTTGTCATCTTGATAATGTATTATAATTTATGCTATTATATTTATATCAATTTTTTTTATAATATAATTATTATTAGAAATTTACTTAAATAGATATATGTATAATATATACATATGGAAACAGAAAACAACACTACTGTTAATGAAGCTTTATCTGAGGAAATAGTATTTGATTCCTCGGATATTAAAATACATAGTTGGGATGAACTCGAAATAAACGCCAACATTTTACGTGGAATCTTTGCTTATGGATTTGAAAAACCAAGTCCAATTCAACAAAGAGCCATAAAGCCTGTTATGCAAGGTAGAGATGTGATTGCACAAGCTCAATCGGGAACAGGTAAGACAGCAACATTTACTATTGGTGCTTTACAACGAGTAAATATTGCTGAACCAACAACTCAAGTTCTTATTTTATCTCCTACTAGAGAATTATCGACACAAACTTCAAAGGTTGTTTCTAATTTAGGAAGTTTTATGAATGGCTTAAAAATTCAAACTCTTTTTGGTGGGTCTGCAATTGAAGAAGGTAGCAGTTTCTCTAATAAAAATGTTCCTCATATTATTTGTGGTTGTACTGGACGAGTTTATGATATGATGAGAAGAGGTAATATTAGTAGTAAAACTATTAAACTTGTTATTCTTGATGAAGCTGATGAAATGTTGTCATCAGGATTTAAGGACCAAGTTTATAATATTTTTCAGTATCTAAGTAATGATGTACAAGTATGTTTATTTAGTGCAACATTACCAGACGATATTAATTATATTACTGATAAAATTATGCGTAATCCAATTAAGATTAGTGTTAAGCGTGAACAATTAACATTAGAAGGTATTGGTCAATATTATGTTGCTATAAATGATGATAGAGAAAAATATCTTACCTTAAAAAATATTTTTACATTCAACACATTATCTCATACTATTATTTATAGTAATAGTATTAAACGTGTGCAAGATTTATATGAAGCAATGTGCGAAGATGGTTTTCCTGTATGCAGAATTCATAGTAATATGGAGAAATCTGAACGAGATAAGGCATTCAATGATTTTAGAAGTGGAAATTCAAGAGTTATGATTTCATCTAATGTAACTGCACGTGGCATTGATATTCAACAAGTTAGCGTTGTTATTAATTTTGATTTAGCAAAGGATGTTCATACTTATTTACATAGAATCGGACGTTCTGGTAGATGGGGTAGAAAAGGTGTTGGTATTAATTTTATCACTAGACGTGATGTTATGCAAATTAAGAAAATTGAAGAACATTATTCTACACAAATTCATGAAATGCCTGGAGATTTAACATTTTTAAGTAAAATTTAAAAATATATTAAGATTAAAAAATAAATTATCATCAATTAGGTTATTCGTAAAATTAATTCATTATATTTCTAATTTAAATTATAATGAGTTCTGAATCAAAAATTAACGAAATTAATGACCATTTCAAAATTCCAATTTTTTATAATGAAAGCAAAGTAGAATTGAACAAAAATATTGTAAAAGATTTAGAATTAATTGAAACTGTTGATTCCTCGTGTAATCCTATTTATAATTTTTGTTTTGATAACGATAATGATGTTTCTAAAAAACTTAATCAACAATTATGTAAATACTATACAACTGATGTTAATTTTCTCAAAGAAAATCAAATACTTTTAAAAGATTATAAACCATTAGGTGTAAAATACACTGATTATTCTAATAATTATAAGAATATTGTTGATATTTGGAATGAATTAAAAGTCGATGCAGGATTTAAGGAGAGATATTATTTTGTTGAATGGGAAACGCTTGAATTTTTAAATAGGTCAGAATGGTTTCTACAATTTATGAGTGTATATAATTTATTATCACCTATTATCTCTCTACTTGTTCCTATTATAATTCTTATTATACCATTTTTTATTATTAAAATGAAGGGTTTACAAATTACAATAAGTGAATATATTGATGTATTAAAAAATGTTGCTAGTCAAAATGCAATTGGTAAATTATTTGTTGTCAATTTTGCAGAAATAAATTCACAAGAGAAATTATATATTTTTATTTCCGCTGCATTTTACTTATTCTCTATTTATCAGAATTTTATGGTATGTGTAAGATTTAATAATAACATGAAAACAATCCACAATCATTTTAATGAAATCAGAATTTACATTAGTCATACGATAAATTCTATGGAAAATTACCTTGAATATTCGTCTCAGCTTAAAACTCATCAAGAATTCAATAGTATTGTTAGAATGAAGTTAGATACATTAAAAGTTATGCATAAAAAAATAGAAATGATAACTGATTATAATATGTTTAATTTCAGTAAAATTAAAGAAATAGGATATGTATTCAAATGCTTTTATGAATTACATACAGATAAAATATACGATGATACAATTATGTATTCATTAGGATTCAATGGTTATATGGATTGCTTAAAAGCGTTACAACAAAATATTCTAGAGAGAAAAATAAACTTTGCTTTATTTATTGATGAATCAAAAAAGAGTATTTTAGAGAACAGTTATTATGCTTCATTAAAGAATTATAAACCTATTAAGAATACAATTAAGTTTAAGAAAAATATGATAATTACAGGACCAAATGCTTCAGGAAAAACAACTATTCTAAAATCAACGCTAATTAATATATTATTCACTCAACAGTTCGGTTGTGGATTTTATGATTCAGCAAAGATTAAACCATTTAATCATATTCATTGTTACTTAAATATACCTGACACATCTGGACGAGATAGTTTATTCCAAGCGGAAGCCAGAAGATGTAAGGAAATATTAGATGCTATTAGCGTTTCGCCAAAAGAAACACATTTATGTGCATTTGATGAATTATATTCAGGAACAAATCCGGAAGAGGCTGAACAAAGCGCAACATCATTTATGAAGTATATTACAAAAAATAAAAATGTATCATGCTTACTAACAACTCATTTTATAAAGATATGCAAGAAGTTGGAAAAAACAAAGACAATAATGAACTATAAGATGCTAACAGAAAAAGAAAATAATAATTTGAATTATAAATATACATTAATAGAAGGTATATCAAATATTAAAGGTGGCATGATTGTACTACGGCAAATGAATTATCCAAAAGAAATAATTGAACATATTAATATTCCGCAAGAAGGTGACTTTAAAAAATATTATAAATTATAAATTCTTATCATTTTTTATTTCATAAATTAATTCGTTAGTAAATAAATTAATTTATATAATCTTTTTGTAATAAAATGGCATCCTTAGCAGATTTATTTAATCCAACGTTTTTAATGTTTTTAGGAATATTAGTACTTGTTGTTGCACTGCTAGTTGTATATTTTGAAAGTAAAATGAGAGAACAAAATCACAAAATTACTTCTATGTTAAGTTTAGTATCTACATTAGCAGAGGATATGACTGGTATGAAAATGGGACTAAATCATTTAGCAATAAGAACTAGTCAAGGTTTAAAAGAAACAGATTTACCAGTTAGAGAGAATTTAGGAATTTTTGAATCAAATAAATTAATTGAAGTTTCTGATGATGAAGAAGATTTGGAAAGTAAGGATGAAAGTGAACAATCAGATGATGATGAAGAAGATGATGAAAATTCAGATGACGAAGATGAAGATGAAGATGAAGATGAACAGGAAGATGAAGATGAACAGGAAGATGAAGATGAAGATGAAGATGAAGATGAAGATGAAGATGAACAGGAAGTTAAAATTATTAAATTACAAGTATCAAATGAAGATGCAGAAGATAATAATTCATATGAAGAAGCAAATAATTTAGAATTTGATACCGAAGATTTGGAAGGTGATTTCGAATTAAATGATGAATTACCTGAAATTGGTGATGATTATGTTGAACAAGTATTAGACCTCAAATATGAAGCAAAACTTGAAGATAATGAAGCTTTAGAAGAATCTATTATTCCTTCAGCAAGTGATTTAAGAACAATTACTATTAATTTAGGAGATGAATCTCACGATACAATTGATTATAAGAAATTGCAATTGCCAAAGCTAAGAAGCATTGCTATTGAAAAAAATTTAACTACAAATATAGAAGCATCGAAATTAAAGAAACCTGAATTACTTAAATTACTTGGTGCTGAATAAGTTTTAGAAATTTTTATTATAATTATAAATTATATATGTCGTGGAGCAGTTGTTATAGCGGTTCTAATAATATAGATTTTAATTCTCCTGCGAAAATGTCAGATGGACGCAACTTTGCAACTTGGCAACCTGATGCTGTTATAAATGAGAGAATTCAGCGTAAAGAAGGTATTCATTCTAATTGGCAATATCGTCAGTTCCTCCAAAAAAATGGTGCTCAGATTATGAATTATAATAACCAAGAAGCTTGTTATACACTTGGTTTAGACACACATGTTAATACTGGTAAAACACCTTCTAGTAACGTTCCTTATACTTTTAAAGGAACATTTGATACAGGTAGACCAGGATTTGGTTACTGCAACTCAGACCTTAAAAATCCTTATTTATCTAGAGAAAAATTAAATTCCCGATTAATTTCTCCATCTATCAATCCTTCTGATTTTAAATAAAATATAAATATATTACATTTTATATATATATGGAGTCTCCGTATAATAAAACAATATACCAAAACAATATAATAATAAGTTTTTATTATTTATTATTATTATAATGAAAATACTATCAATTGATGTTGGCATAAAAAATTTAGCATTCTGTCTTTTTGATAAATCACCAACTGTTGAGAATTTTAAGATATCAAAGTGGGGTATTATTGATTTATCTGAAGCTGAAACATTTAAATGCAGTTTTAGTGAAAAAAATATTTTGTGTAATAAACCAGCAAAATTTAAGAAAGACGATAAATGTTATTGTGCAAAACATTCTAAAAAACAAGAATATAAAATTCCTTCAGCTCAACAAAAACCATCATTTATAAATAAGCAAAAAATTACAAAACTTTATGAAATAGCTGATAGTGATAATATTACATACACCCCAAAAATTAAAAAAGCAGATTTATCAAATTTAATAAATGAACATATACAACAAATTTATTTTGAAACAATTGAGTGTAAAAAAGCAAATGAAGTTGATTTATTTAATATAGGTGTAAATATTAAAAATAAATTTAATGAAATATTTAAGGACGAAGCAAACCCTGTGGGTAAAATAGATTATGTTATTATTGAGAATCAAATTGGACCATTAGCTATAAGAATGAAAACAATACAAGGTATGATAGTGCAATATTTTATTATGTCTAATTTAGATGTACAACATATTGAATTTATTTCAGCTTCTAATAAACTAAAAGATTGTGATACAAAAGATAAAGAAAAATATATTGATAGAAAAAAATTGGGTATAGCAAAATGTTTAGGAGTTATCTCATCGGATTTTAGATTTAATGAGCATCTAAATTATTTTAATGAACATAAAAAGAAAGACGATTTATCAGATGCTTTTTTACAAGGTTTATGGTTTATTAATAATAAAAAATTTTAGCAATTAAATTAAATTAAATTAAAAATATATTAATTGTAATTCGTATTACTTAAAATTAAATGTTCTATTTAATCAATAAATATGGCTGATTTAATGGAAATTACTGAACTTGATTTAAATGGTGGAGATTTTGGACGTTCTTCTAATTTTGGTGGAGGTTTAGAGCTTTTAATGAATGATAAAATGAGAGAAAGTTCTAGACCAACTAGTGATATTGATTTAGATGATTTAAATAAACTTGAAAATGAACTTAATGACTTAGTTGATGATATTCCTTCAAGTGGATTTGCACCAAAGTCTGACTTATTTGATAGACCATCTGTATCTTTTAGTGATGGACCTGGTATTCGACTAAATGGGTTTAATGAAGATTTAGGGCGCGCAACATCTGACACCGAAAATGATACTAAAACATGGGATGGTTATGGCAAATTTAATAATATTCCTATAAATCCTGATAAATCTGTTCCAATGGAACCTAGAATGTCAAAAGATGAAATGCTTAGAGAGAAATTTAAGTTTCTTCGTAAGCTTGAAGCATTAGAAAAGAAGGGTGTTGAATTATCTAAAAAATATTCTATGGATTCTTCTCTCCAAGAAATGCAAGGAGAATATGAAACTATTATGGAAGAAAAGACAAAGCAAAATTCTGTAAAGTTTCAGGGTAACATGCTTATGGCAATTATTAATGGAATGGAATTTTTAAACAACAAATTTGACCCATTTGATGTTAAATTAGATGGTTGGTCGGAACAAGTTCAAGAAAATATTAATGATTATGATGATATTTTTAGTGAATTACACGAAAAATACAAGAGTAAGGCATCAATGGCACCTGAGTTGAAACTTCTCTTTCAATTAGGTGGAAGTGCAATGATGGTTCACATGACTAATACTATGTTTAAATCTTCTATGCCTGGTATGGATGATATTCTTCGTCAAAATCCTGACTTGATGCGTTCATTCCAAAATGCTGCTGTTAATTCTATGGCTCAAACTAATCCTGGATTTGGAGGATTTATGTCTAATTTGATGACTCCAGAAGTTCCAAGAGGAATGGGACCACCACCACCTTTGGCTACTCAAGGACCTAACTCTATACCAACTCCTTTAGGAAGACCTGGTAATAATAATTTTGCTAGACCTGATTTAAATATGAGTAAGAGTAATTTCGAGGATGGAATTAATCTTAGAGAGAATTTTGAAAGACCAGATATGCAAGATAGAAATAGTAGAAGACAACCTTTAAGACCAGAAATGAAAGGACCAACTGATATTACAGATATTCTCTCTGGATTAAAAACTAAAACTATTAATATTCAACAACCTGTTCAAAATACAAACGATAATAGCACTATAAGTATTAATGACTTAAAAGATTTACAATCTGATGTTAATATGCCTAAGAGAAGTGGACGTAAAAAAAAGTCAGCTAGTAATACTATCAGTTTGGATATTTAGACATATCCTGAATAATAATTTGCATAATTTGAGGAATAATTATTTGGATAATTATTATGGTTTTGTATTGTAGAACTTATTTTACCTACTTCATAAATACTATGTGAGCCAAAATCATTATCATCATACAATAAAAAATCACTTCTTCTAAAAGGACATTCGCCTACAAATACTTTTGTATCCCTTATTCTTTTTCTATCTCTATAATTTTCTAAATTATTATTATTTATAACATTCTTTTCAACTCTATAATCTTCAATTGTATTTGAAATTTTACTATTTGAATAAAAAATAAATAATGCAAATATTACTAATATTATTAACCAATTAAACTCATCAATCATCTATATATTTATATTTTATAATTTTTAAAATATTAATTTATTTATATTATAACCAATCTTCTTTGCAGTTTTTAATCATTTTTTAATGCGATTTATGTATTTGCCATCTCTATAAACTACTACATCAGTATAATTATATGTATCAAACCATCTGGTAAGTTTTTAAATTTTTCAATAAATTCCATACTATAATACTTGTAAGTTTTTAAAGTTTTTTTTAAGTTTATTTAGTAATGCCATAAATGGTGTCTTATCTTGACCAAATAAAAGCGAATCATGTATAATTTTAATATTACCAAATAAGCTTTGTTTATTAAAATGCAGCCATAAAATAAATATAACAAATAATAAAATAGTAAATCCTATATCTTTCATTCTAACGGATTCATTTCTTAAATAATATAATGGCACTATTTTGATGAGAGTATTTATAATAATAAAATAGAAAATTGTCCGCTTACTAGTTCCATATATTAACATTAAAATCAACATAATTATATTATCTATTAATCCTAATATAATTGGAAATTTAGGTGAATATTTTGTTATTTTAACAGCATATAAAATATACCATGCATATATCCAATATGAAAATACCAAATCACCTCTTAATGCTGCCATATATATATATATTACTCAGATAATAAAAAGCAGCAACTTGTCATATATTGAAAAAAATTCATGCAAAAAAATGGGTCAGGTGTATTTGTATTAGATGATTTCTCATGTAATAATTTATTAGTAAGCTTATCTTTTTTTTCATCCACATTTAAGTATACATCTTCAAAGTTAAAATTTATTTCCTTTTCCATTATATATTTTAATAATTTATTTTTAATAATTTAGGTTAATTCAATATAAATAATAATACTATAAATAATTAATGAAGCCTAGAAATGAAAAGGATAAATTTTCGATGACTACTTGTTCAAAAACAGGTATTAAAATAAAAAAAACAGGCAACGATTACAAACAGGACCCATTTGCAGGAGTTGACCCATTTAAAAATCAAACTAGGGAAATTGAGAGGTTTGATGTTAATTATGATAAAAAACAATATGAAGCCATCGATTTAAATATTGAAAACTACTCAAGAGAAGAATTGTATAAATTATTTGGATTCAAAACTTCTATAATATTAACTGAAGAAAATATGAAAGAAGCTAAGAAAATTGTACTAAAAACACATCCAGATAAGTGTCGTTTAGATAATAAATATTTTGTTTTTTTTGGAAAAGCATTTCAAAAGCTTAAAGATATTTATGAATTTCAAAATAAAACTAATAAAAAAACTGAAGATAAAAATGAATACTACGACACTCAAAATGGTCAAGTTCTAGATAAAATGTTTGATATGAAAAAAGACCTTAAAGATAGCAATAATTTTAACAAATGGTTTAATGAACAATTTGACAAACATAAAGTAGAGGACCCTGTTGAACATGGATATGGAAATTGGCTAAAATCTGATGAAGACATCATTTTTACTCCTCAAAATATAAACAAGGATTCTATGGGAAGAGAGATAGAAAAGAGAAAAAAAGAAATTCAAGCACTAACACCATATAAAGGGATTGATAATTCATTTCTTTCATCATCTGCTGGTGGTTCTTCATTAATGGAATATAATAGTAATTTTACGTCTGGTTCATTATTTAATGGAGGAGGAGGTGGTATGGGTTATACAGATTTAAGACAAGCATATGTTGAATCTGTTATTCCAGTAACAGAAGAAGATTATAATAAGGTGCAAAAATTTAAATCTATTGATGAATATAAACGTCATCGCAATACTGTAAATACAATTCCTTTAACTAAAGAAGAATCTATGCGTCAATTATATAAACAAGATAAGCAGCAAAATGAAGAATCTGCAGCATTAGCATTTTATCATGCTCAACAATTAGAAAAAGCTAAGCAAAATAATGATATATTTTGGTCTGGACTTAAGCAAGTAACAAATTGGTAGAATATATTTTCAACAATTCAAATTTAAATTGCGTCATTCATATATTAACTATAAAATTTATCTATCCACGAAACCCTTTTTTAAACCCTTTGGGAACAATTTGTTGTTGGCTTTTTGTTCCAGTGCGTCATGGTTTTATTCTTTTTCTTTGACCAAATTCCTGTTGATTTTTCTCTATTGAACCATTATTATGTGAATAATTTTTATATTTATTTTTAGTTAATGTATCATAATCTCCATCAAAAAAATCTGATAACCTTGCTGGACGAGAAAATATTTGAGTTGTTTCTGTTTCTAATTCTAATTCTTTTTGAGACATTAATATAATGAATTATGATAATATTTTTAAATTCTTTTAATATGATAATACTATATATATAATGAGCAATAAAATGGAAAATGGATTATTTATATTTAGAAGAGATTTAAGAATTGTGGACAATAATGGATTAAATTTTCTCTCGGAGTTATGTAATAATATATATACAATTTTTATTTTTACTCCTGAACAAGTCGGTTCTGGCAATAAATATAAGTCAGCTAATTCTGTTCAATTTATGATTGAATCGCTTCAAGATTTGTCATCTGAAATTAGTAAGGAAGGAGGCAAATTACATACATTTTATGGAGACAACGAAAAGGTTATTGCCGATTGTATCAAATCATGGGATATAAATATTGTTGCGTTTAATTTGGATATTACTCCTTATAGTCGAATGAGAGATGATGGAATAGTAAAAATGTGTCAGCAAATGAAAGTGTTCGTCACATATACTCCAGATTATTATCTTTGTCAGCCAGATGAAGTGCTAAATGGGTCAGGAAATCCATATGTCAAATTTACGCCTTACTTTAATCAAGCAAAAAATAAAAAAGTAGAAAAACCTATTACTAAAAAATTACATTTTAAGAGTTCAGAATCTCATATACCAAATAAAATAACATTTGATTCGGCGATGAAAAAATTTGTAGGAAAAGAAAATCCTGATATTTTGGTAAGAGGTGGTAGAACAGAGGCATTGAAACAAATGCGAGTCGCATCAAAAATCATAAAGCATTATGCTGAAACTCGCGATGAATTATCAAAGCCTACCTCGCATCTATCAGCATATATTAAATTTGGGAATATAAGCATACGCGAAGTGTATTACGCTTTTAAATCTAATCACTCCTTTATTCGTCAGCTATATTGGAGAGAATTTTACAGTCAGGTTCTATATAATCATCCACATGTTTTAGGTAATAGTTTAAATAAAAAATATGATAAAATAAAATGGCATGATAATAAACGACTTTTTGATGCGTGGACTAAAGGTATTACTGGAATACCTATTGTAGATGCTTCACAGAGACAACTTTTGCAGTCAGGATGGACACATAATAGAGGTCGTATGATTTCTTCCAGTATATTAATAAAAATATTATTGATAGATTGGAGAGAAGGTGAACGCTTTTATGCTCAGCATTTAGTAGATTATGATGTAGCAAGTAATTCCGGAGGGTGGCAATTTTCAAGTGGTGGAGGTAGTGATGCTCAACCTTATTTTCGCTACTTCAATCCATATATGCAGTCAAAAGAACACGACCCAAAATGCGAATATATTAAGACATGGATTCCCGAACTTAAAGATATTCCAAACGAGGATATCCATAATTGGGATACAACATGGGAAAAGCATAAAGATTGCGGTTATCCAAAACCCATTGTAGATTATAAAGAGCAGAGAGAAAAATCTATTAAGATGTATAAGGATGCTTTATACTAAAATAATATTTGTTAAAATGCGATATTAAATACTCAAAATCAATTTTTAATTATGAAGAACAGAGAGAAGAATTAGTTATTTATTTTAATTTTAATTATAAAGTAAAATAAATGTCAGAATCCAATACATTATATTCCAAGGAAGGATTTAGTTTTTTAAAAAATGAAAAAAACAATTATAGTTTGTCTTTTGAAATGGAAAATAATAATATTAATTTATCAAAGATTATTGATTTTAATTTAGTAAAACTTATTTACGATTTAAACTCAGATATTTATGAAAAAGTAAATCTCCAAATTATAAATGATAATGAAGCTAGAATTGTTTTACTTATGAAACACTTATTTGAAGAGCTAGGATTACCTCAACGTTTTTCTAATATTTATATGACAAAAATTGTTGAAGAGAATAATATTAAATTTGTATCACAAACTATTAAGTCTGAACGACCACAAAATATGCCTCCTGATGCTGAATCAATGAATATAAAAACTATGACATTTAATTGCAATTTACTTACTCAACATAAAATTAAAGTTACATGTAATATATTATTTGAAGATATAATGAATATTCCAGAAGTTATAGAAAAAATAGTAGGATTAATTTTATATAAAATATTTAACAGAGTAAAACAATTTATAGAAAACGTTAGAATGTAATTATATGAATATTGAAAAAAATATTAGGTCCGTGTTATTTTTATTGAATGCATTTTTTATTTTTATAACTGAAGCATTAATATATGCTATATTTCGCGATTATTCTTTTTTTATTGACAGGTTATCAATACGTTTAGCTTCAATAAATATGTTATATGTAAAAATTTTTCAAGCATTTGCTTTAAATAATAGCTTAATTGATGATAAAACTAATAATAATCTTCTTAAATTTACTGATAATGCCCCTTGGACTTATTCTGATATTGATTTATATCAATTAATTGAAATGTCAGATAAATTCAATTTACAATTACCACATGGATATGAAAAACCAATAAATGCAGGAATGATTTCCTTAGTTTTTAGAGGTTATGATAATAATAATTCAAATAAACAAGTAATAATTAAAATGAAACGTAAAAATATTCAACAAAAATTAGATGAAGCTATTGATAATTTATTATTTTCAATGTATATTTTATCATTTATTCCTATTATAAATAAATACCAATTGACTGAAGTTGTAAACAAAAATGTTGAAATAATTAGACATCAAACAAATTTTTTAGAAGAAATAGATAATATGGATAGAATTAGAGAGAATTGTAAAAATTTAAAATATGTAAAAATTCCAACTGCAAATAGACAAGTAACAGAAGAGTATCCTGACATTATATTGATGGAATGTATCGAAGGAATAAAAATTAATCAAATTAAAGAAGAAGATTATGAATCATTTGCTAAATTAGTTGTCAAATTTGGTATTGTTACGACTATTATGCATGGAGTTACTCATGGAGACCTTCATAGTGGGAATATATTATTTATTAAAGATTCTAAAGACACCAAGTATCCTCACAAAATTGGTGTTATAGATTTTGGTATTATTTATAATGTTGACATAAAATATAAAGGAATATTATTTGATATATTTACTCAATTGTTTGAACAATCGCCTCGTGAACCGGCTGAAAAATTATTGAATTCTGGTTTAATTGACCCTCCTGGTATTTTACAGAAAATTTCTAAGGATAATTATAACAATATTATATCTTTGACAGAAGAAATTATATCAGAAACTATAAATTCATCTAAAAAAGCTAATCAAATACAGATTTATAAATTTATATCGAATCTCAAAGAATATTTGTCAAAAGATGAACTAGCTAATTTAGGTATTAGACCTAGTGATGATTTTGTAAAATCACAATTAGTTTTAGCTATGTCTCATGGTATAACATTTACATTATGCAAGGGTGATTATATTACTATAATGGATAAAGCCATAAATGAATTATTTAAAACTAAATTACTTTTAGATTACACCGACCCAAAATAAAAATTAGATTTCAAATACCGATTTTACTATTTCCAATTATTCATACTAAGCCTAAAAATGTTCGTCCTATCTTACTTGTAGCAAATATACCAAATCCTGAAGCAATTTGTAAATAAAATATATTACTTTTTTTGGTACAACATATTAAATAGAGAGATAAAAATATAAAAAGTAAAGAAAAAAACCAAAATAATTGAGTAAAATTATCCATTATAATATATAAGAATATAAAATAAAATAAATTCAAATAATCCAATCAGTATTTGAATTTGTTGCACAAGTCTTTCCATAAGAACATACATAATAGGTTATTTTTTTGATAATTTAAAGAATTTTTCTTCATAATTATTTATAGTGTCTGTAAATAAGAGGACTTAGTTAACATCTTTCAATTTTATATATAAATTTATATTTAAAATTGAAATAAATTAAATACTAATTTATATTATTTATAAATGGAAATTAATATATCAACAATGAACCCTACTTTTATATTTGTAGACGGAAGCTATTATTGCTTTTATCGCTATTTTGCATTACTACAATGGTGGAAAAATGCTTATCCTGACGAACCTCTTGACGACCCATATCAAAATGAAAAATTTGTTGAAAAATTTCGAAAAACTTTTGTTGATAATTTACAGCAAATGCCTAAAAAGCTTAAAATTAAAAAAGAACCTGTAAAACCTATTTTAATTGTTGGCAAGGATTGTAAACGAGAACATATTTGGCGGAATGACATATTTAAACATTATAAAGCGAACAGAGTTAATGGTCCTGAAGATGGATTTATGGGTGGGCCCTTCTTCAAAATGGCTTATGAAGAAGAACTTTTTCAAAAAGGAGGAGCAAAGGCAATTCTAAAACATCCTAAGTTGGAAGCAGATGATTGTATTGCTTTATCTGTAAAACATTTAGTGCATAGATATCCTAAGTGTCATATTTATATTATTACAAGTGATAGAGATTATTTACAATTAAATGCAGATAATGTAGATTTATATAATTTAACATACAAAAATATTGCCGAAAAGAACTCAACTGGAAATGCTGAAGATGATTTGGAAATTAAAATTATTATGGGTGACACAAGCGATAATATTCCTTCAGTATTTCCAAAATGCGGACCAAAAACGGCTTTAAAATGTATTGAAGATCCAGAATTCTTTAAAAAGAAGATGAATGACAATCCAGAATATTATAAACAATATAAACTTAATCAATTATTAGTAAACTTTAATAACATTCCAGAGAATCTAGTAGAAGAATTTATGAATTCAATCAAAAAATAATTTGTAATTTTTAACGTTTTCTATGTTTTCTAGTTCTTTTGTTTTTTCTATAACGTTTTACAGTCTTATTTTTATAAAACTTACGATGCTTTCTAGTAACCTTTCTCTTTTTACCACCCAACGACCTTGTAGAACTTGTAGAAGTTACAGGAGTTCCAGTATCACTATATGTAAATACATCCTTACCATATTTAATATCAGTTTCTCTTTTTGGTTTAATTAAACCCTTGGCAACTTTTTCTTCGTATCTTTGTTGACCTAATGCGGCACGTCTAGCGCGTTCTTCTACAGATATTCCTGAAATACCTGAAGAGGAAGCAATAGGAGTTCCTCTATCAGCGTTAACCTTAATAACAATTTCACCCATTAATTTAAATATTCTCTCTTTAAGAACTTGATAACTCGGTAAATTAGCAACAGATGTTCCTTGTTGTAAAACTTGTTTAATATTTACTTGATTATTAATAAAATTATCAAACAATTTATTATTTAAACATATCATTCCAATCATTTCTTCATAAGAATCTTGATGAAATGAGCCAGAAAATATACTTGTAAAAGTATCATTTTTGAGAGAAAAAGTAGCATAATCTTTTTTATTCATACCTATTACCTCTAATATTTCTTTATTCTGAGCTTTACTGGTGTGAGATTTAAGTAACATATATGCTAGACCCATACCAATTAAATAAGCAGAAGCTGTTTTGTAAGGATTACTAGTATTACTTAAATAATTTGCCTCGATAATTGATTTCATTTTTTCAAGAACATTTATATATGTAAAATAAGTATAAAAAAATGGATCTGAACTACATTGTGGACCTATTGTATTATAATAAGAAGTCATCATAGAATAAATTGGTGTTAATGGATGAAATCCAAGTTTAAAATCTAACATAAGATTTTTTCCTGCACTTGTTTTATCTTGTGAACTATATAACCCAGTTGCTAAATTATTTAAATCAACAATTGCTTTATAAGTTTTAGGATTGAAACCTCCACCTCGTTTATGACGTCCTCCAAATGAACTAGAAGTAGATGAAAGTTTATCTCTCAAGGATGCAATAATTGGATTATTTTGTAATTCAGATAATTCCTCTTCACCGCTAGTAATTACATCTGGAATATTTTGTCTAATTTGATGAATAAATTCGCTTATAGCAGGTTCATTATTATTTTTCAATAATACACATGTTAATAATGGCCAAATAATTTGTTTAACACTCATATCACATATAACTGATTCAGCATTTATTCTTGCATTAGGGTTAGGATTATAGAAAGAATCCAAATATCCACCACCAATTTTAACATTAGCACCTTCAGAAATGTCAACGCCTTCAGAAATGTCAACGCCTTCAGAAACATCATTAGTATAATTCGTTTCTTTACCAGGATATCTTAATACGTCTAACTCCATTTTATCGGTTCTTAAAAGAATGTTATCAGTTGATATAGAATAATCAATTAATGATTCTGTTTTTTCAAAAATTGGATTAATATCTTCTGGAGTAGTAGCTTTACTATGTTCAATAAATACAAATGATTCATATATTAAATTAGCAAGTGAATTATAAAAAAGTTCAGTTGAACTTAAACTACCTGTTCTTGAAGAACGAGATGAAGCAGCTGCTTTACTTATAACAATATATTCTTCAAGTTTAGATGTCAATGAAAGTAAAATATTAAGTAATTTTTCTCTACTTGTATCATCCAAATCTTGAATAAATGGCAAAAATATATGAGAATCGGTTGTTCTCTCGCCTTCATGTGATTTGTTATAAAATTTAGATAATCTATCATATTCAAATAATTTATTTTCAGGTTGAGTTTTGATACCTTCTTCAAGAAGTTTTTTAGCACACTTATATACATCTAATTTTGGAACATTACTAATAACCCAAGTATTAAATGCGTTAAAAAAATCACCTTGGGCTGGAATAATTCCAAATCTATCTTGTATTCCCTTAATATTATTTAATGCTTTGCTAAAATTAGCTACTTGTGTTTTAATTTCGTCTGTGTATTCGCCACTAAATATTTTTCTATTTGATTCAATAAATATAATATCTTTTTTAACATCAACAAGATTAACTTTAATAAATTCTAACTCAACAGCCATAGTAAACATTTGTTGAACACTTGAAGTTGTAATTTTTTGAAAATCTACAATAGGATTTTTACCTTTTAAAGTAAAAGCATCAATATCAGCTTTAATTTCGTCACATTTATTATAAAAATTAATAATTTTTCCTTTAGAACGTGCATTTCCATTTAAATAACCATCTCTATCAGTTGTATATTTTTTAGATGTTATTAGTAATCTGGATAACTGTTCAGCTGCTGGATTGCTTGGATCCCATTTGGTTTTAATTCCTTCAAATAATATTTCTTCTATAGGTTTTCCAGAACTTTTAAGTGTTACATCACCTGTATTTTTAAAAACAAAAATACGTCCATAATAATCAAGATAAATTACATTTACACCATTTAAGAGAGCAAAAGAAACCGCTATTCTATCATGTGTTACCAAGTAAACAGGGCATTTTGATAAAAGTTTAGTTGGTCTTCCTCTTGTAGGTAAAATTGGTGTTATTATACGATTTCTCGCATCAATGCAGCATAAGGCTTGAAACCAATCACCGCCTCTTTTTTGTTGAATTTTAGAATTAAAATTAAATTTAGCAGCATCATCGCTTTTAGTTCTAACTGCAACGAGTAATTTTCTTAAATACCCTAAAACAGTTGTAATACTATTTTCACCTTTACTATCTTGAATTGTATCTGTTAATGGTTTACCTGGAATAATATCATATTTAATATTAAGTGTTGTTATTAGTTTTTCTGCTTTTTGTTTTGTAAATATTTGCTTAATTGGCGATAAGGTAAAATCATAATTTGAGAAAAAATTATTAGATGGACTTGGATCAGAATCATCAAATCTAGTATAAGCAGTAGAAACATCATCAGTTTGAACATATGACTGTAATCTAACACCATTATCTTGAATATCAAAAAGACTTCTATTATTAACATTTGGTTTTCCTGCTGGGTCATTAACAACTTCAGGAGTCATTAAATAATGAACTTGAAAATCAGTTTTAGTTCCAGTAGTTAAATCTTCTATAAAATGATGTTGGCTAAAATCAACAATAATTGCTGCTTCATTTTCATCTTCTCCCAATTTTACATTTTCAACAAATTTTTTACCAAAATCACTTTTACATGATATAGCTGTTAAATTTTCTCTCTTAAAGTTTACATTATTACTACAATTAGTTACAAATCTAACAACTTTATATTTAAAAAGAGGCATTCCAGAAACACCAATATCAAATACACTATATCTTCCATTATATTCACTAGTACAGTCAGGAACAGAATCAAGTGCTCTATCTAATTCCTCTTCACGACCATTAATTATAATAGTATTACCTTCTGTATCAGCACTAAGCATAACTGCAGCAAATGCTTCACCCTCGTGATATGATGTTGTAGCAGGAACAGGTATACCTGAATCAAATGCGGCTCTAACATACTGTTCAGTTTTATAAATACTATCCTTAAATACATCTTTTAAGTCATGATGAGCATCAGACCTTGACAATTTAGCAACCTCGTTCTTAAAATTAGGATTTTTTTTATTTTTAGGTGTAAGAATATTTATAAAATTTGAGGTGTCTTTAGTATCTTTTACTATATCCATTGCTGTAAAATCACCTTCAGTTGAAGCGACATTTTTTATTGTCCCAATTGTTGGTGCTAATGAAAAAATAGTTTCAGGATTTTCTATAGAGGATGGACTAACTTTGCGTGCACTTTTAAGAGATTTTGATTTTTGAAAATCAGATGTGATTATATCTTCTATACCAATAGGAGAAGCATTTTCAAAATCCAAATCTGATGCTCTTCTAGTGCCTTTTTTGGGTTTTGAAAATAATGTTTCTATTTCTAATGATTCATCGTTTTTCAGTATTGACATTATATAAATATATATTTATTTTTTTTATAAAATCTAAATATTAATGGTTAAATTATCTTTAATAAAGTATGCCTCTCCGTCTCTATTCCATTCAACTACCATAGTAATTATTTCTACTCCAGATTTAACAGCTTCTGTAAATGCTTCTCTATATTCTGGGTCAATTACTGATGGTTGAAATCTATTAACATCTGTTCGTTGTATTACATAACACATAATACAACGAGTTTTTGACATACGTTTAATTAACGCTAATTCATTAATATGTTTTAATGCACGCGGACTGATAGTGTCAGTGCTTTTTTTTCGGTAACCGTCAGGAAAATATGCAACCTTTGAATTTATATCTCTGTCATCGAAACACAATTTTTTTCTATCTTTCGCAGTTACATCTTCATAATCAGCAAGCGGAACATTTTTAATCTCCATTATAAATGGTAATTCATTTTCATCTATTCCACTAAAATCAAATCTTGAATCAACAAGACCAGGAACATAAATTTTTGTTTCTCTTTTATAAGTTTTTACATTTTGAAGTCTAGATAACAAATTATTTTTAAGAGCTGATTCAGCTAAATCTTCTGCCAATTTAGGATAAATACCAACAATCATTTCTCTTTCTTTCTCTCTAATAATAGAAAGATAGACTCTATATTCACAATGAAGCTTATCTGAATTACTATTATTTTTTGTTTTAGGCACAAGAGACATTAAAACAGATGCACCTACATCTGCTAATCCACAACATCCTAATGATGCAGTGTGTCCTAAAATCATATTACTAGTTGAACATATTTTAATATCTGCAACATAAGGTGTCTTGATATATTTCGAAGGCCTCTTAACAACTTCACCTTCAATTAAATTGTTTAACTTGAGAATTAATGACATTTTATTTGTATACTTTATTTAGTAGACAATTATTAGTTTTCAATTTTAATTTTTTTAAATATAATAATATATTATTATGAACACAGTAGTCAAAAAAGAAGAAAAAAAAGATGCAAAAATTATTTATCCAGACCAATTAAATATTACAATACGAACCACTGTTCCTGGATATCAAAAAATAGAATATAAACCATCGATGACAATCAAAAATACTGATGAAAAAACTGTAAAATTTAATCCTTTAATTAAACTCAATAAATCAAAAATTAATACAATTCCAGAAGAATATAGAATTAAAGAGTTTTTTAATAAAGGATTATTTCAATCATTATTAAATTATAATGGAGAGATACCAGTTAAAAGTTTAGTGCAAGCTACACAATATGGTTATGTTGATAATAATATTAAAGTAACATTAGACACCATATTTCCAGTCGGCTCAGTTATTTATATTGGTAAAAACCCTTACGCTATAGGTGATATTCAATGGACATCTGGCGATTGGAAGATTGAGGTTAAGCAAAAAAAGAAAGAAATTGACCCAATTAAAATCACAGACCCTAAATTATATACACAATTAGTGAAAGAAGAAATTATTAGTGGTGAAGAGCAATTAAACCAAATACCAGCAGTTATTTTAACTGGTGTAAATTATACTGGACCTCCAACGAGACCACCTCAATCAGCGCCACTTGTAGTAACATCACCACCTGCAATAGTAGAACCACCTTCCAATATTCCATTGCTTTTACCACCGCAACAAAATATAGAGGAATTATCTCCAGAAGAAGAAAAATTATATGATTCTTTCAAAAAAGATTTAAAAATTAGTATATTTAATACTTCTTTTTTTAGAAAATATTTTCAAAATAATAAGTATTTTGAGTTAATGAGAATAATATTCAGTTATTTCCCTTCACTTGTTAAAAATAATATACATAATTTTTATTATATTACAACAAATAGTATTCCTAAAAAACCTTCAGATTTATTAAATAAATCATCCTATGATAAACTTTGTGAACAAGTAACTATTTTACAAAGTCCAATGAATGGAGATTGTTTTTTTTATGCTGTTGCTGACGGTATTAATATAAATAATTATGAAAATCAAAATTCAAAGATTGTTTATAATAATTATGGTATTAACAATTTATTTACTATAAAAGTTTTGAGAGAAATTGTTTTTAGATATATAAGACAATTAGATGTTGAAATAGTAAATAATATGTTATTAGTTGCAGAAGTATCTAAAGATTTATTAAATAATAAATTTAAAGAAGCAGTAGAACAAACAGAAAGAGAATTTAACACTGAGCTTACAGATGAACAATATTTAGATATAATAAATAATATATACAATTCTGATATTAACTTTTTAGTAAAAAAACCAGAAAGATTACCACAAGAGAGTGATTTATACTATACACCATTCAAAGTTGTTACTAATTTAGAAATTGAACGATATATTTTGAGCAAAAATTATTGGGCGAATGATATTGCAATTGATGCAATATGTGATATATTAAAGATATGTATAATTCCAATTGAAAAATATGATTATCAAACTACAGTTAGAGTATCAATAAAAACAGTAGATAGATTAAAAGCTTTAATTTCAAATAATAAATTAATAAAAGACGAATGTTCGAAAAAAATAATGTTTCTTTTTTATAAAAAAAATCACTATGAGTTGATAAGATTTAAATATTTTGTAAAACCTATCAGTAAAATAATTGGACAAGGTATTAGAGAACAAAAGCAAGTTCAATATGTTAGTAAATGGTTTACAATATTTAATAATAATAATTTAGCTCCTCCAATTCATATTTTAATGTTAATTTATGGCGTATCATATTCTAGTATAATTGATGTAGAATCGAAAAATGAATTTAGCATTTATTTACCAATAATGAAACAAATAGATATTGCATGTAAAAAAATATTATATTCGTATAAAAAAGATGTTTTTATAGAGTTTTTTAATAATTTATTTCCAAATAGAATACCTATTCAATCAAGAATTATTCAAGAAGACTCAATGCTATATAATTCAAATGAATTGCTTCTAGAAAATGCCGAAGAAGAGGAAGAAAGTATGATTGCAACACGAGAACCTAATTTAAATGATGAAACTGTAGACATGGATGGAGGGCAAAATATATATCCTCCTTCATATAGATATCCAAGACCAGGATATATAACAAAAAAACCAGAAGACAGTGATTCATCAAAAATCGCATATTCGATAACGATTGATATGGAATTACATCCGGGAACATCATTGACACCTCAGCAAATTAGTGAATCAAAATGCAATACAAAATATAATGCAATAAGAAAAGCATTTGCCGAATTTACAGGCAAACCATATATTATATCACCAGTATACAATAAAACCATTAAAAATAAGAATGCATCTAATGTTCCAATACAAACAAAAGAAATAAAAAGATTCGATAACACTAGAAGAAATGATGCACCTGCTGCGTCATTAGGAGGAAAAACAAGAAAACATAAATATTAAATTCCATATCTATTATATGACAGATATAGAACAAAAATTACTGAAAATTTTGCAAGATGTGGCAAAAAAATAATATATATTACACCTTTGCACAATTAAAACGCCGACTTAACAACGAAAAAATATACAAAGATAATAAAAATTTGGTTAGTATTCGTGTTGAAACGGATATGAATTTTTAAGAATTTACTTCTCTATAAAATATTTCTGGTCTTTTCCATGTATTCAATACAGATTTAACTATATTTAACATATTCTGCACAGCATTCTTATCTCTATTATGGAATATTTCGCTTTTATGCTTAATAAAAAATTGATATAAAATAATTTTTATTAATATAAGTAAAATTATAATGACTGAATTATTTATTAAAAAAGCTGAAATCAAACATGGAAAAATATATAATTATTCTAAAAGTGAATACAAAGATGCAAAAACAAAATTATTAATAATATGTAATAAACACAATTTTGAATTTTGGATGACACCAACAAATCATTTATCAGGACAAAAATGTAAAGAATGTTCTATGGAAAATAGAAAAAAATTAAGAAATTATGGTAATGAAGGTTTCAAACAAAAGGCTATTGAAGTTCATGGAAATAAATATGATTACTCAAAAGTTAATTATGTTAATAGTAAAACAATTATTACTATTATATGTAAAGAACATGGAGAATTTACACAAAGACCAGACAAACATTTACAAGGTCATAATTGTATTTTATGTAGTAATAAAATACGAGCAAAAAATAAATCTGATTCAAATGAAATTTTTATTAAAAAGGCAATTGAAATTCATGGTTATAAATATAATTACTCAAAAGTTAATTATGTTAATAGTCAGACAAAAATTATTATAATATGCAGTGAACATGGAGAATTTATACAAATACCAGCTAACCATTTACAAGGAAATGGGTGTAATAGCTGTGGTAATATATTAAGAAAAAATAAACAAATTCTTGGATTAGAAATTTTTATAAATAGATCAAAAATATTATATGAAGATAATTACGATTATTCAAAAACAGATTATATAAATATTGATACAATATGTGTTATAAAATGTAAAAAACATAATTATGAATTTTGGCAAACACCTTATAATCATTTAAATTATATTGGTTGTAAAAAATGTTCGGGACAAAAACATTCATATAAATCTATACAATGGTTAAATTTTATATCAATATTTTACAATATACATATTAAACACGCTGAAAATGCTGGCGAATATAAAATATTAGATACAAAATATAATGCTGATGGTTATTGTGAAAATACCAATACAATATACGAATTTCATGGAGATTTATGGCACGGAAATCCAAAAATATATAATTCAATTGGTATAAATCCAATATCTAAAAAAAATTTTGGTGAATTATATCAAAAAACATTAGAAAGAGAACAATTTATTAGAAATTTAGGTTATAATTTAGTTGTTATGTGGGAATATGATTGGAACAAAATAAATAAATCAATAAAAACATTACAAAGAAAATTTCGTAATTTTAAACTCCATTAATTTCTTGTTGTTCTTTTAATTTTGCTTTACCGTTTAAATGTGCAAAGGTGTAAATAACTTAAAGACATTTAAATCAAAAATTAGTATATATTATTAAACTACTTAAAGAAATATTCGCAAGTATCATCCTGCACTATTGATTCATATTTAAAATTATTATCATCTAGATAATCTTTAACTTCTTCGTCGTATTTGCTGTAAAAACTATCAATATCTCTTGTCAAAACCCATAGAGAAATTCCTGAAGGAACTGATATAATAGTATATTGATATTGCTCATTAATTACTTCACCTAATTTTACTACCCAATAAGGAGAGTCTTTTGGAACACCATCCAAATGAACAGTTAATTTTCCTGGTTCACTTGTATTTGTATAATATCCATAACCCGATATTTGGTCTAATTCATTATTTGAATCTATTTGCGAATTTAACACACTTATATATCCATTTTCCAATAAACCATATTGTGCTGTTATACATTTACCATATCCTTGAAAAATAACATTTGTTGGTGCACCATATATTTGATACCAATTACCCAAGTATTTATCAACACTTAATTCATTTACAGTTTCAGGTGATTTAGAACCACGAAGCGTTTGACAATCACAGAATCGAGAGAACAAAAATAATAAAAATATATTAATAAAGTACATTATATATTAATTATATTGTATTAATTTATTTAATATTGTTTTATAATTAATTACCATTTTGAAATCTCTCAAAATCAAATTTTGAATAAGCTTCTTTTTGGGATTTACGTTGTTTCTCTCTATTGGCTCTATCTAATACTGCTAATGCTGCAGCCAATTCTGGGTCTGTTACATTTCCATCATCGTTTGTATCTATTAATTTATGTAAAACTCTATATTGCTGAGGCACAATACACAATGAACACTCTTCATTAAATAAATAATCAGAGAGAATTGTAAATACTGCAGTTAAACCCAATGCTGTATAAATATCACGAGTACCCATCCATGCCATTGAAAATACTAATAATTGTTTACTTACCGAATATTTCATATATTCCTCGGTTGATTTGCTAAACTGTATTTGAATAAATTTTGAACCAACGTTAAGAAGAATCATTATTACACCAGCAAAAAATTTACTATTATTTAAATACATAATATGTTGATTCATATAAGAAATACCATTAAATAAAGGTGTAAATATTGTTGTTTTTCCACCAGCTTGGAGAGCAGAAGGTTGGTTATTTATATTTATTGGTTGTGGTGGTTGCGTTGTTGTAGACATTATACTAAAATAACATATTATTATTTTTTTTACATTATGCCAAATTTTCTAAAAAGATTTGAAATATTTGTTGATGATTTATCATAAAACCCCTCTACATTTCTTCTTATATTTCTCTCTATTGGTCTATATGACTCTTTAACTATTTTTGGAACAAATGCTTCTTGATAAGTATTTTCTGTTAAGGCACAACAAATTAATATTATGACAAATAATACTATTGATGAATTATATATAAAAGTATTCATATATATAATTCTAATAAATTAAAATGATGCATAAGAATCTGAGAAAACAGATTTATCAGTTGGGTCTACTTCATTTATTTGTTCTCTCGATTTATTGAAAACTGGAACTGTACTTGATTGTTTGCCTCTTAATATATTTAACTCTCTGTCAGAAATACAAAAACCTTCTCTTCCACCAAAACTTTCTTTAGATGATGTAGCGGTAGTTTGTGAAGAATTTCCATCGGTATTTAATACAGGCATTTTTTTCTTTAATATATCTTCTTTAGCTTTATCTTGGGTTAATTTATCTTGGGTTAATTTATCTTGGGTTAATTTATCTTGGGTTAATTTATCTTTCATAATTGTAGAATTACCGGAACCATCAAAACCTTCATAAAAATTATAACTTTGAACAACACTTATATCATTCTGGTTAAATGCAATTATAACGAATAAAACAGCTAATAAACCTAATATTTTATTTGTGTATGCTATAAGAATTATTAATGCTAAAAGTATTATTCTACCTGAAGGTGTATCTGTTAAAAAATCAAAAAATCTGGATTGAGACAATAATATCACTAAAATGAGAGTGATACCTATTCCCATATTATTTTTACTAACAAGCTTAATATCCATTATATAAATTATATGATATAATTTTTTCAAAATTTATTATTTCAGTCTGTTTAACAAATTATTATCTAAATTTTTAATAAGAGAATGTCTTTAGCAATGTTCGCAGCTCCAATTGATGATAATGCAAATATAACATTACCAAATAATTCAGATAATTCAGATAATATTCTTAATCAAAAACGTCATAAAAGGACTCAAAGAAAGTATCCTAAAATTGAAAACTTTGATAATAATAAAGTTAATTCTATTTTAAAAGAAATTCATAATACTACGGATGACGATGATGATGATAGAGATGCATTTAATCCTCCACCTAAACCAGAATCTATGGGAGCATTAAAAACTACACCACCTAAAGAAAGTTTTGTAAGTCCTTTAGGTAGAAATGTTGGTAGAGCTCCTAGTCCTAATTATGAAGGTGGTGATGATTTAGACCTTAATGATTACAGCAATTATGGTGACAATAAAACTATTGAAGAATATTATAAGTCTGTATTACCTGATTATAAACCACAAAGAAATTATGTTAATAGACCTTATTATCCTGCACAAAATTCAGAAACAAATAATTCTTATCAATCACAATCACCAGATGTATTGATGCAAAAACTTAATTATGTTATCTCTCTATTAGAAGACCAACAAGATGAAAAAACGAATCATGTAACCGAAGAAGTTATATTATATTCTTTTTTAGGAATATTTATAATCTTTATTGCTGATACATTTGTAAAAGCTGGAAAATACACTCGTTAATTACTTATACAAATTATAATTTACTTAAATAAATTATTTAGATAAACCATTTAAACCAATCTCACTATACTAATGTATCATAATGGTAAAATATATCATAATCCACAATAAGCATGAAGGTTGTTATGACTTTCAATGTTATCAAGATGAAGTTGCAAGAATTAGATTAACATCTATTACTATTAATCCACCCAAAATTTTTATGTTTAGTTCACGAGAGGAAGCTCAAGATTTCTTTGAAGAATATATTAATGATATTGATTGTATTGACATTAGATGTAAACGCGGAGATGAAGTTGAACATATTGATTATTGCACATGTGGTGTTATCGAATTAGATGATAAAGGTGAGCCTATTTTGTTTTATAATAAAAAAAATCAAATATTTTTAATGGAACATGGTCCAGAGGTTTTCTTACCTAATCAAGAGCTTAAGAATGATATTAGAAATCTAAATTTAACTAATCGTCTCATTAGAAAATGCAAGAATTTAGGACGTGAACAAAGAAAGAGATACATTGATTTGGGTAAATATTGTGAAGAATGTAATGCAGAAGACCTAACGGATAGTGATGAGGAAAAGGAGAAGAAAGAAGAGAATATTGTTATCAAAGAAAAAGCTGAACCAACTCCTGTTCTTGCACAAGTGTGTGTTCCTTGTGAATCAACAAAAGCTCCAGAGCCTCCTCCTGCTCCAGAAAAGAAAAAACGTGTAACAAAAAAAGTTGAATCTACTGAAAAAACTGAAAAAACTGAAAATACAGAAGAGAAGAAAAAGAGAGCACCTAGAAAACCTAAGGAAAATAAATAATTAATTAATTATTAGAACTTTTTCCGATTTGAATGTTGGATATGCAAAATTATAAAAAAAATATGCAGTTGGGCTCATTATTAACGGTTTTGTTTTTAGCATAATATTATTAATAACTATATTATTATGTGATATATTTTCTAAGGCTGCAAATCCAAAAAAATTTTCAGCAGCTATTTTCCAAAAACTTATTTTAAATCCTTGAATAAATATATCTTCTTCACAATCACATATTGAACCGAAAAAACTTAATGCTTCCAAACCTTTTTCTACTTGGGTGCAAGATTTTCTATAAAAATAACAACATATAATTTTTTCATCACATAAAATAGCATAAACAAAAATATTCTTTGTTTTTATTAACTCTAATATGTTTGACATATCTGCATTGATTACAATATCAAAACTATTTTTATTCATAATAATAAAATCATGTACAAATCTAAAATTTGTTCCATTTATTTCTAATAACTTATATTGTCCTGATAGTTCTTGAGGCTTTGTCCACTTGTCAACAGGAAATCCATATGTCGAATAAACACATAACGGCACTATTCCAGTTAATTCATCTTCTCTCTTAAATAATGAAACAACAATGTTTTTATTTATATGTCTTTGATTATAATGATGAGTTTGAATCAATTGTGGTGCAATACCTTTTTTTCTATTAAATTTATCTACACATAAATAATCTACATAATATACTCTAAATTTACTATTATTACTTTTAATATCATTATTAATTGTTACATTTAATGGTCTAGAAGTCATTGCTCCAATTATTTGTCGGTCTGTTATTGTAGTGCCTTTTTTTAAGTTCATCATATGATTATCTTTATAGAAGAAAGAAACAAATGATTTATCATAATGACCAACAAAATATGGCATTATGTTTTCTGATTGTGGAGAGAAAATATTATCTTTATTTTGCAAATAATTCATTTTAATTAAATTAATAAACCTTGTTTTTTGAATTGATGTCAGCTCTGATAAAACTATTGTATCTATCTCTTTAAAGTTTGTATATTTATTTTTTTCAGGGAGATAATCTTGAATAATTCCCGGAGGTTTTAACATATAACCAAAATCATATATATGAAAAACAGGTTGTAATACCCAAAACCCATATTTTACACGAATATAAATATAAATTAAAAATATAATAAGTAATCCAAAACATAATATATAAGATAAATATTCAAACATCTTAAACTTATCATATAAAATTTTAAATATGTGAAAACGAGAGAAAATTAAATTCTTTTGAAATAATCAGTAATCTTATTTTTTTACAACTATTATATCTAAATCTATTTGAATAGCATTTGATTTATTATAAAATTCACCAACAGTTACACTTTTATTTTCTAAATCATTATAATGTTTGAAAAATATTTAACTCTAATCATTGTATGATTTAGAAAAGAAAAAGATATAATCTTTAATTTGGTTTTACAAATACATATAAGTATTGGTATTCATAAGCACATTTAACCATATCAACCTTTGCATGAAGTATAAATCCTGCTTCCTGAGCCATATTTACAATAGTAGGTAAGTCTTCCATATATAATCTTTGTTCTTGTTTTCGAACCCTACCATCATTGAATTTAAATTTTTCATTAAAAACAGCTATATCATTTTCATCTAGTTTGAAATTTGAATCATAAATAAAATCATTGAATGTAATTTTAGTTGAAGTAATTCTCTCTTTGGCATATTTTTGTGGAGAGACAATGTATAATGGATTTCCAGGGGGTAATATTGGGTCAAACTTATATTTATCGACTAAATGGACAATTAAATAACCACCAGGCATTAACCAATTCATACAATTATAGAAAAATTTCATTTTATCTTTCATATAGTAAAGTGTAAAATAAAGACACAAAATATGTGTTAATGAATTATCTTTAAATAGATGACCATCTAATCCATCACCAACTTTAAACTGATGGGCTAAATAAGGATTATCTTCTTTTGCTTTTTCAATCATTGAAGGAGATATATCAATACCAATAACTTCTAAATTTTTTGAACTTAAATTAGCAACATGATGTCCTGTACCGCAACCAATATCAGCAATAATACTTTTTTCACTTGGCATTGTGCTGCTAATAATTATACCAACTTCATAATCATTTTTAAGAGCATTGAATACTAAATAATCATATACACCTGCATAAAAATCATCATATACAGCTGTTCCTTCTTTAAATAAAAATTGATTATTAATTTGATTTATAGCAAATGATTCTCTTGTTGATTTTATTGTTCTAAAAAAAACTACTACAACCAATAATAATGCAATAAATAAGAGTATTTTTCCAAAATTTGATAATTTATTATAACAATTTGTCAAAGATTTAACTATTTTCATCTATATGTATTGTTGTTATTTTTTTTGTATAAAAATTAATTATATGGAAGTTTCAGAAATTAATGATATAAGAGGAGAAAGAGAATTTAAAGGATTTTCATTTTCAAAGTTTAAGAAAGCTGAGGTTAAAAAAGAATTGCTAAATAGTTTAATACAATCAAAAATAGAACCAGCTTGTTATTGGAGTGCGGAATTGATATGTGCTGGTCATTATAGTGATTTATGGGAAGTGATATTATTGTTCTTTAGCAAATTTATTCATCTAGGAAATTCAAATATTGGAATTTATCTTGAAATGAGAATTAATGATTTTAAGTCAATTTTAAGTAATGGATATTCCGATAATGTATTAAGATTAAGAAATAATGATAAAATAAGAAAACTTTTTTGTGAATTAATGTGTGTTTTATGTGATGCAAAACGTCGTCATAGTTTTGACAATGTTAAAATAAAACCAGATGATATGAATATGATTATAATTAAAGACAAATTTAAGGCGCCAACTGCTGATTATGGTGAAGAGGTTTTGATGGTTGAAGACCCAAAAGAGTTATTCCCATTTGTTAATGAATTAGCTTATAGTGTAACGGTATCAGGAAATAACCAAATGAGTGCATGTTATTGGATTGAATGGATAATTGAGTATGAAAATAGGTGTAAAGCTTTAAAGGAAAAAGTATTTTGTGAAAGACGCACCTTTGCGAAAGTTGATTCAAAATGTCAGAAGGATATCGTTTGGATTATTTGGGACATATTTTTAAAGGAAGCATCAAAGAGGTCTAAAATAACACAAAAACTTATGGATGCTCTTATGTCTTTATTCTGTTTAAAATATGTTACTGGTTGTCATAAGAAGCGTAAAAATTTAATGTATTTAGCAATTTCAATTTTATGCGAAAAATTTACACCAGAAAAAGAGATAATACGACATTCACAATTGGTATTAGTAACTGCAATAAAACAAAAAATAGATGCAGTCTATGCACAAATTAAGAAAAATGAAGAGTCGACTGGTACAGATTATTTATTTCATGGAATGAAGTCGTCAAATTTAGAAAGCACAATTCAAAAGCTAGATGCAATGAATTCGTTTGGAGATAGTTTTGTGCCTCGGCTTTAAATTGTTTTTTATATATATTTCTAACCTACTTAAAGACTGCGACACTACATGATGAAGGGAAATTATTAGATTTCTGAAAAATAGGCCTATTTTTCTTCCCTACACCTGAAGAGAAAATTAAAGGATTCGAAAAGTGAAAAGTATTTTAACTTTCTCAAAATGGACAAAAATAAATGTCCAAAATCGATATGCCGAAAACGTCCTTACTGACTGAATTTTTTTATTACGATAATCAAAATTTATCGTAACAAATTAAACCAAATATTTTTATTTTGTGATTGTAAAAAAATTATATTTTTTGGGAAAAGTATTTAGAAACTTTTTATATTGACAATATATATCAACATGTTGAAGAAATTATGTTCCGAAAGTTCCGATAAATTTGACTGTAAATTATGCGACTATTCAACGTCACGAAGTAGTCAATATCAAAGACATATTGAAACTGATAAACATAAATATAATGTAAAATCAACATTTTGTCAACAATCGTCAACGGATTTCAACGATTTAGGTTCAAAATGTGTGTGCGAATGTGGCAAAATTTATAAAGAACGAAGTGGATTATGGAGACATAAAAAGGTTTGTAACTTTTATGAAAAAAATCACAATAATGCCACCATTATAGAAAAAACTGACGATAAAAATGATAAGTTAATTGAATACCTTATGAAAGAAAATAAGGAAATCAAAGAAATGATTTTAGAGATTGTCAAAAATGGTATAACAAATACAAATACAAATACGAATACAAATTCAAATAATACTCACACTAATTCTCATAACAAAGCTTTTAATCTAAACTTTTTTTTAAACGAGACTTGTAAAAATGCTATGAATATTACTGATTTTGTAGATTCTATAAAATTACAACTTAGCGATTTGATGGAAATAGGCGAGCTTGGATATGTAGAAGGGATTTCTAAAATTATTGTGAAAAACTTAAATAACTTAGATGAAACAATTAGACCAGTTCATTGCACAGACAAGAAAAGAGAAACTATGTATATCAAAGACGAAGGAGAATGGAATAAAGAAGATGAAAAGAAAACTAAATTAAAAAAAGTTATAACAAGAGTAGCTAATAAAAATATAAGGTTATTGCCAGCATTTCGAGAGAAATATCCTGACTATGGAAATTCTTCTTCTAAAACATCTGATATATATCATAAAATGATTGTCGAAGCTATGGAAACAGACGATGATAAAAAAGAAAAAATAATCAAGAATATTTCTAAGGTTACATCAATTCAAGATAAATAAAGTGACTTTTTTCTTTAAGTATGTTTTTCAATTTATTATATAAAATTAGATATTTTTGAAAAGTGAAAAGTATTTTGATTTTCTTAAAATGGACAAAAATAAATGTCCAAAATTGACTTGCCGAAAACGTCCTTACTGACTGAATTTTTTTATTACGATAATGAAAATTTATCGTAACAAATTAAACCAAACATTTTTATTTTGTGATTGTAATTTTTTTTTTGGAAAATTTTTAATATTTTCATTAAAAGATATTATAAGATTAATATTTAGAAAACATCTTATAATATAATATAAAATAAGATGCCGAAAAAAGACGTTGATTATTCTAATACTATTATATATAAAATTTGTTGTAAAGATGAAAGCATAACAGATGTGTATGTTGGACATACTACTAATTTT